GGATCTATAGACTTTATAATATATGAAAAAGCTGTAGATAAGTATACTATCTATGATATAAAGACATCAACTAAAGGATGGTCTGATTATGAAAAGAAAGACCAGACTAAGATCAATCAGATACTTCTATATAAAAGGTTTTATTCCAAGGCAATGAATGTGCCAGAAGAAAAGATCGATGTTAAATTCTTTATAGTAAAAAGAAAAGTATTTGTTAATCCCGACTATCCAACATATAGAGTTCAAGAGTTTATACCAGCTAATGGAAAGAAAAAAGTGCAAGATGCATTTGAAGACTTCTCTAAATTTATAAGGGAATGTTTTAATCCTAATGCTAAACATAATAAGGAAAGATCATACTCAAAGAATATTAGTAGTTGTAAGTTCTGTCCTTATACAAATAAGCCTGACTTGTGCAATAAAACTCCATAAAAATATTTTTTTATTTACATATTTATTTGTATATTCTAGTATATTTATTATAAAAGAATATATGGTAAGTAAATCAAAAAGAGTTATAACGTCAGTAAAAATACCTGAAACTCTATACGAAGACTTTAAAGTAACATCTGTTAAAACCAAAATAAATTTACAAGATATAGTTGAAAGGGCTATGTTTATGTATCTTACAGATTCAGAATTTAGACAAAGTATTCACGAACAATATAATACACATTACACAGGATCAACTTTAATTGAAGCAATAAAATAAGTTACACATGATAAATGGTTATATCCCTCAATCAGAAAGAAAAAAGATTCTTTTTCTTTGTGATGATATTAGAATGACAAGCGGTATTTCTACAATGGCTAGAGAAATAGTTGTAGGAAGTTCACATGTATTTAATTGGGTAAATGTAGGTGGTGCAATTAATCATCCTGATCAAGGTAAGAAGTTAGATATATCAGCAGATACCAATAAACTTATGGGTATAAATGACTCATCAGTTTTTATCTATCCTACTAATGGATATGGAAGTCCTGAATTGATTAGGCAGTTAATAGAAGTAGAAAATCCTGATGCTATTATGTTCTTTACAGATCCTAGATACTGGGTTTGGTTATTTCAAATGGAAAGTGAAATTAGAAAAAAGATTCCTATGGTATACTTAAATATCTGGGATGATCTTCCTGCTCCATTGTATAATAAATCGTTCTATGATTCTTGTGATACATTAATGGCTATTTCTAAACAAACTCTTAATATCAATAAAATGGTTTTAGGAGAAAATGTAAAAGGAAAAATTCTTAAATATGTTCCTCATGGAATTAATGAAAAAATATTCTATCCTATTACTGAATTTATGCAACCTCAAAATGAGGCTCTAGAAAAAAAGAAGAAAGAAATATTTGGTAATTTCAATCCTGAGTTTGTTGTATTCTATAATGCCAGAAATATTAGAAGGAAGTGTACTTCCGATTTGATTGCGTCGTATGCTGTATTCTGTGATAAAATAGGAAAAGAAAAAGCTAGCAAATGCGCATTACTAATGCATACTCAAAGAGCTGATGAAAATGGAACAGACTTAAATGCGGTTGTAGAATTAATCTGTGATCCAGAATATCAAAAAGTATATTTCTCAGATGCAAGAATTAATGCAGAGGAAGTAAATTTACTTTACAATATGTCTGATGTAACTGCATTAGTATCATCTAATGAAGGTTGGGGACTTTCCCTAACAGAATCTATGATGGCAGGCAAAATGATTATTGCCAATGTTACTGGCGGTATGCAAGATCAAATGAGATTTGAAGATGAAAATGGTAAGTGGATTGATTTTGATGATAAATTCTGTTCAAATCATTTTGGTAAATATAAAAAGCATGGAGAGTGGGCATTGCCTGTATTCCCTACTAATATCAGTATCGTAGGATCTATACCGACTCCATACATTTATGATGATAGATGTGATTTTAGAGATGTTGCTAAAGCAATAGAAGAATGCTATAACTTATCACCGGAAGAAAGAAGCCGAAAAGGTATGGCAGCTAGAGAATGGGTATTATCTGATGAGTCTATGATGAGCGCAGCTCACATGTGCGATAATGTTATATCTACTATTAATCAAAGCATTGATACATTCAAACCTAAAAAGCAGTTTGAATTAATTAAGACAGAAAAATTAGAAAGAAAAAAAATTGTACACCCTTTAGTTTATTAATATGAAACAGTTGTGCGTAATTAGTTGTCCTATCGACACATATTCAGGTTATGGTGCTAGATCTAGAGATTTTGTTAAAGCTTTATATGAATTAAAAAAAGATGAGTATGAAATTAAAATCATATCTCAACGTTGGGGAGTTACTCCTTGGGGATATATTAAAGATAATAAAGAAGAATATAGTTGGTTAGAACCTCTAGTACTACAAGTTCCCCAATTACCAAGACAACCTGATGTTTGGATTCAAATTACTGTACCTAATGAATTCCAACCTATTGGAAAATACAATATAGGTTTGACTGCCGGTATTGAAACCACAATTTGTGATCCTAGTTGGATAGAGGGAGTTAATAGAATGAACGTAACTCTAGTATCCTCAGAACATTCTAAAAAAGTATTTCAACAATCTACATTTGAAAAGAGAGATCAACAAAATCAAATTCTTGGAGTAGTTAAACTTGAAAAGCCTGTTGAAGTTTTATTTGAAGGAATAGATTTAAATAAGTACTTTCATATTGAAGATGAAGATCTTGAAGAAACAGATGTAGTACTTGAACTAGATGAGATTAAAGAAGAGTTTTGTTTTCTATATGTAGGACATTGGCTTCAAGGAGAATTAGGTGAAGATAGAAAGAATACTAGCTTGATGTTAAAAACATTCTTTGAAACATTTAAAGATAAGAAAAATAAGCCAGCATTAATAATGAAAACATCTGGAGCTGGATCTAGCGTAATGGACCGTGATGATATGCTTAAAAAAATTGATTCTATTAGAAGTATGGTTGATGGGGATTTACCTAGTGTTTATTTACTTCATGGTGAATTAGATGACAGAGACATTAATAATCTTTACAATCATCCTAAAGTTAAAGCGATGTTCAACCTAACTAAAGGTGAAGGATTTGGTAGGCCATTATTAGAGTTTACACTTAGTAAAAAACCAATCATAGTATCTGGTTGGTCTGGACATGTAGATTTTCTTGATCAAGAGTTCTGTTGTTTAGTTGGTGGAGAGTTAAAGAACGTTCATCCATCGGCACAAGTACAAAATATGATATTAGCAGAATCTATGTGGTTTAGTCCTGATATCAATCAAGCAAGTACATATTTAAAAAAGGTATATGAAAAGTATTCTAACTATGAAGAGACTGCAAAAAGACAATCTCACATATCAAGAACTAAATTTTGTTTTGATGAAATGAAAAATTTACTTGCTACTTACTTAGATAGAATTCCAAAACAAACTCCTATTCAACTTCCTCAATTAAAGAAGATAGAACTTCCTAAACTCAAAAAAGTAGACTAATGACATCAAGTGAATTTATAGTATGGCTTAAAGGTTTTACAGAAGCGTGTAATGATTTTACTCCTACACCAAAACAATGGGATCGTATTAAAGAAGTATTGAATGAAGTACAAGATTATAATGACAATCCAGGTATAGATGTAGAAATAGACGATTGGTATAATAAACCAGGTACTAATCTTTTTACGCCTAATGGAACACCGCCAAGTTGGTTAATATCAGGTAGTACTGGAGTTTTAAATACTGGGATTAGTAATTCAACAGCAACTAATTTACCTAACAACACTAATGTAACTTATACTACTAAACATCAACTCAATGACTGATAATTTAATAACTTGCCCAAAATGTAAAGCTCCTGAATCTTGTTACACCCAGCCTGTAAATGAATTTCACAAAGCTTACGTTTGTCTATCTTGTGGTTTTCAAACAAATGATTTAATGCGTGAAAGTGAATTTAACTTTGAAGAATACGAGAATGAGCTTCCTGAACTTTACAGAGATATTAAACAAACTGATGAAGAAGGTAGAGTTTGGTATCCTAATGTAATTAACATAGAAGGTAAAGGAACTGTATTTGCTAACGGTGCTTCAAAAGATGAATGGGAGTGGAGTTCTATAAAAAGTATAAAGCTTACTAAAGAAGATAAAGAACTTCCTAAATTTAAAGGAAAGAAGTATAAGTCAGATTCTAAGACACTAAAAAGTTTTGGTAAAGATTATTTTGAAGCCTGTGATTATATTGGCTTCTTTGATGTAAAATAAATGTTATGCCATCAATTAGTTATGCTATAACCGCATGTAACGAGCATAGAGAACTATCCTTGCTATTAGAAGTTCTACGTAATAATATACGTCAAGAAGATGAAATCGTGATCCAATTAGACTCTAATGCGACTCAAAAAGTTAGGACCATTGCCAAAAACTATATAGAGTTCCCTCTTAATAAAGACTTCGCGTCATTTAAAAATAACCTTAGTAAGCATTGTACTAAAGACTATATCTTTCAAATAGATGCAGATGAATATCCCCATCCATATTTAATTGCTAACTTGGCAGATATATTAGAATACAATCAAACAATTGATGTATTTTTAGTACCTAGGATAAATACGGTATCAGAATTAACTGAGCAGCATATTCAAAAATGGGGATGGAAAGTTGATGATAAAGGTTGGGTTAATTTCCCAGATTATCAATGGAGGATATGGAGGAATAAGAATAATATCAAGTGGATAAATAAAGTACATGAAAGACTAGATGGTTTTCAAGAGTATTCAGTACTACCACAATCAGAAGAATATTGTTTATTTCATCCTAAAGATATATTAAGACAAGAAAAACAAAACGCTTTATACGAAACAATATAGTTATGAAAGAGATATTAGAGCTAGTAGAAAAGTATATTAAAGAAAAACATGCAGAGAAGAAATGGGAAGCAGGAAAAGATTGGGTTCAATACGCAGGACCTTATTTTGATTCTAAAGAATATGTAGCCGCTGTTAAAAGTTTATTGACTGAGTGGTTGGTATTAGGAGCTGATGCAAATAAGTTTGAGACAAAGTTTCCTAAAAAGTTTGGTAAACAATATGGACTATTAGCTAATTCAGGATCTAGTGCAAACTTATTAATGATGTTAGCTATGACTTCTAAAAGAGGCCGTAACTTACCTAAAGGCACAAAAGTAATTACTCCTATTGCTGGTTTTCCTACTACTATTAATCCTATACTACAAGTAGGATTTACACCTATCTTTGTTGACATCGAACTACAAACTCTTAATCTAGATCTTGATCAAGTAGAACAAGCATGTATAAATAATCCTGACGCAAAGATTATTACATTTGCACACGTGCTTGGCAACCCTCCTAATATGAATAGATTGATGGAGATTGTTGAGAAGTATAAACTAATCTTATTAGAAGACTGCTGTGATGCATTAGGATCATACTACGAAGGTAAGCCTTTAGGATCCTTTGGTGAATTAGCAAGTTGTTCATTCTATCCAGCACATCATATGACAATGGCTGAAGGCGGATTTGTTGCATGTAAAGATGAGAACACTGAAAGGATTATACGTAGCTTTAGAGAATGGGGACGTGGTTGTTATTGTATAGGTAAACAAAACCTATTAGAGAAGGGATCTTGCGGTTGTCGCTTCAATACATGGCTACTATCGCTACCAAATGATTTGTTTGATCACAAATATGTTTATGAAGAGATAGGTTATAATTTAAAACCTATTGAGCTTCAGGCATCAATTGGATTAGTACAAATGGAAAAGTTAGAAGAGATAGGAATTAAAAGAAGAGAAAACTATAAGAATCTATTTAATGCCTTTAAAAAGTATGAGCAGTATTTCCATTTACATGAAGCACAACAAGGAGCTGATGTAGATTGGTTTGCATTCCCAGTAACATTAAAGGACAATATACCATTTAAAAGATCTGATATTTGTCAATTTTTTGAAGCAAATAAAGTTCAAACAAGACCTTACTTTGCTGGCAATATTATGTTACAACCAGCTTATGAAGGACTTATGGATCCAAAAGAAGTTGTTGAGAAGTTTCCTATTGCAAGAAAGGTTACTACTGATACATTCTTTTTAGGAACATCTCCAGTAATCAATAAAGAAAAAACTGATTATATAGAAACTATCCTTGATAAATTTATTAATCAATTATGAGTAATAAAAAAGCATTAATTACCGGTATTAATGGACAAGATGGTGCATATCTAACAGAATTTCTTTTAGAAAAAGGATATGATGTATATGGAATATTAAAACGTAATTCTGTTTCTGAAAACCAAACATCAAGACTTAATACAATATATTCTAAAATAAAAAATAATCTAGAATATGCAGATATGACTGACATATCATCTCTGTATAGAGTAATGAATAAAATAAATCCAGATGAAATTTATAATTTAGCTGCTCAATCCCATGTAAGAATATCATTTGATCAACCTATTTATACAGCTAACGCTACTGGTATTGGAGTATTAAATTTAATGGAAGTAGTTAAAGAAGTTCTACCTTCTGCTAAAGTATATCAAGCATCATCTTCAGAAATGTTTGGTAATTCTATTGATCAAGATGGTTTTCAAAGAGAATCTACACCAATGCACCCAGTATCTCCTTATGGATGTGCTAAATTATTTGGATACAATATCACTAAAAACTATAGGAAGTCATATAATTTATTTGTATCAAATGGAATTCTATTTAACCACGAATCTCCAAGGCGCGGTACTAATTTTGTTACAAATAAAGTAGTAAAAGAAGCTGTTAGAATATATTATGGACAATCTAATGAATTAAAATTAGGTAATTTAGAAGCAACAAGAGATTGGGGCCATGCAAAAGATTATGTTGAAGCAATGTGGAGAATATTACAACTAGAACAACCAGATGATTTTGTTTGCGCTACAGGAATTTCTCATTCAGTTAAAGATTTGTGTGAATATGTTTTTACTTATTTAGGATTGAACTATCAAGATTATGTAAAAATAGATGAAAAATATTTAAGACCTGAAGAACTTAATGATTTAAAAGGAGATGCTACTAAATTAATTAAATCAACAGGATGGCAATTTAAGTACACTTTTGAAACTATGCTAGATGAAATGATTGAATATTGGAAGTTTGAGCTAAATAAAGTATTCTAATTAAAAAATTAATGACCTATTCAAATATTAGAAAATGAAAATAGCTTTTGTTACAGAACTTCCTTTACATGGTAAGGTACCTGACAACTATCCTAACATGAGAACTGAGTTTGCTTGGATGCATATTCTGAATGCAGATCATTTTAACATAACTAAGTTTCAAGATATAAAAGATTATGATCATGTATTCATTATTTTTCCAAAAGGGGAAGTATATTTAAATGCGGTAGGAGGAAAATTAATAGATAAACAAAATCCAATATCTCCCCTACTAAGAATAGATCTTATAGGTAGATTAAAACAATCAAATAAAAAAGTTCATTTTATACAAGAAGGACCCCATTGGTTATGGAATGATTATGAAATACCAGATCAGATCTACTACTATAATATGATAAGCTCTTGTGATTCTATATTTTGTCATAATTTATCTGATATTAATTATTATAAGGGATTGTTTCCTAATAAAGAAATAAATACTATTCGAACTTTAATGATAAATGATCTTGTTAAAGATATAAATCCAATTAAAGATAATAAAACTATAATTGGTGGAAACTTTGCAAGATGGTATGGAGGTTTTGAAAGTTATATTATAGCAAATAATTTTGATACAGAAATATGGGCTCAAGAATCTCATGCTAAAAGAATTGGGGAAGAGATGGTAGATGGAATAAAACATTTACCAAGATTATTTTGGACTGATTGGATGAAAGCACTATCTAGTTTTAAGTATGCAGTCCATCTTATGCCTACAGTTGCAGCAGGTACTTTTAGTTTAAACTGTGCGTATTTTGGAATTCCTTGTATTGGAAATGCTGAAGTTGATACTCAAAATATATGCCACCCAGATTTATCAGTAGATGTTTCAGATATTAATTATGCTAGACAATTAGCAATATCTTTAAGAGACAATAAAAATTTCTATGATAAGTGTAGTAAGGAAGCTAAACAGAATTATCATGAACACTATTCTTTAGATAAGTGGAAAAGTGATATGAATCAAATATTAAATAAATTATGATAGTTCAAGTATCATTAGTAAGAAATGAACTGCCTTTAATAAAAGAGTTGCTGCCTGTTTGGACTAAATATGCAGATGGATTTGTTTTTTGTCTTGATTCAAATACAGATGAGACTAAAGAATATTTACTTTCTGTAAAGGACAAATACAATATTTTAAGTATAATAGAAAATCAAAATTCAGAAAAATTAAAAGTAGAAACAGATATAAGACAAAGACTTTTTAATGAAGGACTCAAGTATTCAGACAAAATAATCTGTTTAGATGGTGATGAATATTTAGATGGAAATATATCTAAACAAGACTTAGAAAATATTTTAAATGAATCTGATGATTCTACTATGTATCTTCAATGGAAGCAGTATACTTCTGTTAATACAATAAGAGTAGATGGCCCTTGGAAAAATAATTTTAAAGATAGAATTGGCATTTATAGAAAGCAATACAATTTTGAATACGCACAATCCCATTCCCATCATTTACCACAGATCAATATCAAGACCTTAAATCCTGATCATTTGTACATAGTTCATTTAGCGTGGGTTGATAAACTATATGCAGCAATAAAACAGTATTATTGGAAAGTATTTGATTACGTAAACAATAAAGTTTATAATGTAAAAACTGTTGGTAATGAAGCATATGATCAATCTGTAAATAATTTTAATTGGGAAGAAGAGTATACATATAATACACTTAAAATAAATCCTTTTATATTTGAAAAGACATCTACTCATAAAAATTATAGATTGTCTTACATAAAAGAGAATACTAAAAAATATAATATTCCAAATTTAGGAGATTGGAATTTAAATATTGTAGATATAAAAGAAGAAGAATTTAAAAATCCCTATAAGATATCTGTTATAACAGCTATAGGCAATAATGAAATTTACTCAAAGTATTTTTCTAGATACTTAGAAAGCGTCTTAGATCAGCATATGTTTCTACAAACAGAACATATAATAGTTTATTCAGAATGGCATCCTTTTTTTGAACAGTTTAAAAAATATGACAATTTTATTCTTATAAAAGAAGATAAAAGTTTAGGAGTCTACAATGCTTGGAATATAGGTATACAAAATTCAACAACAGAATATGTTACTAATTGGAATGTAGATGATATAAGACATCCAATTAATACAAAAATAAAATATGATCTATTAAGTAGAAATAATATAGATTTAGTATACAATTATTATACAGCAGTAAATGATGATACTATAAACTTTTATAGTGATAATTGGTTAGAAAAAGGATATATTCAATATCCTGATGATTATCATGATAAAGTTTTATCGGCTTGCATGGCAGGACCAGATCCAATGTGGAAAAAAGCTTTACATAATAAAGTAGGATATTTTGATTTTAAAAATTTTAATACTATAGGAGATTGGGAGATGTGGATTAGATTTGCAAAAGCAGAAGCAAAGTTTAAGTTATTACCAGAAGTATTGTGCATTTATTTAGATCATCAAAATACGGTAAGTAAAAAACAGGAAGATAAAGTTCAAGAAGAAAAACAAAGGTTGTTTCAAAAATATTTTTAAAAATGAACATAAAAACTTTAGGTGGAACTTTAAATGATGTATTTGGAAATGCCCGCATAAAAAATGTTCCTGGATCAAATGAACGACTTTCTTTTGTAAAGAATAGTTTTGATCAAATAAAAATGAACTATGATATATTTCCTGCATATGATGGAAAAAAGTTCACAAATCAAAGCCTGATTATAAATCACGGCACATTTAATATAGGATATCCATCATCAGCTGGTTTTGTAGGTAATCAAATATCAACTTTTGTAATATTATTAAATGAAATAAATTATTATAATTCTAATAGTTTTATGATTTTTGATGATGATTGCTATTTTTTAAATTTTGAAAATGAAAATAATTTTAATAGTATAAAAGATAATCTTCCTGATAATTGGGATGTTATAATATTTGGAAATGTAGAACCTGTAATTAGTAGTAGTAAAGATTATACTTATAAAAAAGTTTCTGATTGGAGAGACTGTGCAGGATCCCATGGTATTGCAGTGAATAAAAAAGTTTATTTAGATTGGTTATATATTTTAGATGGAGCACAGTATTGGGGAGATGGAACCATTCATAGATTATTTGAATTAGGACATAACATTTATAAAATTTTTCCTGGTATATGTGCACAAAATAGAAACCTGTTCTCAGATATAAATCAGGGATTTCATAAAGATAAAACTGGATTTAATAAATAATATATCTAAATTTAAAAAAGTAGTGCTAGATGAATAATAAGGCAACTTTAGTTATAGCAGCTTATAAAGAAGATCTTTCGTGGTTAGATAATATAACCAACAAAGATATTGATATAGTAATTATAAATAAAGGAATTCATGAAAGTCATCATAAAGCTAAATGTATAACTATAAAAAATGTAGGAGTTTGTGATAATTCTTTTTGTTATTATATATCTGAATTTTATGATCAATTAAGTGAGTACACTATATTTTCTCAAGGAAATCCTTTTGATCACTATAAAAATATGTTAGAATTTATAAATAATAAATCATATGAAAAAACTTCTTTACCTAAATTAGGAACTTATATAGGATATAAACCTTTAACTGATCATTATATTTATATTCCTCCAAAAGAAGGCACGGATATTTTTGTTGAGGGTATGTTAGATTATAAATTTAATGGTATAAATTTCCCATCTGGAGCTCAATATTGTGTGTGTAAAAAAAATATACAATCTAAACCAAAAAAATTTTGGATGGATTTATTTGAATACCTTGATTGGGAAGGAAATACTTTTATAGCGTACTTTATGGAAAGAACTTGGCTATTATTATATGATGATGACATAAACATAAATAAAGAATATTTAAACTCACCATATTTTTTTAAATATAAAAATAAATTTGATGAATAAAAAAGATATATCTATAGGAATAGTGACATTTAAGCAGAGAGAGGAACTTGTAAAATCTTTAATTTCACAAATAAGATCCCATATAGATCCATCAGTAGATATTATCTTAGCAGTAAATGGAAATAATGAAGAGTTAATGTCTGAAGAATATAGAAAATCAATGCTAGATCTATCAGCTAAATATGAGTCTGTGTATCCTATTATATGTCCTGAATTTAAAAGCTTATGTAAACTATGGAATACAATAGCTATATTTAGTAAAACAGAATACATATTTTATATTTGTGATGATGTAGTATATGAAAATCCTAATTCATTAGATATCATTTTAGAGTATATTAATAAAACCCAATCAGAGTTTTTTACTATTAATAATCAATTTTCTCATTTTGTATTAAGTAAAACTAGATTGCATACATTAGGATATTTTGATGAAAGACTTATAGGATTTGGTGAGGAAGATGGAGATATAGTTCATAGGCATATTGAAATATATGGTAGTAGAATGCCAGACATACAAATACAAGGGCTTTATAATAAAGCATCTTATGAATTGAGAAATGAAAATATAGAAACTCATATAGATAATAAACCAAGATTCAATAGAGAATTCGCAGGTTTAAAATATAAACAAGATCCGTTAGGTATTTATGGAATGTCTCCAGTACCGATTAAAAAAGTACTAGACGATTTTCAACAATATCCTTATGAGATGTTTGTAAAAAGAAATAAACACAATGTAGCTAAATTTGAAAAAGTTATACTAGATGAACAAGATTAATGTATTTGGAGGATCTGGATTTATAGGAAATAGATTTAGTCAAATGTATGATGACCTCTGTATTATTCAAGAGAGAGAAAACTATACACCAAAAACGAATCAGATTTTATATTTTATAAGTACGGTCGATAATTATAACATTCATAAAGATCTCCATTTAGATATTAATACAAATTTAAATGTATTAATGTCCGTACTAGAAAGAATAAATAGAGATGATAAAGATTTAGTATTTAATTTTGTAAGTTCATGGTTTGTATATGGTAAAAATGATATTCTTCCTTTCAATGAAAAATATTCTGTATGTAATCCTACTGGATTTTATTCTATAACTAAAAGAGCTGCGGAGCAAATGTTAATTAGTTTTTGTGAAACTTTTGGAATTAAGTATAGAATATTTAGATTAGCAAATGTATTAGGTGAAGGCGATGGTAAGATATCCAGAAAGAAAAATGCTTTACAACATATGGTTAAATGCTTATGTGAAAATGAAGAAATATTTTTATATGATGGAGGAAATGCTGTTAGAGATTATATATACGTTGATGATGTATGTGATGCTATAATGCATTGTATTAATAAAGCTCCTGTTAATGAAATTATTAACATAGGTAGTGGGAAAAGAACTTTATTGAGAGATCTTATTTATTTAGCACAAGATCTATCTAATTCTAATTCTAAAATTAATATTATACAACCACCACATTTTCATGATGTAGTACAAGTAAAAGATTCATATTTAGATATTACTAAATTAAAATCTTATGGTTTTGAAATAAAATATCCTGTTGAGGAAATTATTAAAAAATTAGTTAAACATTATAAAAAATAAAGATGAAAGTAGTATATGTAACAGGTTGCTTTGGTTTTATAGGGTCTTATGTAACTAGAGCGTGTTTAGAAAAAGGTTGGTATGTAAGAGGTATTGATAAGTGTACTTATGCATCCAATGAAGATCTCCTATTTGAATTCACAAAAAAGTATCCAGATAGATTTTCTTTTGAGAAAATAGATATTAACGACATGAAGTTTCTTTATGAATGTGATTATGTCATAAACACTGCAGCAGAAACCCATGTTGGGAATTCTATAGTAAGTAGCGATGAGTTTATACATTCAAATATAGATGGCGTTCATAATATATTAGAACTAATAAAGAATTATAGATTAGAATCTAATAGAAAACCAATCTTACTCCACTTTTCAACAGACGAAGTTTATGGAGATATAGATGAAGGTGCACATACAGAGGAGGATTTATTAAAACCGTCTAATCCATATTCAGCAACTAAAGCTGCTGGAGATATGTTAGTATTAGCTTGGGCTAGAACATACAATCTTCCATATATAATAGTAAGACCAACCAATAATTATGGAATAGGACAGTATGTAGAGAAGTTGATTCCAAAATCTTGTAAGATGTTGCATTTAGGAAAAAAGATATCTTTGCATAACAATGGAACTCCAATAAGAAATTGGCTTCATGCACAAGACACAGCAAATGCAATTATTACAATCATAGAGTCGGGTGTACAGAATGAAATTTATAATATAGCTGGAGGATTTGAACAATCTAATTATGAAACAGTTAAAAAAATTATCTATAATTATAATAAAGATGCTGATATAGAAAAATATTTAGACCTATCGTATTCTAGAATAGGACAGGATATTAGATACGCATTAAATGATTCTAAATTAAAAAGTCTAGGTTGGAAACCTACTATGAAGTTTGATGAACAAATTTTAAAAATAATTAATTATTATAGAAATAAATTTATATGGTAACTTTAGATGAACTAGCTAATAAACACAATACAGATAAGGGAACTAGATATGAACATAACACGGTTCATGGATATGCTCCAATATATGAAAATTATCTATCTAAATGGAGAGACAAACCTATTAGACTTTTAGAAGTTGGAATTTGCATGGAATATACAAAAGGAGGACAATCAGTAAGAATGTGGCATGAGTACTTTCAAAATGCTTCTATATATACATTTGATATTGTAGATATGAAACATTTAGAAGGAGAGTTAGGAGACAGAGTAAAATTCTATAAAGGAGATCAAAGCAGTAGACCAGATCTTGAAACTATGTATAAAGAATTTGGATCAAAACAATTTGACTTTATATTAGAAGACGGTTCACATATACATAATCACCAAATGATATCCTTAGCCTACTTATTTAAGTATGTTAAATCAGGAGGTTATTATATATTAGAAGATATTACTGAAGAAGGAGTTCATGCTTGCTGCCAAAGAAATGATGAAACTATAAAGATAATTAAAGCTCTTCAAAATAAAGATACAGTATCTTGTGAGTTTATATTTCCTGAAGAACTTGATTATCTAAATAAAAATATAAGTAAAATAGAAATACATCAAGATATTCAAAATGCATATAGAACAGCAATTATACATAAAAAATAAATACATATGATTTTTTTTCAAAAAAACAAAAAAACAGACCTATTTAATCCAGATAAAAATCTTTCTGAATTAGCGAATGAATTTGAAACTGATAAAGGTACAGCAGATAAAATGCAATTGTCATGGGGCAATTGGTCCGCACAATCAGAAAACGAATTTAAGTATTTAGATACCTGGGGATATACCACGGTCTATGAACGCTATATGCAAAAATATAGGAATGAAGAAGTAAGTTTATTGGAAGTTGGAGTTTGCGATCATAGATGTCCTTTTGCATCTCCAAAAATGTGGGCATCTTATTTTAAAAATGCAGATTTGTATGCTGTTGATAATTTTTGGGGAGATAAGTTAGAGAATAGATCTAAAGAAATAGAGTATATAAATAGCGTAGGAGTTAATTTTATATATGCAGATCAGAATAGTAGTAATGACTGGGATGAAATAGAAAAAACCATTCCTAGTAACTCTCTTGATTTTATAATTGAAGACGGAAGTCACTATCCACATCATATGATGTATACGCTATATAGATCTATAAAGTTATTAAAATCAGGCGGAATTTATTTTATGGAAGATATACAAAATCCAAAAACAAGTAAAGGATACTGGGGATACGATAACTCTAATATATTAATAAACATGCTATTTTTTAGTTTAACCAATAAAATTCCCACTGAATATATAGATAAAACTTTACTAGACGAAATAGAATCTAATTTTACAATAAAAGAATTATATTTGGATAAGAATAATTTGAATTATTTAACCGTTTTAGAAAAAAAATAAGTTTATGAATACTAGAGAGTTTAAATGTTCCAAGATATTAACAGATCTTGTAGAGAATGAAGGTTTAATAGGAATCAAAACCAGTTTTGAAGATGAAGGTGCTACCTTTAATGAGACTATTAGATTAAAAGAAGTTTGTAATCAATCTAAAGTAAAATTGAATCTTAAGATAGGCGGTCCTGAAGCTATAAGAGACATGAAAGACTTATCGATTATAGGAGTTAAAGGAGTTGTTGCACCTATGGTAGAATCAGGATTTGCATTAAAGAAGTTTGTAGATTCTATTAATAAAACTCTTCCTCAAGATATTATATCATCATTACAACTTTTTATTAATATAGAAACAAAACAAGCAGTAGAAAATATAGATTCTATTCTATCTATGAAAGAGGCAGATAGCTTGTACGCTATTACAGTAGGTAGAGTTGATTTAGTTTCTTCTATGGGAAAAGATAGATCTTATGTAAATAGTAACGAGGTTTTTGAAATGACAAAAACAGTATTTATGAAAGTAAAAGAAAAAGGATTGAAAGCTTGTTTAGGCGGTGCCGTGTCTACAGAGTCATTAGACTTTCTTAAAAAGTTGAATTCAGAAAGATTATTAGATAAATTTGAAACTAGATATGCAATATTTGATCCAGCAATAACACTTAAAAACCTATCAAGAGCATTATCAAAAGCACAGATGTTTGAATATGAATGGTTAATGGCAAAACATGAATACTATACCATGAATGCTAATTATGATATTAATAGAATTAAAATGATTCAAGATAGAATTAATCAGTCTATAGATTTTAAATAATGAAGGTATTAATAACAGGTTCATCAAAAGGAATAGGAAAACAAATAGTTGATTTATTTAATATTAATGGTCATGATGTATATGGTCCTAATAGAAACGAGATTGATCTCTCTAAAGATTTTAAATTAAATAGAACAGATTTTGATATTGTCATAAATAATGCTGGTATCAATCCTCTAAATACTATTGAGGACATGGATCAAGAATTAGTTATGAAAGTAAATTATTATTCTCCTTTAAAAATAATCCAACAATGTTTACCATATATGGTTAGCCAAAATTTTGGTAGTATAGTAAACATAGGTTCTATATGGTCTAATATATCAAAAGAAAAAAGAGCCGCTTACTCTGCAAGTAAATCAGCTTTAGAATCACTAGCAAGATCAATAACATCGGAATATGGAAAATTTGGTATATTAGCAAATACAGTGTCACCTGGTTTTATTCTAACTGATCTTACAAGACAGAATAATACAGAAGATCAGATAAAAGAATTAGAGAGAAATATACCTTTGAATAAATTAGGGACTGTAAATGATGTGGCTGATTTAATTTACTTCTTAGCTACAAAGAATTCATATATAACAGGACAAAACATAATAATTGATGGAGGTTATTCATGCGTAGCTTAAATATAAAATCTAGATTTGGAGAGTACGATGTTAAGTTTTATGATAAAGTTTCTGATATACAATTATACATACAAGATCAAGTTGTAATTGTAGATGCTAAAGTTTATGAATTATATAAGAACTATCTTCCATCTGACTCTATTTTATTTGATTGTACAGAACAGAATAAAACATTAGACGGATCTACAACTATATTCAGAGAATTAATAAAAAGAAAAGTAAAGTCTAATGGTAAGATTATTGCTATAGGAGGAGGAATACTTCAAGATATAGTTGGATTTGTTTGTTCAACCTATTGTAGAGGAATACTATATGATTTAGTTCCAACCACTCTATTGTCTCAATGTGATAGTTGTATAGGAGGAAAGACTTCTATAAATTTTGAATCAGTAAAGAACATACTAGGAACATTCTATCCTCCTAATTCTATTTTAGTATGTCCTGAGTTTATTAATACTCTTACTAATGAAGATCGTTTAAGTGGAATGGGAGAACTGATCAAGTTCAACATCTTAAAAAATACTACACAGAATATAGAGAACAATACTAATCTAATTGATTTAATATATGATGGACTTTCATATAAGGCATCAATCATACAAATAGATGAATTTGATAAAAAGGAAAGGAAGTTTTTAAACTTTGGTCATACATTTGGTCATGCTTTAGAGTCTACTTCTAATTATAATATTCCTCATGGAACAGCAGTCCTATTCGGTATATTAATAGCAAATAAAGTATCTAATTTTTTAGGACTCTTAAGTTTAAATAAAGAATTAGAATTATTTGATTTAATTTATCCATATATAAAACATCAAAAAATACAAGAAGATTGGTTTAATTTTGATGATCTTATTTCTATTATAAAACACGATAAGAAAAATACAGGTACTATAAATATGGCTCTACTAACAGATGAAGATCCTAAAATAGTTCCTATAGAATTAGAAGAAACATTACAGTTAGCATTAAAAAATATTTATGCGTCTATCAGATTATGTAATAAAATATCTTAAAGATAACTATCAAGTAGATACAATATTCACAGTCTCAGGTGGTGGTTGTATATTCTTAGTAGACTCTTTAACTAATATAGGGGGAGTTAATTATATAGCTACGCATCACGAACAAGCCGCAGCTATTGCAGCAGAAGGATATTCTAGAATGCATAATAAATTAGGAGCTTGTATAGTTACTAGTGGTCCTGGTGGAACTAATGCAATTACTGGAGTATTAGGAGCTTGGGTAGATTCTATTCCTATGATTGTTATTACGGGCCAAGTGAATAAGGAGATGACTACTAATTACAATAATCTATATAACCTAAGACAATTAGGAGATCAAGAGTTTAATATAATTGAAACTGTAAAGCATATGACAAAGTATGCTGTACAAGTCAACGATCCAGAAGATATAAAATACCATTTAGATACCGCATGTAAACTAGCAACCTCACAAAGACCAGGTCCTGTATGGTTAGACATACCTTTAAATGTACAATCAGCAATCATAAATCCAGATAAGTTAGTAGGTAATGATTTAGTAAAAGATACAGAACAAGTTAAGTGTGCTGATAATATATTAGATAGAGTTGCAGAAGAATTAAGCAAGTCTAAAAAACCGCTCTTAATAGTTGGTAATGGTATCAGACTCTCAGGTGGTATAGATCAACTTAAAAAGTTTATTAGCAAAATAAAAATACCTGTCATATCTGCAGTGAATGGAAATGATCTGATCAATGACGATTATGAAGGATACGCTGGTAGGTTTGGAACTCACGCACAAATATGTGCAAACAATCTTATATCTGAAGCAGACCTTGTTTTATCTATAGGTTCTAGATTGTATGTAAGACAGACAGGTTATAACTTTAAAGGGTTTGCAGAGAATGCATGTAAGATATATGTAGATGTAGACATCAATGAATTAAACAAACCAACACTCTATCCAGATATTCCTGTACATTCAGATGCTAAGTTCTTTTTAGAACAAATGATAGATAGAGATATAAACATTATAGATAAAGAATGGTTAAACTATTGTTCTAACAAGTATAAAGAAACACCCACTGTTTTACAAAGGCATAGAGATAAGAAAGACTTTGTTAGTCACTATCATTTTGTAGAAACTTTAGGGCCTTTACTAAAACCGACAGATCATGTAGTTACCAGTGACGGTACAGCAAATGTTGCGACTATGCAAGTATTAAAACTGAAAGGAGATCAGAGACTAATAACAAATACAGGAAATGCTCCTATGGGTTATGGTCTTCCTGCGGCAATTGGTGCGGCATCAACAAAAATACCTGTAGTTTGTATAGAAGGAGATGGAAGTTTACATTTAAATGTACACGAACTACAAACAGTTAAACATTATAATTTACCAATAAAGATAATTCTATTTAATAATGATGGATATACATCTATAAAGATATCACAAAAAGCTTTCTTTAATGGTAAGTTTGTAGCATCAGAAAAGAATAGCGGTGTTTCATTCCCTAATTTTAAAAAGCTTATTAATGCTTATGATCTTAAATATATGTCTATAGAAAATCATAGTTTGATGAAAGATATTTTAAAACAATTTCTTTCTTTGGAAGGTCCTGCAGTATTAGAAGTGTTTACCGATCCTGAAGAATTCCACGAACCTAAAGTTGTTGCTAAGTTAGGATCCGATGGTAAATTTATTCCTGGTAATTTACAAGATATAAAATGGATACAATGAAAATATTAATAACAGGAGCTAATGGATATATAGGAAATTCTTTATATAGATCTTTAAAAGATTTACATGAAGTTTCTACTATAACTAGAGAAAATTGTGATTTAACAGATCAAAATAGTGTTAATTTATATTTTAAAAATAAATGGTTTGATGTAGTTATACACTGTGCAGTATCTGGAGGTAACAGATTAAAACCAGAAAACTCTCAAGTTATAGACTCTAATCTAATGATGTACTATAATTTATTATACAATAAAAAATGTTTTAATAAATTAATACATTTTGGATCAGGAGCTGAATTTCATAGATGGTGGACTCCATATGGTTTAAGTAAAAAATTAATAAGCTCATCAATATCTGGCCAAGATAATTTTTATAACTTAATAATATATGGATTATTTGATGAATTTGAATTAGATAGAAGATTTATTAAGTCTAATTTAAAAAGGTATATAAATAAAGAACCAATGCAAATAGATGATAATAACTATATGGATTTTTTTTATATGCAAGACTTAATACAAGTAGTAAATTATTGCATAGAAAATGAAAGTCCTCCAAAATATATAAATTGCGTTTATAAAGAAAATTTAACCTTAAAAAATATAGCCGATTTTATAAATACCTTAAATGATTATAAAGTAGACATAAAAATAAATGGATCGGAATTTCCAATTGAAGGGTATACTAGTTTTAATAAAGATTTAAAATTACCATTTGTAGGACTTCAACAAGGAATAATAAACACGTATAATAAATTAAAATGGAACCAATAAGTTTTATAACAAACACAGGAGCTAACACTTTAGAATATACTAAATTACTATTAGAATCTTTAAAAATTAATTTAGTTGGTAAAGAACATGAGATTATAGTTTTTATAGATAAAGATAATGATGGAACATATCAATATCTTAAAAGTATTAAAAAAGATTTTTACGATTTAAAAATAGTAACACATAAACTTAAAGGGCCAGTAGGATATCAAAGGAACTCCAATCTTCTTGTTGATATAGCTAAACATAATATAGTTAGTTATCTTCAAAGTGATATGGTTATATCACCAAATTATGATATAGACATACTATCTGAAATAGAAGATGATTGTATAATAAGTTCAACTAGAGTAGAACCACCACTTCATGGTCCATCTAATGTTGTAATAATAAAAGATTTTGGCGTAGATCCTTTACAATTCAATATAGAAGATTGGAATTCATATTCTATTACTGTAAAGGAAAATAAAGTAGCTGAATACTTTTTTGCTCCATATACTTTTTATAAAAAAACATGGCAAAAGATCGGAGGCTATGATACTATATTTAGAAGATCTAGAGAGGATTCAGATTTTGTACAAAGATGTGTTCAATCTGGAATAAAGTTAAAACAAACATTTAAACCAGTTGTTTATCATTTTACTTGTGTAAGTTCTAGAGGAAAAAATTGGTTTGACGAAAACAATAAAGAAGCAAAAGAAAGAGTAGAACTACAAAAGATTGCAGACGGAATAGAGATTAGAAGATTTTTAAAAAAGTGGGGAAATTTTAATCATGGAGAAAGTAAGTTAAAAAAATTAGATATAGATCTTGTAGTAAAAGACAATAAACAATTAAACCCAATGTTCTTAGCGCAATTAGAAGTTTACTGTTCTAGACTGTGGCTGAGATCAGAGGAAGAGGTAAATGCCATGATTCGAACCTTAAGTAATGAACAAGAACCAGCTAATACACTTTTAGGATATACTAATGAAGGTTGGGAACAGGCTAAGCATTTATTTAGAACTACAGATTTTAAGTCAATTTATAAAGTGGGAGAACCTACAGATTATAATATAAAAATAGAAGTAAACTTTACAAACGTAGATCCATCTAAAGACGAATTCTTACAAAATATAACGCGCTTGGGTGACATCCTAGAAGCTTCTGAACCTGGAATATATGAATTAGGATCTGCTAAAATAGAGATCAGAAACATGGTAGATTTAGCCCAGGATCAAATTGTTGTAACTAATCCACCGTTCGACTATTCATTATTGACTATAGAGTAATATTTATATAAAAAACAAATGGCAAAGGCAGTTAATCCATTATTCGATATAACCGTAGCAGGAAAGAAGTACAAACTTAGGTTTGATGTAAATGACAATCCAACTAAACTTGGAGTTAAAATGCAGTTCGTATTAGATCAAGAACTTGAAGATCCTAGAGACAAGCAAATGTTGGCTAATGAAATTAGTGTAGCATTACAGAAAAAGCTTGGAGCTTCTGGGGTTATGATTGATTACGATGATCGCAATCCATATAAAAATGTAATAGGCTTTATTGTACCTTTAAATTCTGTGGCAATGTTATTAATTAAAGCCATGAAAGGAGGAGCTTAAAATAAAACAAATTAGTTATGGTAAGAAGAAGAGTTGTTAGAGCTTTATTTGATAATCCGGAACACATTACCGCAGCAGACGTTTCTCAGTCTGAAATACTTAAATCTTTATTAAAGATACATGTACCTAATTCTATAGAGTACGCTATAACTAATAAGAAGATTTATGCTTGCGTCTTTGAGATAAATGAAACTAATGAATATTTAGAGATCCATAAAAACCATTGGATACAGGCTTTAGAAACCTGTTTACTTTGGTATATTGAAGAAGAGAACTATGAAATGTGCACACACATTAAAAATATAATTCAATCAATTCAAGATAAGAATAAGGCCAGAAAATTTATAACTAAAACTAAAGCCAGTGGAGAATGATTTTAAACAAATTCAATTAGGAATAGATTCTATAATTGGAACTAAGACTATAATAAGAAGAAAGAAGAAGACTGAGACAGATAAGAAGAGAGAGTTATTTTTTAACATGATGAATAATCTAGACGAATTAAATGTTAGACAAAACATTATGTATGCAGATCTTAATTTAGACTTCGCAGATTATGATGAGAAGTTCTTTACAGTTATAGATGCTCTTATCTATATGCATTTTGGTAAACAATGTACAGAAGTAATTAGTTTCTATTTGTATGAAAGAGTGAATAGTGATGGTACATTAAATCCAATAATAATTAATGATAAGAATGAACTCATGCTTGAAACACCTTATGATCTTTGGCATTTAATGTGTAAAATAAATCCTAAATTAGATGCCTAAAGCTTTTTTTACAAAAGAAAACATGTCTAGAGAAGCCAGACCAGATACTTGGTGGAATAAAGGGCTTCAATTAACAGAAGAGCAACTTAGAGAAGCTATGGCAAATAGTCGTAGTAATAAAGAAGCTGCTAGATGGCTTGGCATTACAGATATAACATATAAGAAATATGCTAAGTCTTATATAGATGAAGAAACAGGAAAGACTTTATTTGAAATACACAAGAATATTCCTGGTAGAGGAGTACCTAAAAATCTTGCAGGTTCTAAATGGAAAGTTGACTTAGATGAAATGCTTAAAGAGAGCCAACCTATTAATTCAAAGAGAATAGCGAAGCTCAAAGAAGCTTTAATGAAAGATGGTAGACTTGGATACCAATGTTCATCGTGCAAGTTCTCAGAGAAAAGATTAACAGACATGAAAGTTCCACTCTTACTTAGTTTTAAAAATGGAAAGAAGAGTGATTGGAGACTTGAGAATTTACAATGGCAATGTTATAACTGCTACTTCCTTTATGTAGGAGATCCGTTTACAAGTAAAATGATACAAAGAGTAGAGTCGGTTCCTATTGATAGTCTTGAAATAAAAGAAGAAGTACAAGAGATATATCAACTCGATGACTTCTATTATGAACATCTAAAAAATTTAGGACTAGATAACTCAGGAGATGTATTATTCAAAGACGAAGATCTTATAGACTACAAAGATCAGGATGACGGATCCGAATTTATAGACATCAGAAACTAACCATTTATATATATAGTTTCTTTATATATATAACTTATTGATTTCCAATACTATATAACTTATTGATTTTCAATCGCTTGCATAACTGATTGATTTCCAATCGACAATTTTTAAAAAAAGACTAAAAATATTTTTTTATGTCAAAAATTTGTCGTAATTTTACTATGAAACAAATCAATAATGAATATGGACATCAAGATCTTCGTTTTTAACTACCTTACCCACGAGACAGTCATTGACAATACAATTACAGTTAATGGCGACTTTGCAACTGCCGAGGCTAACCACCAGGTATTTAGAGAAGTTCATCCTGACTGCCAGGTTAACTTTGTTATCGACCAAGATAACTTTATCTTTGCTCCGCCTATTAATCAAGAAAAGGACGAGACCGCTTATAATGAAGGTCGTATGACTTGGAACGAGTATGTGACTAAATGGCACGGAGGCAGTGCATTAGAAAGCGATAGCGATATGCCTGACTATGAAGACATGGCTCACACTGCATTCTATTCTCAAAATCTATAAAATAAAAGTTATGGTACTCACAGTTCCGATTATTACTTATCCAAATTTTCCAAAAGATATTCAAACAATTCATTTAAATTAAGGTTATGACTCAGAAAGAAATTAAAACATTGGCATCAGAGATCGTTGGTGACGGACAACTTCCTAATAAGTTTTTTGTAATGGTAAGTCCTTACATTACAACTATTGACGAATTTGGAGATCATAATTCAGAACTTATTGACGGATATACTGATGAAGATTCTACAATAGAAGTCTTTGACACTTATGAAGAGGCCGAAGAATATTTTAATACAATAGATCTTGATCATCGTTACGGCACAGGACATGTCATGATTGAAGATAGATTGACTGGCCAAATTACAGAGGCATTTTTAGAGTCAGTAGTTGAAGTCAATTATCATTTGCGTGGATATGATATGTCAAAAACATTTGGTTATAAAAAATAATACTATGAATAAATTAAGAATACGGAAAACAATTACGCCTAAGAATTCTTTAGAGTATAATGAATGGCTAAAAGAATTTAATTTTGGAAGTGCTTATGATCTTACTAAAGAGAAAGCTAGGAAGCACTCTTTAAATGATCACTATGACTTTAGTAGATTAATTCCCCAGACTGAAGAGTTTAGTTTTAAAAATATCCTAGAATTGGTTAAATTTAAGTTCCTATGATAATTGTGCACTCTTTTATAGTTCCATTCTTTTGGAAAGATGAGAAAGGTCCATATCTAATAGATGATAATGGAAGAAGAGATTTGCCTCAAGATACTACAAGAGATCAGATCCTATGGTTTAAGAAGCCATACAAAGGTGGAAAAAACCCAGCATTTGAAAGAGACATTGAATGGGATGTGGAAGGTGCAAAAGGTAAGAAGTATCTAGTGACACTAAAAGGAAAAACCTGGGAGTGTAACTGTCACTCATACAAATTTTCTGGAAATAAAAGAAGCTGTAAACATATAGAGGATATAAAGGGTTCATATTTATCATAGGACCTAAAACCTATCTATATGAACAAGAAGGAAAAAGAGTTCGTCAAATACGTAAAGTCTGAATGTAAAAAGTATGGAGTCAAGTGCGACCTCAGAAAAACAAAACATGTCAGACTATCAGGAAATATAAAGTGCTCAGGATACTTTGACGAAGATACGCCAGCTCTTGTTTGTTCAATGAATAGAGAAGATTGGATAGAGATTCTTGCACATGAATTTTCGCATCTCACTCAATGGGTAGAGCAAATAGATATATGGAAGAAGTGCATGGTAAGTATGCCTTTAGTAGATGAGTGGCTTCAAGGTGAAGAGGTTCCTAATATCAAGAAGCATTTAGCAGTATCTAGAGAACTGGAATTAGATAATGAAAAAAGGTCTGTAAGAATTATTAAAAAGTTTAATCTAGATGTAGATATAGATAATTATATAAAGAAAGCAAATGCTTATGTCTATTTCTATAACAGACTACTAGCTACAAGAAAGTGGGCTACTCCAAACAATAGTCCATATAGCAATCAGAGGATCATAGAAAAGATGCCAAGATATTTCAAAGCAGATTATTCAATAACCCCTAAAAGAATAGAAAAAGTATTTATACAAGAAAACTTATAGTTATGGATTCTACAATAAAGCCTACAAAAAAACACGTAAATCAAATACTTGATTGGTGTATAAAGACTTATGGCAAATCTAAATTTAATAGACCATTTCCAGAAATAGAGTATAAGAAACCAGACTATTATACAGAGGGATGTATTGCATATTACGATGAGATTGATGCAGTTATATTTATAGATAAGATTGCTAACGATAATTTAACTGATTTAACAAATAGTATCATTCACGAGTATATACACTATAAACAAAATATGAAACACTACCAGATACTTGCAATGTATCTACCCGATCATAAAAACCCTATGGAGATTGAAGCATCAAAAATTGCTAATAGGGACACAAAAAAGTGTTTAAAATACTTGATGGATACTCTATAGTTTAATCGAGTTATTAATATTTATTGTTATAATAAATAACTACAAAGTATGACCCTACTTCAGATAGCAGAATCAGAACACATAAAAGAGTATTTTTTACAATACGGGGTTTTGGGGATGCTAGCTTTTTTGCTTGGTTATTTTGCTTGGATGCAATATCTAAGACTTGTTAAAAAGAATGATATCCTTGAAGAAAAAGTAGATAGACTTCAAGATGAAATGATGGGACTAATAGCAGAAGAGAGAGATAGATTAGCAGAACTTATTAAAGATAATACCGAAGCATTAAGAGAACTCCAGAAAACAATATTTAAGTATATGTTTAAAAATAGTGACTAGTGGATTATAAGAAATATTCTTTAGGCAAAATGGGAGATAAGTTAGTTAAGGCGATGGAAGCTAAAGAACATTTTAATAAAAAAGAAATTGAAAATAACTACATTAGAAAAGTACAAACACTAAAAGAGATCCTCACTCAAGAATATAAATTTGCAACAGAGAATAAAGTCAAGCATTTAAATTATGCGATTAAATTAGAAGTAGTTGAGAAGCATATTGACTATGTAAAAAAGATTCAAAATAAAAAGTCATTTGATCAATCGGATAAACAGATCATAGACCAACTAATCCTGAAGTATACCTCTCATAACTGATTGATTTTCAATCACTTATAACTTATTGATAATCAACTACTTATAACTGATTGATTTTCAATCGAGAATTTTTAAAAAAGATCAAAATAAATTTTTTTATTTCGACGGAATGTCTTAATTTTACTATATATCAAACAAATAAAGGTTATGAATAAGCAAGTTATCCTCTCGGCTCTAGAAGCACAGCTCAAGACAAAAGAATCAGAAGTTGAAGTCTACGAAAATAATGTAGTCAAGCCAGCGTATGAAGCACAAAATGCCGCTATCTTATCTTGGTTCCAAGAAAACGTATCTAATTTAATCCAAAAAATAGTAGCTACTAGTGACAGGATTGAGATAATGAAATTCGAAGAGCATGCGCGTTGGAATTCATGCACCATTTCTCTAATGCATGACTATAGAAGTGAAAATAGATCTAAGTATGCCGAATTCAGTTGGTATAGTTCTAGAGCTACGGCAAAAGACGGATTTGTTCTAGCCGATGTACAGATATTCGGAGCTGTAGCTGCTAAGTTTCAAGAGATAGAAAGCAAGTTCAAGCATGAGTGGAGTCCAGCATTCTTAGAGATATATCGTGAAGCCAATAAAATGGAAAGAGAGTGCTCAGAGTTGCGTGTTACGATTAGTAATACAAAGAGCGAGATTGCTAATGAAGCAAAGAATCAATATAAAAAAGTTGGCTTCTCATGTGAACTAAACACTAAGAAGTATATCAATAGAAATTATGATACGGGTGAAGTTACTTTGGAAGATGTGAAACACCAAATGAAATTGCAAATAGGTAGAAGCAAATGGGATTATGTATATGTAAGTGCTTTCAAAGTGAAAGAATTAAACAAGTACAAATGTACATTAGAGATTTCTAATGATAGTCATTCACTTAAAGAAATTACAGTAACTACTAAGAGGTTCTATGATTTTGTCGAAGATGTATTTAATTGGCAGAATGGTGGATCTGAAAGTGATAGTAGATATACAACCGATAGATACAATAGGCAATACGCTAAAAAACAAAATGCTGAATAATGAAGTACGTTAAGTATTTAAAAGACGAGTCATTGTTAGCATTAATAGGATTAATTATAATGTTCATTTATATCATATCAAAAAATTAAAGGTTATGGGACTAGACATGTACATGTATAAAAAACTTTATATATCTCAAGGTGATTTTTTTAAAGAAGAGTATAGAGATCAGGTCTCTGTTACTAAAGGCGGCAAAGATCATCCTACAATTAAAAGTAGTCGCGTTAAATATATAATTGAAGAAATAGGATATTGGCGTAAAGCAAATGCTATTCATAAATGGTTCGTAGATAATATTCAAAAAGGACATGATGATTGTGGAGAGTATTTTGTATTTCCAAATAAACTTCAAGAACTTAAAGATCTTTGCCTTCAAGTAATTGAAGACGGTAATAAAGCTCCTGAACTACTTCCTACTACTAGTGGTTGTTTTTTTGGTGGTACTGAATATGATGAATATTATTTTGATGATCTACATGAAACCGTAAAAATAATAGACGAGGCTTTATCAGATCCTGACGGAGATTATTATTATTCATCAAGTTGGTAAAAATAAAAACATGAAGACATTTAAAGACTTAGAATTTATAGAAATGAAAGATCTATTCTATAATGGAGTGCAGTGTAGAATTCAATTTGGCAACGGATACGGAGCCAGCATAGTTAGACACAACTTTAGTTATGGAGGAAAAGAAGGCCTTTATGAGCTTGCTGTATTAGATGAGAATGGAAAGCTACATTACGACAATCCAGTAGCCAATGGAGACGTTAGAGGACATTTAACACCTGATGAAGTTACAGAATTATTAAAACAAATTCAAGAGTTATGAAAAAATATTGTAAAGTGTGTGGAACTGAGATCCACCCAAAACGTGTAGCATTAGGATATTCTACTTCTTGTGTAAAGCATTCAACTGCCGAGAGATACACAGGTATAGTGGCAGCAGGATCTAAAAATGACTTTGAAGTTCATGTTATTAAAGATAGTAAGATTGCCAAAGAACTTGTTAAGATGTCAAATATTTATTAAAAAGAATCAAATGAATTACGTAGATCCAGTTAAGTATAGCAAAGCAATCTTATCATTAATGGAAGATGAATCAATGCCTCAAGAGGAAACTATTCCAGTTAAAGGTAATAGGAGTATGAAAGAAAGAGTATCTAACCTTTCTCCTGATGATAAAAAGAAACTTGAAGAATATATTGCTGCTTATAAAGAGATCAAGAAAGAGATCCATGAATTAATTAACAAAGATGCCATTGCTGAAATTGGTGGTAACAACTCCTCAAACTTGTATTTAAGTACAGAAGAGGAATAAAAAAGAAATAAAATGGTTTTGTTAAATTTAGTTTACGGAGTTCTTTACGGTGTTATAGGACAAGTCTTATCTTTTATTCAATTACAAGGAGGTATCAAGTGGGGTTGGACTGAGAAATATAGTTGGGCTCTTATGCTACTCGGACTTCCTATTAGTTGGGCATTCATGAAGAGTGTTCAAAATTTTATCATAGCATTTAATGGAGAGACTTGGCCTTCAAGACTATTAGGTTTTGGGATTGGAGTCGTAGTCTTTATTGCACTTACTTGGTTTTTGTTTAAAGAAGGTATCTCACTAAAGACTTCAATTTGTTTATTTCTTGCATTAGTTATAATTTTGATACAAATATTGTGGAAATGAAAACTATTGTAATAGGAGACACTCACGGAAGATCTAATTGGAAACTTGCTATTCATCAAGAAAAGCCTGATAGAGTTATATTCATTGGTGATTACTTTGACTCATTTGAACTTAGTGGAATAGAGCAGATTAATAACTTTAAAGAAATCCTCCACTATAAAGAAACAAATCCACAAGTTGAGGTTATAATGTTGATTGGTAATCACGATCATCATTATTTCCCAGAAGTAGGATACACAGGTACATCAGGCTTTCAAACTGGTATCGCGCCTTCTATTATGCAAGTAGTAGATGAGAATAGACATCATTTACAAATGGCTTATGGTTTTGGTGAGTATCTATTCACTCATGCAGGTGTAAGTCCTGTATTTATGGATCAAGTGTTTGGTGAAAATGATTGGAGTAAAGAAAATGTTGTAGTTGATCTAAATGAATTGTTTAAATATAAACCTAGAGCATTTGACTTTAATGGCTTTGATGCTCATGGAGATAATACAACGCAAACACCAATTTGGATTAGGCCTAGATCATTAATGTCTGCAAATAAGAAACATAATAAAGGATTAAAGAAAGACTACATTCAAATTGTAGGCCATACTCAAATGCGTAGATTAAATTTGGACGAAAGCGATAAGTTTACAGGTGGTAGATACTACTTCATAGACACTATGGAAACTTCAGGACAATATCTAATAATCGAAGAAGGTAAGTTAAGTGTAGGATCAGTAAGATAAATTTTATGACTATAAAAGAAAGAGCAGACTTTTTAGTAGAAAGATATGGGGAGAATTGTATTGAGGTTGTTAATAGTTTATTAGAAGACACTATAGAAACAAATCACGTATCTTATTGGAAAGATGTACTTGAAACATGTCAAGAGATTATAACAAATAAAAAACAAGTTAATGCCTAATGTAGTTGATCTAGTAGATCGTATAGAAGAAATGTTTATTGATATGCCTGATAAAAGAAAGAAGGTAGAATATCAAGAGTGGAAAGTAACTATTAATAAATTAATAGAAGAAGTAAACAAACTATCAAAGTTAAAAATGTATTTAACTGTAAAATAAAAAGTTATGGCGTATAGTCGTTTCGGATCCAGTCGTTGGTATACTTATTGGTACGAAGATTATAGATCAGGAATAAAGTTTCCTACTAGAAAAGAAAAAAGGAAACAAATGTTTATGATCCATGACTATCCTACTTATATAATTTCATATGGAGACCTTCAAAATAAAGGTATGGGTAAAATATGGGATGACATAAGGTTATTTTATTGGACAGATACAGAAGAGTTCAAAGCAAAGAAACCTTCTGAAACTGAAATGCAAGAACTAATGGGATATATAAAACAATGGAGACAAGATGTAGATAATTATTTTAAATTACACATCTTTCTAAAATATGAATGGTATTTTCCACTAAGAAATAAGATATTAAGGTTATGGAAAAGATAAAAAAGAAAAAGATAGAAACAGAGATTAAGTATTGGGAAAACTATCAAGCCACAAATTGGTTGGGTAAATGGTATAGACAAATTCAAATAGATAAAAACAAAAAGAAATTAAACACCAATGGAAAAAAATTATAAAGAATTCAACTCAGGACACTATCTAGAATTAGCAGATAGACTAAGCGTTATCATGGGTAATATAGATGAATACTGTTATGATCATCCGGCTTCTAATGATGAGATTAAAAAACTTATAGATGAAGCAATGAAGAATCTTTGGGATGCGTATCAAATAACAGGAGCAAACATATGTGAATACTCAGGACTACGTAATGTAGAAGGATATGAGTAAGCGCGGCCGCGGGTAGGGCACTTTCCGAGAGGGCCTAAAAAATACCATAAATACAAATATGCCAGAATCAATACTAAATAAAACAAAATATGATTGCAGTACTTTTAATAAAGCATGAGGACGGAGAAGCAGAACATCTACAAATATGTTTAGACTCTTTAGAACAACAAACTAATAAGGACTTCAAAGTATACGAAACTACGCCCGACTCTATAGACGTAGCAATACAATCTATATTAAATGATGACTTAAAACAGATTTGCTATTTAGATAGCTTTGACTTTTATCTGCCAGAACATATAGATATAATTCAGAAAGCAATAGCAAGAACCAATACTAGAAACATATACACTATATCTAAAGTAGTTAGGTTTAAAAATTGTGGTGGACCTTGTTGTATTGAAGATGAGTCACCTAAAATTACAGAGAAGATGTATGATCAAAGAGTTGTTGATATTCAAGGTGTAATTAGATCTGCTATTTGTGTGAACTACGATAAAGAAGAATCAAATACAGTAACACAAGTAAATATCATTACAGTAACACATAGACTAAAAGACTAACCTTTCTTTAATAGGGATTTGATATCGCAGTAGCATGAGTTAGCACCATGAGCTACAGCCATTAAGATCCACATTAAAGTCATTTCATTTAGACCTAGTAATGTTTTTACTTTTGTATCTTGTAGAATAGAATCCGGTGAACAGTGAATTGTAGATTGCGTAGGCTCATAAAAGTAAAAAGCTAAAATAAGAAAAGATATGCTTACCCAATATCTTAATAGATAATATTTAAATTTATTTACCATACAAATAAATATTCAATGAAAAGAGAAGCAACAGAGATAATAAAAGCAGTTAGATTTATAATTGAAAACAGATTTGCAGAACCGAGTTGTAAAGAACCAGAACACGTATTACTAGAAAGGTCTAAGATAGTTACTAGGTATATAATAGGTGTAATACTACAAACAGATTTAGATCCAAAGTCTCTACTAGAATTACAAGAAGAGATTGATTCACTAAAAAGTTAGAATTTCTCTGGTCCGGGAAATGTTGTATATTTGATATATATATAAATTGTGTTGATTCGAAAAATTATACTACAATGACAAGGCATGAAATAAAAGCAAACAAAGAAAGAACTCTCCTTAAAGAACTTATTGATAAGATGTTTGAGATAGCAGGCCATGATCTTAAGTTTGAAGATGTAGAAGGTAGACAGGATAATTGGTTCCAACAGTATACCATGACTGAAGAACAGAATAAGGAGTGGAGAGAATGGGGAACTAAGCATATTAAAAAGAAGAAACGTTATTATTCTAAAATAGCTTCTCGTGAAATGGCTTTCCTTGATTTATATTGTGGACTTAAAATAAGTGATAGTAAATATAATAAGTTATGACACAACAAGATATAATGCAAGACGGTACACCTTATCTATTTGCATCTGGACCAGTAGATAATGGATATAAATTACCTATTAATAATCCAAAAAAAGATTGGTTTAAGGTAGAAAATGGTAGATTAAAACATGTGTTTGAGTTACATACTCGAGGTGGTTTTTTATGGAGACTATGGTTTTTGTTGTCTGCTCCAATAATTTGGTTAGTTAAAGGTGAAGTTAAAATTAAATAACCTATGAAAGTAAATAGGCAAGATCTTAAATGGTATATAGATAACGTTAAGTACAACTATCCTAACTCAACTCCTGAAGAGTTTGCTGATCATCTTGCTAATTACATTGAGATGAACCCAGGTTGTATTGATGTAAATGGTAAAGCAAGACGTGGTAGATATTATTATTCAACTGTAGGTTACGGCGTATTTAGTTTATTTGGTGAGAAATACAGAATGGGTAGGATTGAAATATTTGATAAACAAACTGAATCAGGATATCAAGTAGATGAAGGAATCTATAGTCTACCTCATGAAGTTGCAAAACAGTTTGAAGACTTTATTGAATCAATTGAAACAGATCTACCAATTGAAATAAAGATAGGTTCACATGAATGGTGTGAAGAGGAATGTGCTAAGTCACTTGGCTTTACTGATAGTGATCAGATGAGAGAACCTGAGGCATCAGCGGCATACCGTAGAAAAAAGAATGATGAGTACGCTCGTAGTGAAGGATATAAAGATTGGGATGATCTAATGGCTAATTCTAAATGGACAAAGAAAAAAAATGAAAAATAAAATAATAAAGTTTTTTAAGGATATTTTCTTAGGCTTTAAAATAGCAGCAGAACTTAAGAAGAAAAGTCAATGGGGTAAATTCTAAATTATGAAATTAGAAACATTTACTAAGATTGTAGCGACATTAAAGAATCAAAGTGAAGTAACTAATCAACTGTACAAACTTAATATAGATTTAGTTGAGTTTGCAGATCCTTATGAATCAGTAATTACTATACTAATTAAAGAGATTTATGGAGAAGAAGGTTATGACTGGTTCAGTTGGTTTTGTTATGACTGTGATTTTGGTAGCAAATATAGTAAGGATGATCCTGGTGCATGGGATAAAGATGACAGTCCTATTTGCTATGATTTAGAGTCACTTTGGAACCATTTGGAATCAGAATACAAAATATAGGCATAAGTTATTGATTTTCAACCATTTATATAAGTAATTGATAACCAATCAGTTATAACTTATTGATTTCCAATAAAAACTTTTGGAAAAAACTAAAATAAATTTTTTTATGTCAAAAATATGTCTTAATTTTACTATGTATCAAATCAATAATGAATATGCTTAGTAACTACAGGATGAACCTCCCGCAATTGACAGCCGCCCTCAGAAGCAGATGCTTGAACAGGACTGCGGATTATTTTGAATCTTTTAAGAATGACGATACTGTCACTCTAGATGGTCTGTACATAGACAAATCATTTGTTAGGCGTCATATCGGACCTGGCGACTTAATGCTAAACCTTGAATGCGAAGTTACTTCTTACATTTTTGGTGTCCATATCGAAGCCTAATCTTGAATAACAATAAATCAATAATGACTATGACAGAATTTAAATTCACTTTTGAGACAGAACAAGAACAGTTTGACGCAGAATTTACCGGATACATTGAGTCTTACGATTGCGTAAGGGTCGAATTAAGACATCCTAACGGTGGGATACTTGATTATCCTGTCAAGAATCGTGAAGCTCTAAAAAAGAGTATTGAATTTCATGGAGATAGTATTGTCAAGATCTATCAGACAGAACATTCATACGACATCCAAGATTATCTTTAGTAACAATTAAAATTTTATAATATGTGTAAGAATGAATTAGAAAAAATGGTCCGCATGAGCCAAGAAGAATACATGCAACAGAATCCTAATTACGAACCTATGTTCCCTAAAGGATGGGATGATGATAGTAGGTGGCCAGAGTTTAAGTATGACTATGACTCTTTCAGATCCACTCAAATTGCTATCGACCACCATTTAGAAGTCATGGCAGGTTGTTGGGATTAAACAACTAGTCAGGTGGGTGTAATGCGGGATGGTCCCAAGTCTCTTAATGAGTTGCTTATCCGGTTCGAGTCCGGCCCTGACTACAAATAGTTTAGAATTATTCCAAAATTAGTACTAATATTACCAATATAGGAATAAAAATAAACTAGAATATGGTGATACAAATAAATTAAAACAATAAAGGTTATGAATTACAAAATGAAATTGAGCGACTTAAAAGAAATGGACGGACTTTACTACATAGCAGATATTGTAGACGTAGACGGTAGTCCTTGGGTTAGTAAAGAGTTTGCACTACAAACTTTAGACTTAGTGAATGCTGAAATGAATCAGCCGGTATTTGAAGACTTTGGAGAAGATCTATTTGAAGATGAGTTCTAAAAAAAACTTATCTACTCTAAAGATAGATTTTTATAATACAGAAAAACGTCTTAATTTACATATATATTAAAAAACAACAAAAAAACAGTTATGCAAAATTCAAATCGCCCGAGCTCTTACACTAAATTGAGCTACATTCAGAAAGTTAGTCGTGTAAACAGAAAGCTCCGTCTTGGAGATGTAACTAGAGTTGCTGAGACAACCGGTTTTTCTACCACTCATGTGGCTGACGTACTAACAGGTAAGTACTTCAACGATCGTATCGTTAATGAAGCTTACGACATGACACGTGGACGTAAGTCTAATGTGTACAAGCTTTCTAGCTTGGAGGCTTAATAACCTCTATCATTATTGATTATTTCGGCCTGGATATCTATCCGGGCCTCTTTTTTATAACTGGTTGATTATCAATACTTTATAACTGATTGGTTTTTAACCACTTATAACTGATTGGTTTTCAATCGAAAATTTTTAAAAAAGACTAAAATAAATTTTTTTATTTGAGTGAAATGTCTTAATTTTACTATGTAACAAATCAATAATGAATATGAACAAGATTATCAACACCCTCGGACTCGGAACCTGTAACTTTATCAGAGAACAAAAAGGATCTTACAGGATCGTCTACAAATGTCAAGCCGGGTTCATGAGTATTGCGGAAGCAAAATATAACGATGACATGGCTAATAATTTTGGACCTGCTCAACTGTTGTCTAGCTGGAAAAAGGGTTCACTTCAAACTATCCAATTCATGGCAGAAGGCGGACAGCACTGGCTTACTGTATTCGCTAGAAAAGGTAAAAAAGTTGTCGTGATTGATGAGGAGATACTTAAAGATCTTACTGTCGGTACTATCAACTCTTATTGGATTGACACGAATCTATATTCTCAAAAACAGTATGCGTATGTCAATGCTAAGAATTGGGCGTGTAAAGCATTCGTAATGAATGCCGCCTAATTTCCAACCAAAATTAATTAACCAACAAAATTATTATATATGTTTAGAGAAGGAATTTACAGACGTTCAGATCTTATTGTACTTGAATCAATCGAACAGGCTTGGGATGGTGATGAGCTAGTCCTGGACTCAGGAGACGAAAAAGTGTGGTTGACTCACCGTGAGAATCGTGCTTACAATGGAGACTATACACTTGAGACTTTGTGTCCTATCAGTGGAAAGTGGGAGCAAGAATCATTTTCGTTTAAACAATAAAATTAAAATATAAAGTTATGGCAACCCTAATTAAAAAGGCTGAAAAGGCCGTAAGAGAATTTAAGGTCGGAGATGCAATTAAGTGGAGTAGTTATTTCCATGACGGAAGATCTTATGAGACCACATATTATCGTGGTACAGTAACTAAAGTCAATCGAGTTAATCTGATTGCAGAAGACAGTGAAGGTAATACTTGGAAAGTAGAAAAAAAGGAGGTCGTATGAAAATAGAAGTATCAAATGGAGAAATCGCAGACAAGTTCTCTATCCTACTCATTAAGAGATCAAATATCAAAGACGATACCAAGCTAGATAACGTTGAGAAAGAAATAGACTGGATAATTCCTATCTTCTTGAAGGTTGTTAAGAAGAAAGAAGTCTATGATAAGTACCTTGATCTTGCAGTAGTGAACAAGGAACTTTGGGATATAGAAGATGATATCCGAGAATGCGAGAGGCAAAAAGACTTCGGAGATAAGTTTATCCAATTGGCCAGATCTGTGTATATTAAGAATGATCGAAGGGCCGAGATTAAGAAGGAGATAAACCTATTAACCAATTCAGGTATAGTAGAAGAGAAGTCTTATGAATCTTATTAAATAAAAGTTATGACAGCAAAAGAAAAAGCAACCAAATTAATTTCAATGTCTGAGCTAATTGTATTGGCAGAAACAGGACATAAATTAAATGTAAAAGAACGTAAAGGTATTGCCAAAAGACAGGCAATTGAATGTTGTGTCGAAGTATTAGGATATATGGGCACACATAGCGGATATGAATTTTGGACAGAAGTAAAACAAGAAATAGAAAAGTTATAATATGGAAAATTTAGACAAAGCAAAGACTGCATACAATACTCTGTTAAAGAGTGGAATGTTCTATGAGTTCTATCCTCAATTGACAGGTAACTGGGATGAGGACAGGGACTTTTGGTTCGAGGAATATATGGAACAAATGGAAAGAATGAAAAATAGATAAAGATGGATAAAGAAGAACAAAAACAAATTCTAATAGATATGATGAATCAAGATCAGCAAGACGGATTGTATGAAATACATCCAGGATTTTTAAGATATGATGAAGGAGAGTGGATTGTCTATACAGTTTATTATGATGGCTTATGGTCTGACGGTATTCCACTTCATCCGAATGAATGTAGGAGTTGGATGCACCAATATCAAATGGCAGACTTTCCTACTCAAGGTAAGAAGGTAGATTATCAAATAGAATATAGTGACGGAATTGCTTATGCTGTTACAGATATTAAAGAATGCAAGACTACAAGTATAGAATCCAAGTTAGATATGATCTTAGAAGAGATAGGCAAGATCAAATGGATGATAAGAGATTTAGATAGTAAGGTATAAAGATATTTATATAAAAGATCAGGATGAAATTAAGACAATTACTTGAAGAACTTACTCTAGAGTTAAATGTACCACAACCAAAAGATGCTTATAAGTTTGATAAGATAGCATCTAAGAATTTAGGGTACGGAGATTACTATAAGTATGCCTATACTAATATAAACGAAGATCCTATGGAGGTAACAGTATTAGTATCCAAAAAACCAAAGGATCCTGGAATTACACTCTATGTGGCATTTGGTGCAGATACTACTGCTCAAGGAACTAAGAGTGATTTTATTCCTGATCCTGGTGATGAGAATCCGAATGATGAGGATAAATATGATGAAAAGACTGGAGCAGGAGATACGTTGAAAGTTCTGGCTACCGTGGTTCAAGCTGTAAAGAATACTGCCGAAAAGGTTGGAGGTATGGATAAGGTATACGCAATGGCATGGGCACCATCGGATAAGAAGAGAGATACTATATATGACTACTATGTAGAAACTCTATTCCCAACCTTTGAGAAAAATAAGGAAGCATCAAAACATTCCTTCAAGTATTATATCAATAAAGACTTCAAAGGTAAGAAGGTAAATGAGATTGGATTAGAGAAGGAAAAAATAGATTCTTATGTATTTAAGACAGAAGAAGACATGGAGGACTATAGACTTTATTCATTCAAAACACCAAGTGGATTATTATACGCAGTAGAATTAGAAGAGTACGATCCAGTTGAAGGACCGATGGAGGTTAGTAAACTTATACTATATGGTGATGAATTAGATTCAAGTATCCCTGATGATCAAAAAAGAAGATTGGAAAGTACAGTACTTATAGTTACATTTGGAGTGATTGATGAGTCTGATGATACTAATTCAGTAGGATCAAACCAGAATATAGTAACAAATAAAGGAGAGTTATACAGAGTAATGAATACCGTAACAGCTATAGTAAAAGAAGATTTAGCCATTAATCAATATATCAAGTACATAGCATTTAACCCGGCTAAAAGAACTACGACAAATCCTAAGTCTACTAAAGTAAGAGATACAGATCTATCTTCTAATTCAAGAGCAAACCTTTACACTAAGTATATACTAGGAAGACTTCCTAATGCTGAGATAATACCAAATAATATGTTTGACGTACTTGCTAAAGTAAAATAAAACAACCATGGACATAAACAAAAACCAACAGGCCCAAGACATAAACATAGATAATAATCCAGTGAATAAAGATAATAATATAATACCAGAGGATAAAAATACAGATAAGGATATAAAGGAAGAAGAAACAACTCCTACACCTGTAATAACAGAAGAAGAAATAAAACCTATAGAACAGAATAATACTATAGAAGAAATACCTCAACCAACCCCACAACCGGCTGTTAAGAATACCGTAAGATACATAGATAGCGGGTTCACCTTTTAAATACCTAGTGTGTAACTAGAAAGATCTAACGGATATAAAAAATTAATATTGTTAGAAAGTGTTAGTTTGTGTCAATTTGTGTATAAAAGAATAAGGAAAAGAATAGTCTGGATCCGTAGCCATATCACGCCCGCGTCACCTAAGTGATTGATACCCAATAAGTTAGAAAGGATATTTACGTATATAAGAGATTGATTACCAACGACTTATAACTGATTGATTCTCAATAAAAACTTTTCAAAATAGTTGCCTAAATATTTTTTTATGTCACTGGAATGTCTTAATTTTACTATATACCAATCAATAATGACAATGACAGACAGAACACAGCTTATCCTCTCCTCAGTACGTAACTACGAATTCATTAAAAAGGCCGTTGACACCATCAATGAGAACCTCTACAGTTCAGACCTATGGGTGAATGACAGGATCCAGATGGATGTAGAAAAGGATGAGGACGGAAACATGAGTAGGTTCATTATCACTGGAACTGCCTTAGACTTCTTTCAGATCGGCCTTAGGTACGGTTCACTAGAGGAAATGAAAAGGAATAAAGAGATCAGTGACATCATTAACAGATACTAGGTCCACTCCAAAGAATTATTTTACCACATCAGATTAATTAATTAAATTACAATATAAATAAAGGTTATGAATTTGAACACTATTACATCTATCTCTCTCGACACTGCAAGACAAATCGCTCCAGCTATCTTTGCTACTTCACCTGCACCGACTATCAAAAGTCCGAAGTACCAGTTCACTCCTACGTTTGAGGTTATCGACCACATGCAGGATATGGGTTACGTATTGACAGGAGTAAAGCAATCTAGTTCTAACGTAGAGCTCCGTAAGAATTGGGGCATACACATCACCCGCTTCCAACACCCTGACCTCTACATTAAAGACCCACAGGGTAAGATCGAAGCAAGGCCTGAGGTTGTACTTATCAACTCTCATGATGGCACTAGACCAATTCAATTCGAGATGGGCTTGTTCCGTCTTGTATGTGAGAATGGTTTGGTTATCAAGGACAAGGACATGGGTTCCTTTAGAGAGCGCCACACCAAGATGAACTTCCAAGAGGTTAAGAACCTTATTGATGAGAAGGTATCTGGACTCCAAGGCGTAGTTAATACCATAAGCAAATGGAATATGATCGAGATGACTGATAAGCAAAGATACCAGTTTGCTGTAGAAGCATTGGCCTTAAGACTTTCAGATGATCGTCAGCCTGAACAGTACGAGGTACTAGACATTCTAAATGCTAAACGTAAGATCGATGCGCAGCCTACCTTGTGGCACACTTACAATACCGTACAAGAGAATCTTATTAAGGGTGGGTTCCAATTAAACAACCGTCAAGCTAGGGCGATCAAGAATCCTATAGAGGACTTCAATATCAACCAAGGCCTGTGGAGTTTAGCTAGCGCTTACTCAAACTAGTTGGTTAGAGAGACGAGCTCGCGAGCGACATGCTTGCGGCTTGCTCTTGACCATTAGCACGGAGCTAGCACCACAGCAATGACCTAATTATGGTAGATAGGAGGGCCCTAGCCGGGGGCCCCGCGTTGACTGGCCACGCACACCGGGAAAATTTCCAAATTGTCTAAGAATATAAATACGTAAATAAATGAGAAAGACTATAAAAGAAAAACTTGTAGAGCACATGATTGAGAACGGTAATAATTTTACATATACCGAGATGATCAAAGAAGTGCTTAGAATTTCTAAAGGCCATAACTACAAATATGACCATAATTCTCCAGACCGTGGTTACTATGCCACTAATTTTTCTAAAAAGTGGAATGGATATATGGTAAATGGTAAAGGTACTTGTGGAGTCTATAAAAATGAAAATGGTAGATGGAATGCTATCTATTATAAAAACTAAATAAAATGACAGAAAAAAACATATACAAGAAACTGTTTGACACAATAGAAGAAGCAGGAAAGTTAATCGCCAAATTCGGTAACATATCTATTCCAGCTACAATGAAGAAAACCCCTAATGGAAAGTATATTGTAACATTCAAAATTTAAATATAGAAACATGGATAAATTGAAACAACATTTCGAAGTATGGGAAAAGATCTTAATGGCTCTTGCCCTAATTGCATCAGCATCGGTTATGACAGTCAATCTAAAGGAAGGTAGTGATTATGGTTGGCAGGTTGTTGCTATCCTATGGATTATAACCTGTTGGTTAAAAACAAACAAGATCAAAGAACTTGAAAATAAATAAATATGAATTTTAGTTTTAACAGCAATTACAATACAATCTATTTCATTCCTACCATATCCATCTGTTATGAATATGTAGATAGTAAATTAGAATATATGTTCTTGGACATTTCGTTCTTGAAATGGTGTGTCACTTTTACTATCAAAAAAATGGAATTGAAATTCTAAACTCCGGGAAAAATTCCCATTCACCAAAAATTGTAAATATATAAATCGGATGAAACGAATATCTCCAGATTTGACTCACTTTTACATTAAGTTAGAAGACTCTGATCCTTACCGTTGTAGGAAAGCAGTTGCCTTCACTTTAACCCCAAGTAAAGAATCTGAATATGAAGGTTGGGAAGACGTTACATATTATGGTGAAGGAATACTTGATCCTACCCTAAGTATCAGAAAACCTGAATGGGTATACGTTTTGGTAAATAAGTCTATGCCTGGTATATGTAAGATTGGAATGACTACTACTAGTGTAGGACAGAGGGTAAAGGAGATTAACTACGCAACAGGTGTGATAACTCCATGGTTCTCGGTCTTCAAGTACAAATGTATTAATAGCCTAATTTTAGAACAGGCTGTTCATCAACATCTAGAAGATCAAGGATATAGAGTTAATCCTAAACGTGAAGGGTTCGAGATTGATTCTCAAACTGCTATAGATGTGATAAAGGAGCTCGGAGAGAAGTTGACTATTAGTTCTGGTGACTTTGGTGATACTTTAGAGTAAATTTGTAAATACTATATTTTAGGGCCCCTATGCGAAAAACCGAACGACTATGACTTATCTATTATTTATACTAGCCTGCTTTATTGTTGCTTTCATATATTGGAAACTCAAGTGGAGCTTAATGACTTTGTGGCTGTTACTATTCTCATTTGCATCTATAGGATTATTGATGATGCCACTTAACTTTGAAGCAGGATTAACAGTAGTTGGGTTTTGTCTAGGACTAATGATCTTGATCTTCTTTCTAGGTCTTATAGGCCTAGGAGTGGCAAGTATTGTGGCCGCACCCTTTGTTTTACTATATGGTATAATCAAAAGCATATTTAATAAGTAATTCAATATTTATTAGTAGTAAAATTATTATAATGAAAGATTTTAACATTGCAAAGTATTTAAAAGAGAACCACCTTGGTCCTCATGCTATTCTTGGTGGCTATGTAGACCTTCATGCTTTAAAAGAAGTAGAAGATCTAGAAGGCTGGGAACAAGCAGACTTTGGAGCTACGGAGAACAAAGAATTAGCAGATCGTTTTGCTAAAGTGGAAAAGACAGGCAATCCTAATAAAGATGTAAAAGTAGTGAAAATAGGAAAAGTATATAAAGTTTACACTAAGGATATAGAAGAGCTTAAAGAAAAAAAGATGAACTCAGGCAAAAATTCTGAAACCATAACCTTATCTTATTACGATTATCCAAGTATTAGTGATGGTGATCAAAGATTTGCCGTTAAAACATTTATAAAATTTGTAAAAAGTCTCAGAGGCAACGCTAAAGTAATAAAAGATGAATTTGAAGAGATAGAGTTTAAATTAACTGGTATTTCACCAGAAGAAGTTAAAGATGCTTATGCTAAAATGGTAAAAGTAGAAAAAAAGAGAATTTTAAATCCGGGTCCATTTAATTATTTGACTTCTTGGACTGTTAATCCTCCTGGATTAGATGAATACAACCAACTAGGAGAAGAAGAGGAAATGTATTTGGATACAGAAATTCCATATGAAGGCCCAGAAAGTAAGGTGGATGGCTTTGGTGATGAATTTGTACAAGACAGTCCTGTAGAAGAAGCAGATAAAGGCGATAAAGATAGTTTAATGTCAAAACTATTTGCTATTCAAAAAAAATACGGATATAAAAAAGCTAGACCTGATCAAGAGGAATATGAGAATGTAAGAATTGCACCAACTGTAGCAAGGATAGGCAATAAAATTGTTGGGGACGGTGGAATTGCAATTTCTATTGAAAGTAAAGTAAGTAAAGCTGCTTTTACTGATATTAAAAATTTACTTCAGACAAAATTCCCTGGTTGGCAAATAGATCCTCAAAGTGTTACTAAAGATGATGATTTTGATACTGATTCTAAGAACGTATTATTCTTTGATATAGTAAAAAACAAATCTGTTAAAGAAGACAGCGTAGAAGAAGTAGACAGTATGGATTATGATGATTCTGTAAATCCATTTCCTTCATTAATGCCAGATGAGCAAGGTAAGTTTGATCGCATGATGGGACTTATTGATCAAAGTATACAACCACGTCTTGGCCAAGTAAAGTCTGTTATTGATGGTGCTAGAGAACAAGGATACGCAGATAGAACAATATTTACCGTTCTTGCAAGACATCCGCTAGTTAAGGATAGTATAGAGGCTCTTGTTGATGATGGTTTTGAATTTCAAGACATAGTTGACTTCTTTGCTACTGACTTTTCTCAAAATGAAGAAATTGCTGGATATGATGCTGGTGTTCAAATGGAAGGCTCAGAAGAATATACTGTTGATTTCGGTACTAATACAATGACTTATACATTAGATAGAGATAATAGTGTTCTTAGAGGATTAAAACCTGGAATTGTTCCTGGTGCTGATCGTGAAGAAGATATCATACCTGTTACAATAAGCCCTGAAGGATATTTATCAACTTCTGATAGAAGAATTAAAGATATATCTCCTAAATCTAATAAAAATCCTTTTTCTGATCCTAGTTACAGAAATATAGACTAATTAAAAAAATAATATGGCATTCAACTTTAAGCAATTTACAGCAAACAATCCTCTTCTAAAAGAAATTAGTCCAAGAGAATTTGATTATATGGACAATGATCAGTTGGATGCAGCAGGTCTTACAGGAGATAAGATTGGCCCAGATGAAGATAATACAGGATATCCTAGAGTTGAATTTGAACAAGCTGTTATCAAAGCTTTAAAAGCAAATATAGATAAAGATACCTTACATAAGATAATTGATTGGAATTAACCTTTGCAAGCCCATACATATAGCCCTCGGCAAGTGCCAGGGCTTTTTTTATTCTACATCCTTTCTATAGAACCTACCTTGGATATTATCGTTATATGAATCTATATGAAGAACTTTGTAATGCATTTGCCACCATACTTCATAATAAGTCAATTGTTTTTTAGAGTAACATAATTGTAAGATCTCTCTAGTAAACATATCATCCCCTATTTCTTTTCTTTCTTGATTAAGAAGCTTATTACTTCCATGGTATGATAACCAATCAGATTCTTTAATGATCTTCTTCTTGCGTGGGACGCGCCCAGGTTTGTCCCATTCCGCGATCTCCTTCTTGGTTAATACTTTATTGGTATTATTGAAAAGGACCTTTCTACCTATATAGAATTTGCCATTGACTAGATTGACAATCTTATATATAAAGCCAACAGTATTGGGTGGAAAGTCTTCTATTGAATTAAACTCTCTAGTAACTCCTAGAGGATCAAAATATAACCATTTATTCATACTTTATTTTTTAACTATCCCACCTTATAATAAAAGTCATATCTGTATTAGGTGGAATTGGATATGGCCTAGATAATTTTCCAACTACTAATAACTCATCTTTATCATTATATAATCCTACTGTGGTTGTATAAGGATGAAAGTCTGAACCTGTTACTGCATCTATATAAGAACCTGAGGTTCCTGCTTTATTTGCACTCGGATTTAACGTATAGTTAAAATCATTTTCCTTCACCCTACACCTAACTTCGTTTTGGTATACAGTTGTCTCGGCTACTAAATTAAGTGTATATGCAGAATAAGATGGCATACTTATAAATATTAAAACTCAAATAAATACTTATAGTTTTCAAAAATTCCCCAATATGAATGTTCGTGAAAAATATCATCTTTTCTGTACACATTAAAGTGAGAAGTAAAATGATATCCATGATTAACATGGACAGAGGGATTAATACAATTCCAAGTTTTTCTGATAATATTTTGAGGTTCTATAAGACCTGAATTTCTTATTAACGCATTAGACAATATAGATTCACAATGTTTTATTGCTTCTGAAAATTTCATAGTCATTTGATGAAATGGTTGATCTAACTGCCCTAAACTTTGCCAACCGCTTCTGCAAATCCCCATATAATTCATATTAGTTAAAACTTCTCCATCATTTATTTCTGGATAATCAAAATATCCTTCTGGATAAAGAACATCATGTTCTAGAAAAGAAACATAATTATAATTATTAATCTCTCTTGCTTGATATAATAAATGCATTATTTGAAGCAATTGATTTAGGTGGCTAGATATCTTTACCCAAGAAATAAATTCAGGAAATGGATTATCAGGTTCGTGATTCCACATACAAGTTAAAATATCTGCTTTTCCTTCTGATGCTATTTTTATTGTATCTAAAGATTTTTTTATAGTAGGATAAGTTTGAGAGACATGATTATTAGAATAAAAAATTCCTAATTTATTATTTTTTGATTTAGGAAAAACTAATAACTCTCCCTCTTTAATTTTTTCATTATAAATTTTATTTTTATGCTCTATATCTACTTCAAGATATTTTATAACTCCAGGAAGTGTATCACCTATAATATCGTTACATGATCTAACTATTAATTTATCATTTACAATTTTAGACTTAATTTGTTGAGTGCAATCTTTATTTCCGTATAGAGCTTTAATTATGAGCATATAAAATTTTATTTATTTTTTTAATTGACCCTTCATTTTGACAAAATTTAGAAGTATATTCATGACAAAAAATTCCATCTGAGTCTATTCTGTTTTCTGTTAATTTTAATTGTTTAGCAAATTTTGTTTTCATAATCATTATACCAATATCTATTCTATGAGATGAGTGGTACGTTTCAAAAAATTTATAATCATATCCATTATGTATCATATCACAATAAATAAAATTAATATTTTCCGAATAATTATTTAATACTTCTTGAACAAAAGATGCAACGTAATAATTATCATCGCTAGTCATAATAACTAATTCTTCTTTTGCTGATTGCAATCCTATATTTTTTGGAGTATTCCCAAAGTCATTATAATTTTTTTCCAAATAATTAAATATTATTCTATCATCATTTGAAAAATATTTTTCACACTCAATGTATGGATCTTTAATTCCGTCAACTATAATATTAGCTACCCAATTTTTATTTGTTTGACTTTGTAAACAACCTAAAGACATATTTAAGTTATTAACTCTACCATGAGTTGATATTATAAATTCTATTTTCATAATTTATTTAATCACAATAAAGAAGATTTTTTTTCTACTTCTTGAATTTCTTGATAGTATTTATAACTTGCCATTCCTTCTTTTATTCTAAGATCTAAATTATAAGGAAGTGAATCTCTATAGTTAGCTTTATAAAACTTTCCTCCACAAGAACAAGTTACTCCTGCATTATGAAATATATTTGTTTCATTAAATCGTTCTTCTGAATCTGTTGCCCAACTAAAATCCATTTCTTTAATTACCTTTGTTTCATTACCCCAAAGCCACCCGTTCCACAACACGGCCCACATATCTGCACACCATATTTGAAGTTCATGATGAGATGGATCTTCTTCTTTCTTCTTATGATTTAGTTGATTTATTTGGTAAAATAAGTTTTCAGAATCTTGTTCTACTTTTGTCCAATATTCCCAACCTACATTTTTTAGTATGTACTGTGCACCACCTGAATTAGAGTTCATTAGTTTTGGTACTATTGAATCTATACCAACAATCTCACACATCTTGTTGTAAACATCCTCACCCTTAGAAAGTATGTACGAGGAGTTTATATAACTATTGGTATCACTTAAATACCAAATATCATCATTTAATAGATTAGTCCAATCAACAGGCTTAGTAAATAAAATATCACAATCATGATAAAATATTGCCTCGTCTTTTAATTCAGGGTGAGCTTTAAAGTGTTGCTTCAGTATGTTTGGCCTAATGGATGAAATGTAGTGTATAGGCTTTTTCCTAGTATCTTCATAAAAAAAGAATCTGACAGTATTATAATGAGCTGTAAGTTTATTCCACATCTCAATAGTCTCTGGCTTACTTGTATCATCATTAGGATTCCAAGCTACAAGAATATCTATATTATTAGGATTAATTCCATTCTTAATGAAATTATTAATCATAACTTCTACTTGCCAAGCATAATAAACCAATCTAGGTTGAGCACAAATATAACGTAAATTTTTCATAACAGTTTTATTTTATATTAATAAATATTGTGAAAGTTGTTACGCTCCACCTCCACCACCGCCACCAGGATTACATTGTGTACCAGGTACGCTCCAAGAACTACCACCTGCAGCTGATGCATTTCCTCCTATTAATATATAAACTGATCCTACGCTTCTTGCACATACCGGATCACTTGGAGTTGTTGTTCCTCTAGTTAGTGTTTGGGTTACTCCATCACAATCAACATACTCAAAATAAACAGTTCCGTTATCAGAATTATCTATATCTGTTTGATCTGCTGTAGCTATATATTCATAACAAGCTATAGTTGTAGTTGTTGTAGTTGTACTTGTTGTGGTTGTAGTAGGCTCTGCTGTAGTTGTTGATGTAGTTGTACTAGTTGTCGTTGTAGTTGTAGTTGGTTCTGCAGTTGTAGTACTAGTTGTTGTACTAGTAGTAGTTGTTGTTGGAGTTTCTGTTGTTGTTGATGTAGTTGTACTAGTCGTTGTTGTAGTAGGTACTACAGTTGTAGTACTAGTAGTCGTGCTAGTAGTAGTTGTTGTCGGAGCTTCTGTTGTAGTGCTAGTAGTTGTGGTCGTTGGAGCTCCATTACACTGTGTTCCAGGTGTACTCCATGAACTGCTTCCAGCTGCGGATTGATTTCCTCCTATTAATATATAAACACTTCCTACATTTATAGCACAAACTGGATTGCTTGGAGTAGTTGTTCCTCTGCTAAGAGTTTGAGGATTTCCATCACAATCTGTATAGTTAAAATAAACAGTTCCATTATCTGAATTATCTATATCTGTTTGGCCTGCCGTTGCTACATATTCATAACAAGCTGCTGTAGTTGTACTAGTCGTTGTACTAGTTGTAGTGGTTGTAGGAACTTCTGTTGTTGTACTAGTCGTTGTACTAGTTGTAGTGGTTGTAGGAACTCCTGTTGTTGTACTAGTTGTTGTGGTAGTTGTTGGGCAGTATTCCCAATTTAACACTACACCTGACGAATTAATTTGTACTGCATAAATATCATCAAATCCTACAGATCCTTTCCATAATATTTTGAACCATTGGCTTGCACCATTAAAAACAGTGTTTAAATTAGCATCTGAATAGAATACAATACTGTTTGCCATAGTAGATGTTGCTACAGAAGTATAGATATCATTCGGTGTACTTTGTAGACAAGCGTTAGCAGCACTACTTTGAGGAGTTACACTTCTAAAATGGTTTGTAGATGCAACAGTTGTTGTACTAGTGGTTGTACTAGTAGTTGTGGTAGTTGTTGGAGTTTCTGTTGTTGTACTAGTTGTTGTACTAGTAGTAGTAGTCGGCTCTGCCGTAGTTGTACTAGTTGTTGTACTAGTAGTAGTAGTCGGCTCTGCCGTAGTTGTACTAGTTGTTGTACTAGTAGTAGTAGTCGGCGCAGCCGTAGTTGTACTAGTTGTTGTACTAGTAGTAGTAGTCGGCGCAGCCGTAGTTGTACTAGTTGTTGTACTAGTAGTAGTGGTTGTAGGTGCCGCAGTAGTAGTAGTTGATGTAGTACTAGTAGTAGTTGTCGTTGTCGTTGTTTGTATTAGAGCATACTCATAATCTAAATTTGTAATAATAACTATTCCTTGAGCATATAATATATTTCCTACATGTACGTTATTATTATTTACATCTATAACATTTCCATTACCGTCATCAATTAAATTATAAGTAGTTCCTGATAATACAAAACTTTTTCTACTTATATTTTCACCAAAAACAGTCCTAGGTATTGCTAATACTGTTATTTCATCACCCGATGTAGTTGGAAAATATCTATAATCATTATCAAAAGTACCTGATGCTGCCGTGGATTGTAAATTGTCATTCCAAGCACTTGCAGTATTATTTAAAGATCCAGTTAAATAAGAATTATAATATAGTTGTTTAGCTAATTTATATACTAGAAAATCTTCTCCGTCAGAATTAAAAGATCCATTAATTCCTCTATTTAAAGTTATTCCATAACTTACAGCAGATGAACTTGCATAAGATGAAGAATATTTTAACTTTATAGGAAAAGTAGAAATATCTGATCTATCAAGAGTATTTTTTGACATTCCCATTTATAAACTATTGTAGTATTTTACTACCAATCTAATTTAACTCTAATAAGAGCCTCTTTAGTAAAGTCTTTTGTAAGAGGTTTAGACATTTTAGCTACTGCTAATAATTCATTGTTATCGTTATACAATCCAACAGTTGTAGGATATGTTTGAGGACTATTAATGAAATTAGAATATATTAATTCACCAGAACCCGTTATAAATGAAGGATTAGTAGTATAGTTATAGTCAGCATTTTTAAATCTTACAAATACATAATCAGAAGAGATTGTTTCTTGAGAATTAAGTTGAAAATTAGAACCAGAATTAATTATAGCATAGATTAAATTATTATTTGCACTAGATGCAGCTACTGTATTTGCTGTTGTATTGAATGAAGTAACAATTCCACCAGCAGCAGTGCCCAAAGATAAAGCTCTAGGGTTTAAAAGAATTAATCCAATGTCAGGTAAAAATAAACCATAACTTCCTGACACAGTATTTCCTTGAGTTGCTCCAGATAAAGTTGGACTATTTTTAGCCGTTCCATTAGAACCAGATACTATATTATAAACTCTTCCACCGTCTAAATATGTTATAGTACTTACATCATTTGAGTTATCAGTTAATTTAATAGGACCGTTGGCACCATTAAGTAAAGTTAAATTAAAAGTACCTGGGAATAAACTCTCTTTATATCTATTTCTATCTATTTGAATAGCTATTAAATCATCTGAATCAACATTTCCCGTACCAAAATTTACAGCACTTTCTGCATCTCCATAAATTAAATTTCTAAATTGGCCAAATGTAATTCTAGTTGGGCTTTTTCCTAGCACTAAACTATTTAGAGCTAAAGATCCAGATCCAGCATAATGTCCATAAGCTACTGAGAATTGAACTGATGCAGATGGAGAACTTATATTTCCATCATATACATCAACGTAATAACTACCCGTAGTTGATGCAGAAGCTGTAAAAAAACTAGTAAGAGTAGTTACATTATTACTCCATGCTGGTGCCGTTACTGAGTCGGCAGATACCACAAAATCTGTAGGATCTAATCTTGTAAATGACATATTTTAATATATTATGAGGTTACCTTTACGATTGTTACAGGAATACTAATTCTAGCGCCAGAATCACGACCTACTACGACTAAGGTAGTAAATAAAGATGTATTAGAGCCAAATAAAGTATTAACCGTGGTTGCAGTTAAATTAATTGTTGTTCCTATAACTGTCTTACTTACGTTAGTACCTATAGTTGTTGTACTATTTAATGACGTAGCTTCAGGAGTATTAATACCAACTCCATTAAATGAACTCATTGTTCTTACATCACCAATTGTAGCTACATATCCTGATTGTTCAAAGGTTGATGTTGCTCCAAGATAATTTAATGTTTGAGGAGTAATTGCTAAAGAAGCTCCTTGTTTTATTGTAATTGCCGTATATCCAAGATCTAATACTGGAATTTTTGCAGTGCCTCTTGGAAGCGTAATAAGCTTATACTTCATGATTTCCATATCATTAGGATATGCTTGAATAATTGGCATCGCTTCAATAGCCTCACCATAAAATGCAGATCCTGATGGGTGGGTGGGGTTATATAGAGTATAATCGATCTCATCATCAGCTAAAGAAAACTGAGTAATTCTAAATGATCCATCATTTCTGGAAAGGAGTTCTCTACCTTTTTTAGTAAGGATAGCATCTACTACTACTGATGTACTACTTAAATATGACATATAAATGGGCTTTTAAATAAATATGTGTTATTGGAAAATTAATGTATTTGTATCTGGATTGATTAAATTTTGCTGCCTTAAGGATTTAATTACATTACCAGAATTGTCTCTTACTATAGGATCTATATATTGAGGAAATAATATTCCGTCTTGAGTTATAGGAGTCCCTAAATTATAATTTAATATAACATTAGTTTCATCAGGAAGTCTTTTTAGAATAATATACTTGCAAATTTTTGCAGGATATGAAGATCCAGATGTGTCCGATAAATTAAGATCTCTATCAATAGTTATACTATAGTAGGACCCAGTTGAATCTATATATGGTTGAACTGACGATACTCTATATTCAGAATTTATTGACCATCCACTTCCTGTATTATAAAATCTTAATAAATCCATTTGATTTAAAGTGAAATCAAATACAGGCGTTTCTATACCTGGATAACTACCTGTGAAAATAAAACCTTCATCATAATATGCAGATTGAGTAAGAGACATTTTTATAGTTCTTGGATCTATTGCAACCCAACATGTATCTCGATCTGTTATACTTGTTATAAACTCTACAGAATCAACTGTCCCTCCTCCATTTGGATTAAATTGAACCTCAGATAAACTATTAACAACAACAATATCATCTGCAACCCAGTCAGAGTAAGTACTACTTGGTAAATTAATAGTGAATTTATAGTTAGAAACTGATTGTGGTATTTGAAATTCTGGTACATTATAGAATACATTATTTCTTGCTGAGGTATTTCTTACTTGTAAAGATATATTTACCGCCGCTGTAGAAGACCCACCTACTACAGAACTTCCAGTTATTTGTAGTAATAAAGGTGCAAATGCATTAGGTTTATATAGATCTAAATCAGAATTATTTATTGTCCAATAATTAGTATTTCCTGGAGATAAAGGTGTTGTAGAAGGTATAGTAACTGAGCTGGTAACTTGTATAGGTTCATCTAATACGTAATTCATACTTCCACTACCTCCTACATTAAATAAAATAGGGCTGTATCTATATCCACCTTCATATATAGTAAATGTATTATTATCTGTTAGTTTTTGAATATAAGGATTTGTATTATCATAATCAAATAAAGAAACATCTAAAGTTTCTCCTGATTTAAATACATTTTGAGTTGTAAATATATTATTATTTAATTTAGTTAAATCTAATACATTTTCATCATTATCTATAAAATATTTAATTTGGGCATTAGCTCTTCGAGGTAATTGAAAAGATGAAGAATATATGTCAATTAAATAAGCATATTGATATTTTATTTTATCTATAGTTGCAGTTTTACCATATGAAATATCTCCTGCAGTATATACATTATATTGAGCACTATTAATTGTAGATCCAACATATCTAGGATATATAGACCTTTTTAAATTATAGTTATAGTCTTGAACGTAAGCGTAAGGATTATTAGGATTCGTATATGAAGCGTAGTTATTAATCTGAGAATTATTTATAGATTGAGTTACTATTCCATAGTTAACTGGTATAGTTTGATCGGCATTATAATCTAAATCCCAAAGTATTTGAGATCTTACTGATTGACTAACATTTTGATATAGTGCTCCTAATGAATAAGTTACAAATAAAGAACTTGAAGGAAGCTGTGATATTTCAAATTGAGGAAATTCTTGACCGCTTGTTACTACTATTGTAGAACCACTAAATTCACCATTATATTTTTCTATTCCATCAGAACTTATAAATTGAACTGATCCTGAAGGAGTCATTATACTTCCTGTAAATGAAGTAGATCCTATAACAGATCCACCATCAGAACCTGAAATAAATGCTGTATCTATCGATTGAGAATAATCGTTAAAAGTTACATCAGGTTCATGACGAGCATATTTATTTCTCTCTAACATGTGTGACTTAACTATTATACCAGTAGAGAGATTAGCTCTAGCAGGAACATAGTCTTTAATCATTTTAAATAGAGAGTTATTATAAAACTTGATTAATCTTATGTATTCCCAAATACTATTTTTTTGTGTATAAGAACTAAAATATGTTTCATTAAAATCTACTAAAGGAGTATAAGATGCAGAATATTGATATTCTGGAGCTCCTATTAATTGATCTATACTAAAATATCCTTGAGAAGAAACTATATTACTATTAATTGTATCTGCTGGTGAAAATCCTACTTCTATATTTGTAGTATTGATCCTATTAATATTTTGATAATATTGTAAACTTGCTTCCGGATGCAATAATGAAGAAGATAAAGTTAAACTACCAGTTACATTTCCACCACTTCCTGTTACTATAGATACTTTATAAGTAGATGAATCTAAATCAAATACTCCATCTACAGAATTTATAGGAGTTCCCCCAAATTCTCTAACAGTTAATATATCATCAGGAATACCAAAAGTACTAATAAGCGCTTTTACACCTCTTTCTGTACCTTTACTTTTTAGTAAGTAGGGTAAATTATGATAGAGTCTTTTATATAATTCTTGTTGAATCTCTTTTGCAGAAAGCGTTTCTAAACTTGAAGTAACATACTTTCCTCCAATTGAAGTTATTTTTTCTGATCCTGTTGGAGGAAGTAAAGATCCATCTGCATTGATTCCAAACAACGTATAATAGAGGTTATCTGATACGTTTGAATTTGTATATAACTGAATGCCAAGACCTTTCAGTGCGTCTCCAACAACGTCTAATGATATTCCTGTATCAGGATTATTGGTGGCATTGTATCTATTAGAAAGATCTTTATAGTAGATCCATATATTATCAAAGTGTTGGCCAATCATATCCATAAAGGTAATGAAAGGCTGATTGTTTGAATCATCTAATAAGTACTGAGGTATTGAATTATGTAGTAGATCTTTATTTGTAGAATCATAATAAGATGCACTAAATAATAAAGATTGAGTAGTTGCCGTTGGAACTGCACTAGTTGATCCTAAAAAGTTACTAACTTGAGAAGACGTTACTGAATATAATTGATAAGGTTGGGTTGTTGTAGATTTAGGCCAAGCAAAACTTGATGAATTAAAATACAAAAAGTATTCATAAGTATCAAATTTTTCTATAATATTATCTATAGCTTGTTGAGCAGAATCTATAGAATTTGATTTATAAGATGAATTTCCTGAACCTCCTGCAATTATAGATTGATTAGATTGTTGCTGTTTATATTGTTCTATCAATCCAACTTTATAAACAAAATTGTTTACTCTTTCCGTTGCACTTGAAAAATGCACAAAGTTTGTAAAGTTAGTATAATCTACGTTTATAGCTACAGATCTATCTTGATAATAGCTTAATAATTTTTGATAAGAAGAACTTACTGGGCTCGCTAATAAATTATCGTAGTTATAATATGGAGTAGTTTGGCCGTTTTTATCATTTATTTGAACATTAAAATTAGGACCTCTTAATCTATTTACTTGATCTATATTTTCTGCTTCTACAGTAATAGATACATTATAACTTACTGATTCTGCAACTTTATCTACTATCCACAATTGAGATTTTAAATCAAAATCTGCATCTAGTGGCTCATATAGTTTTATTAATAAATAAGATCCATCTTCATCTTCTGTATATGATACATTACTTGCTATTATAGTTTGATTATTACCTAAATTCAAATAGAATACAGGATAATAATTTTTATTACTTATGTAAGATTGATATTGAGAAAAGCCATTTAAAATACTATCATCACTTATTGTTTGCGATGCTAATTTTAATTCAGTTCTTGATGGAGATATTTCTTTAATCCAATAAAAAGTACCAAATGCAGAATTAAATAATCTTTTATAAAAATTATATTGTATATTTAAATTACCTCTATTATATCCTCTATTTTTTAAATCTTTTTCTGGATCTAAAGTTAATACAGAATAGGTATTATTTTTTGGATTTGCTGTTAAATAAGGATAATAATCAAATGCATCATAATCAAAATCTAATAGATTATTATTTTCATCGTAGATATATAATTCTAAATAATCTTCTGGTGCGCCAAATTGACTATTTATAAAATTAGAAGTTACTAATTGTTTATCTAATGGAGTTAAGTCTTGAGATTGAAATCCCTCCCCTGAATATGTTATATTAACTAATTCCATTATATTATATCATTAATATTTGCAAACGATTGATTAATATCTAAAAGCTGTTGGCGTAAAGAATTTATCTCTTCTATTAGTGCTTGTTTTTCTGCATCTATTACAGATCCTCCTATATATTGTTGACTTGTTTCAACTAAATATGTATGAGAGTTAATAGTACCATCAACAGGTATAGTAAAAAATAATTGGTCGTAGTATTCAAAAAACTGATCAACTGTTATCTCAGTAGTTGGAGCTTCAACAACAGCAGGTTGTAATAGTTCAGTAAAATTAGTATTTATAGCTTTACTGTACGTATTAAGTCCATAAATCTCCTTAACCATTTCTACATTCGCCATTATCTAGTAACTTTAAATATTAAATTATTATCTATTTCATAAGATGAACCGTCAGATAGTACTGTTTTAATTAATATCTTATAATACCTTTCTGGCTCTAATCCGTTCATATATAAGTTAAAGTAACTATTTATTCCATCACAGCTAATCTTTGTATACGAAGTGTCATAATCTATCAGTATATCATTTGTCTTTACATCTTGCAAAGCCCAATAAGATGTTTGAGGGAGAGCCTTATTAGTGATGTAAATAGAGGATGTAGTAAATGTTCTTACAGGATATTTGTCCCTTGAATTTATATTAAACCTGTATTTTCCTGTACCATATTTGTAAGTATCTAAATTATTAGATAGCGTAATTACACTGTCGGTACTATTAATTACAGATAAACTTCCTGTAGAATATGAACTATCATCCCACTTTATTTCCAATGTCGGAGGATATATTGTGTGTGTATCAACTGAGAAGAAGCTTAATCCTATATAGCTTCCTGAATTTTGTTCAATTGCATTAGTATGTTTAGCTATAAATCCATAGTTTGATCTAGAACCACTAAACCAAGTATCAACTATAGAGCTAACATCTACATTTATATCTTTATTATCTGGATAATTAAATGATTGTGTAACTACTAAATTTGTAAACGATCCACCACCAGGAGTTAAATAAAATGCACCATTTCCCCATTGATTAGAAGCTGTTGTAAATTGATTAGGACTATACCAACATGCACCGTTTCTAGTCTCAGGAGAGTCTCCAAACTTTCCTGTTCCCATTTCCCAAGACTGAGAAACTTGTCTAAATTCTAAACTATATGTTGTATTTAAATTCTCAGCAGTAGCTAAAAATAATCTTAAATTAGTTTTCCATGATCCTGTAGTGTAGGTTTTTAATATAGCAATATCTGAATCAGAAAAAGATATAATAGCTCTTCTTAAATTGTCTTGAAGTAAAGGTTCAGAGGGAACAGGATCTACAAAATAGTTAGACGGATTATCTGAATTCTTAACTGATATTTCTAGTATTTCATCAAGACCTGTATTAGCGGCAGGACTACTTGAATATAAAGTAGCATCAGAAGAAGCAAATATTTTATATACGGCCATTTTTTATTTTTTTACATTGTTACTACACGACCTTGAATATCTGTATTAGGGAATTTTACTTCAAATATAGAAGGATCTAAAGAAGGATAAATAACACCATTTAAAGAGCCTGCTGATATATCGTAAGAGTATTTTGAATATCCATCAGCTTCACCAGATTTATTTACTATCCTCACATCTTTTACTGTTTGAACTCCTTCAACTACATCTAATAAAGAATAGATGTCTCCTAATATAATTGGTTCATTTATTTGCCAATTATTTATATTAAAAAAGTCTTGTAAAGTTAATATACATCTAGCAATTACATCTTGACCAGTGTAATTAGGTCTAATTATAATTTCAAAATTGCAGCCTATATTAATTACATAACCAGGTTTAATATTAATGGCATCAGTCATCATTCTATAATCTGACAAATATGTTTGTAGATTTTGAAGTAACGCTGGTGAAGGATCTGCTATATTATTATTAGCATCAAGACCTAATACATAAAGACTAACTAATACTTGATCTTTTTGACTAAAATCACCTTGCATGTAATTATTGAATGTTGCGTCATCTTTAGTTATATATGCCTTTGATATTTTACCATATTGAGGAGGCATACTAAGAGTTCTCGCCAAATAATCTTCTTGAGTAACTGCTCTATATTGAGTAGGAAATTCTGCTGCAATATTCATTCTAAGTTCATCTACAGTGTCACCGTCGCCACCTCCTGAAGCAGGATCTACATTATTTACTACTATAGTATTTTGATAGGTTGTATTTCCTGTTACTGTATAAGATACAATTTGAGTTAATTGATTACTTAAAGCATTTGCAGAAGCACCGCCACCCACTAAATATTGAAATGATATACTTGTATTTTTTGGAGCTAATCCATATGTTTGAGTTGTAACAAAGTTTGTTGGATCAAATGAACTAGATAGAGTGCTAAGTCCACCACCAGTTAAACCAACACTTACATTATTAGGATTAGGAAGTACCGCTGTATCGGCAACTGAATTGATACCAGGACCAAATTCTATTTCTAAAGAACCATCAGCTCTAAATCTAGATGTGAACCTTCTAGGCACAGATAACTTCTGTATCATATAAGGAACCTGATTCTGGAATTGATATAATGATGGATAGTTAGCTGCAGTATTTTGTACTGGCTTTAATATATAATCTTGAGCTAAGTAAGGAACTTCATACCAAGTATTACCGTCAGAATCTTTTGCTTCTAATATTGTAATAATAGAACTATCTGATATATTTACGGTTGCAAATCTTTGTGGAGATGAAAAACTAAAAGTTTGAGTTTTAGTTTGTCCTGATAAAGCTTGAACAGTCTTTTTTAGAAGATAAGATGTAGGAACATTACTTCCATTTATTGTATATACTTCTACTGTAGTCGGATCTAAAGAAGAAGATGATGCAAAATTAACTTTTTGAGGAGTATAAAATATTACAGAGCTATTTACATTTGATTTAACTTGCATTCCCTGCTCTATAGTCATTGCATAAGTAAAGTCAGGAGCTACATTGCTACCACCAAGACTAACCGCAGGTAATTGTTGATATACATCAAGATTCACTATAGCTGCAGAAGTTATTTTAGGTCTATAACCTAACATGTAAGCTAAGGTAAATAAATTACCTTTTTGTTTAGCATATTGTAAAAATGTTTCTTGTAGTTGATTGTCTAAATAAAATGAAAGCACATCTCCTACATAAGAAGCCATATCAATAAACATACTACCAGGTGATGCCTGAGTAAAGTCATTGTACGCAGTAGGATAGTATGCTCTTGCATATTCTATTAGATCTGCTTTTAAAGAAGCAAAATCTTTGTTTAAATATTTAATGTCAACTTGGTTAGCCATTTCTACATGTTTTGTATAGTCAATACAACCGAATCATTTTCATTTGATCTTAATAGTCTATAACTAAATTTTATATTGATTGAATTATAATCAGGACTTCCTATAATATCTAAAGTAGTAACTTGAACTTGAGGGAATTGATTTTCCATTTGAGTTCTTATAGACTGCTTAATTTCTTCAAAAGATGCTTGATCTATTTGTTCAAATAACCTAGCTCTAAGACCAGCCCCAAAAGTAGGATTAAAAACTCTTTCTCTAGGATCAGTTAATAAAAAATTAATAATATTATATTTTATTTGATCCTTGGTAGTGTATACAGACGAAAATACATTTTCAGCATCAAAAGGGATTTTTACCCCAATTGCTGTTGATGGCTTAAAATCTAATGGCGATATTTGTTTTAATCCGTAAGCCATTATATTTGTCCTTGTTCTTTAAGTTTTGTCATAAGGCCTGTAAAGTCTGGAACCTCGTTTATTTGTACAGCATCCAAGTTTGAACTCGCTCTTGCTGTTCCTAACATACCTTCTACACTACCGACCTTAACTTCTTTAGGTTGGAAAGCTAGTCCTGGGTGTATATTATCTGAAGTCATATTAAAGTCTTCATTTAACATATTTTGGGCAGTATCATTTAAGAATGCTGCCATAGGATTGTTTCCTGTAAATTTAATAGGTTTAGGAATAGCAGTGTTCAAAGTACCAGGTATTTTTGATTTTACCTGTTCTTGTAAGCTCTTTTTAGGGTCTGCCATAGGAGTTTTTTTAACCTCACTTAATAGTTTAGGAAGTTCTTCTTTAAGAACAGCTCTGAGCTCTTCTCTTATTAGTTTTCTTAATTGATCTACTTGTCCCATATCTTATAAATATTATTTTATACCATTTTTAAGTTTATTTATCTCTTTATCTATTTGTGATATTTTATTTAGTGTTATAATCTGAATTGCAGGGCCTCCGGTTAATAATAATAGCTTAAGCTTTCTTTTTTCATCTTCTAACTCCTCTATTTTTAATTTAGTAGTTTCCTTTTCTTTTTGTTTTACTATATTATTTGTATATTTACTAGAAGGATCTGTGCTTTTTAAGTTACTAGTAAGGGATTGGTTTTGTTTAATTAAAATCTTTCTCATCCTTTTTCTTAAAGCTTTGCCTCCTGGTAGATTATTTATAAATGATTGAAGTCCTAATTCCTGTTCATTTTCTTCTAAATTATTTAAATCAACTGTAGACAATTCTATTGAATCAAGTGAAAGATCTTGTTCATCCAAGTACTTTAAAGATTCAGAAATAGTTACTGTATCTTCAGGAGATAGTGAATCTAGTCCAGTTTTAACTAGTCCCTTTGAAGATAATATTAATTTTACTTCATTAATTATAATTAAATCTAAAGAAGCAAAAGTTGGGGTAGATTGAGCTACTATATATCCATTAGTATCTCTTGCTATTCCATATCTTCTTTTAATACTTATTCCTTCATCAGTTACTTCTTCATTAACTATTTCTATTACATATTCACCAAAAGTTCTATTTATTCTATCTTGTGCATTATTATATTTATCTAAAAAGTCTTGAAGTCCATTTACAGTACTAGATAAATTATCTATAGTTGTTTGAATTTCTGCTTTTAAATCAGATGGAGCATTTACACAATTTTCTAAATTTAGTAATATTAAATTTAATTTTTGTATAATATCATAGATTCCTATTATCATTGTTTGAACTAATCCTGCTATAGCTCCTAATAATATGTTTATTTGTCCTAATCTTTTTACTAATTTCTTTTTACCTCTTTCTTCAAAAATTTCTATTACACTAAAACTAAATCCTGTTTGAACACCAGACGGCAGGAAAAAAGCTGGTATTCCAAGTGCTATAAAAAACGCAACTAAAAAATCATAGACTCTAATTAATATAATAGCTATTTTTATTATTGCTTGAGAAGTAACTATATAAGATAGAAGTTTAGTTCCTAAAGAATTTAAATTATTAGCCGCTTTTAATATCTGTTTTAATAAAGGTATTAATTTTGTAGGAGTTATAATTTTATTTATTTTTTCTATTTGTTTTTGAACGTCTCCTCCTAATATAGAATCAGCAAGATTAACAAAAGAAGCTGGTGTATTTAATCCCTGTATAGCTATTGTATAAACTCTAATTTGATCTATTGTTCTTATTATTTTTTGTAATTCCTCATTTGGAATTTGTCTAAGATCAGTATATCTATTAAATAAACTTAAAGCATTAGTTAAAAAATTTGAAGCAACAGAAAGAGACGGAAAGGCTTTATTTAATTCTGGATTGCTTATAGGAAAGTTAGGATTATTAGTAAGATTAAATATTTCTGTTATATCCTTAGTTAAATTATATAATCCAAATTTACTATCTGGATTTTTTGCATCTCCATAACTAGTATAGTAATCGTCTATTTTTTTCTGTACATCATATGCAGCTTTTTGAAGTCTCCATTTAGATAGAGCAAAAGGATTATCTGATGGAGGCTGTTCATTAGGATTAAATTGTTTACCACCTGGTATTTCATTTATTGCATAACTTAATAAGTTACACATATCAACTTCTGCTACATCTTGTAATATGTTAGTAATACCTCTATCAATTGCTCTAGTTATAGGATTACTACTATTTTGTCTTTGAAATTTACCATATATAATACCTAAAACAGATCCTTGCGCTTTTATTATAAACTTATAAATTACAGCTATTACTTTTTCTAATCCTTTTGCAGTTGTTGTATTGGTATTTAATTTAGGATCTCCAAAATTTACAAATCCTTTTTGCCATTTTGCTTTTTGATCAGCGGAGGCATTATTAAAACTAGCAATAGCTGTAGGATTTATAGGAGGTATCATATTATCTAGTATATGTTCTTTTAGATAATATTTGTGATTCACCAACTAAAAAACCTCTAAGTCTTTCTGCTTCTTGAGAAATAGCTTGGCCAGCACCAGCAATTATTCCCATACTGGCTCCTAGATTAGATTCAGAAACATTTGAAAGCTGATCTCCAACACTTTTTAATACTGATAGTAAAATTGTTAGTTGTGTATTAAGAGTCCTTCCTAAAACTAAAGGTTCACCTAATGCTTCAGCATCATTGCCTAATTCTATTTTATTAGTATAAATTAAAACTTTATCATTAGCATCTAAGTTTATAGTTTTAGTAGAAGATAATGATACGGCTTGTTTACCAAATAAAAATATAGAATCATTTTTAGAATGTAATAATACTCTATCAGATGATAATATTATTTGATCACCCTTATATGGAAAATCTGGTTTATATGTTGGAGTTATTGCCATTATCCGTTAGATTTTTTATCTTGATCTACAGCTGATGTAAATTGATTAGATACTGGTTTAGTATTTATTTTTAAAGTTGAATCTACAATAGGGTTTCTATTGTCTGTTAAGTTTCTTCTAACTACAAATGATTTTAATGGAAAGTTTATTAGATCTGGTATATTTATTTCTTGAGTACTTGTTAAATATATTGAGGATCCATCTTTATTTATATCTTCAACTATAGAATCAAATTTATTTCTAACAACTCTATCTCCTTGTCTATTTGTTATAATAGTTATTGGATCTCCATTTTTTGTTTTTTTTGAAATCTCTGTAGTTTCATTAAGTTTTGCTAAAGTGGGTGAATTTTTTGACCAAGTATTTTCATTACTTAATACAGAAACTGTACTTCCAAATCTAATAGATTGACCAAACCTAGCTTGAATAATGGTGTCTCCTTCAAAAGGTTGTAGATCTTTTATTTCTGGATTTTCTTCAAAAGTATATCCTAAAGGAAGTGGTTTACTTTTAGTAGCATTACCTGAATATCCTGGCTTATTAGCAGAACTATTTAGATATTCTGCCCATTCTTGCATATTTGGAAATGCATTATGGTTTGGATTTTTCCACATACCATAAGCTGGCATATAATAATACTGTTGTTTTGTTGCACCATCATTTAATTTTATAGAAGGGCCAACAATAATTAAAACTATTTCGTTTACTAAGGGAATCTGTTTAATAAAATACCATATTGGATGTGCTGGTTCAGATACTTCTTTTGATTTTGAAGTTGAATAAGGAGAATATAGTAATTCAAATTTTATAGCTCCTATATCAGATGGAGATTTATAATTAAGATCTTTTTTACCTGCGGGTGTGTTTGGCCCTAATACAACAGACTTAACCCTTCCAATTTGGAAGTATTGCCCTTTTGAAAATCCTAAATCAGAATCAAATTTTGGTCCAAATGTATATGCCATTATACGCTAGGTAGTTGTTTAGGGTCTTTAATTACAATATTAGAAACCTCAGAAAATAGCTGTTCAATATCCTTTTCAGTAAGAACGCCAGAATCATCGGCATCACCAGCCTTTTTACTTTCAGCAGCTTTTTGGAAAAGATTAAGTAGTTTAAGAAGAACCTCGTCATTCTTTAAACTAGAGTCTATAAATCCTTTAAGTAAAGGTACAACTACAATAGCATCACCAGGAGTTTCAATCATATCGGCAAGCCTCATGATCTCATGTTTGATTGTAGAATCTTGATTTTTCTGCTTATCGTATACCTCTTCTACAAGATTGGCAATAGTTTTCCCTTTGAATATTTCCTTATCAAGTTCCATGACTTTTTAGAATAAATATTAATAGTCATTGTTTTCAAGATACTGATTAAGGATAGTTTTGTAGATAGTTTTTAGCTTTTTAATTACCTTTGTAATGGTATTTGACTGAGTGTCTGCCATCTCTTTAACATAGATAAAAACAGCCTTTTTATTAAAAATGTCTATATTTTCCCTTTTCTTGAATATCTCTAGGATAGCATCAGCGACCTTTAGCTCCTCTGTTTTGTCAAATAGCTCTAATAAATTGTCATCTACATATTTGATAAAAAGCTCGACCACGTCTAGCTTATCTAGCTCTGGTTCTGGTTCTTTAACAAGGATGCTATTTAGAAGGGCGTTGTCATCACTTTGTTCGCCAATCTCTGATTTTGCTACAAGTTTCTTGTAATTCTTTTGGTTATATATAATCAAATACCTTTTGGCAATTGTACCAAAATAAGAAAATGCCTTACCTTTAGACTGATCGTAAAGGTCTAATTTTTGCAAAAGAAATGATATTACTTCATACTTAAGATCTTCTATATTATCGACCTCAGTATAATAGAACTTAAATGTATGAATGATATTCTCTACTAGTTTATAAAACCCGTAGTGAATGTCTTGATTGTAAATCCTATTTCTTTCGTCTTGATTTTTTGTAGACCTATACCTTAGAATAGCCTCTTCCGTTTCAGAAGTAAAGTAATTATTTTTTGTTTTTGGCTTTCTTTTTCTAGGATCTCCTTTCTTAGTTAGTAACACCTCTTCCTCATTCAATAGTATATCACTCATATTATTCTTCTATAAATTCGTTAATTCTAGTCTGCATCTGTTTAACATTTTCCATAAGACTTAAAAACTCAGGATCAGATTGAATCCATAATTTAGAATCAATTTCATTGGCACAAGTATTTATCTCTTTCATACACTCTTTAATATTGCCAATAAACACTTGTTGTCTAACAACCATAGATTCTAACTTTCTATTTTTTTGAAATAAATTCCAAACTACGTATCCTATAATGGATAAAATCCAAACTATAATGGCTATAATTCCTGTTGTCATAATATATTAATTTTAATTTGATTCAATTTTACTAGCCATCAAATCTGCTTGATGCAATATATAAGCTATATTAGACCTCAATTCTGTATCTTTATTGTAGGTAATATAATACTGCTTATTTGCTTCTTCATACAAACCATCATGGAGTCTGATAGCTAAGAACTCGTTTTCTGAAACCTGAATACCATACTTCTGAAGTACGAATAAACTTCTTTCTGCAATTCTCATATGAGGTATAGCAGGGTTGTAATTGAACATAAGACCTTGATTTTCCCTGTGCCATTGTGATTGGTTAGGAATATAAACTGGTTCATCATTTGTACCTAGTTTACCAAGATCGTGATTAAGTGCTGAGAAAGCTAACTCTTCTGTTGTATAATTTTTACTCTGGCCAAACTTATCCCAAACCTTTTCAAATACCAAAGCTGCCTCAGTAACTCTGTTAACATGATCTAAATAACCACCAGCAAATGCATTGTGATGACTTATTTTAGTAGAGGCAGGAGAAGTAGCTAAAGTCTCTTCAATATCTTTATACATTTCAAGAAGCTTATCTTTCCTAGGACCAGAAATATATTTATCAATTAAAGAATAAAACTTGGCTAAATTATCAGCCATTTGTTCAATGCTTAACTTTTTCATAACTTATTTTATTTAGAATTCATTTTCACTATTTATCAAGACTTCAATTTCTTCTATTTTATATTTTATTTTATCTAAATGAGAATTGATTTCATCTTGAGGTCTAGAAGTGGATACTAAAGCTCTTTGGGAATTTATTAAATTGTTTAATTCGAATATTTTCCTTAATATTAATTGTTTGTATTTCATACTATAAATTTACAACTTTATTGTGTACTCTATCAATTGATCTATAGAGTGAAATGCTTTGCCTTTAACTTTATTATTAAAAATAATTTTTTTACTTATATCTTCATATGTATTTGCTACATAGATTATCTCTTCTATAATAGAAGCATTTAACATTTTTAATACTATAGGATAGTTAGAACAGCCTGTTAAATCTTCAATAGAATCACAAATTTCCGTATCCGATTTACAAACTTCATATTCGTAATCAATATAGTTATTATTTAATTCCTGTTTTAATTTTTGGCACTTACTACAACCTTCTAATATTAATAATTTAATCTTGTTCATAAAATTCTTTATCTATTTTTTGCATAATTTCATACCACATGCTTTTTTCTTCATCTTTCATAGTATCAAATGTCATTGATAAATAAATATATAGTGCATCTAATTGCTCTTCTGTTAATTTATCTCCATCTATTTGAAAATCTTCTGCTTGCATAATAGCTAGTTTAAAGGTATTTATCCTTTTTTTAGAGTGTAATTGACTTTGTTTTTCATCTGTAGCTTATATCTAAAACCCTTTAGCGGACTAAACCGTCGGATATGGCCGATATTATTTTAGGCTTTCACTACCAATTATTTTTGTATACCTGAAGCATATATTAGTCTTTACTCCTGGTAGTCGTATAGCTTACTCATTCTAAAACTCACTCATGGAATTTAACCAAGCTATGGCATAGAGCCTGAGTATACGACATTAGTTTTACTAATATACAACAAATATTTGAAACAGAAAAATTTTTTTTAATAAATATTTTTTTATGTCATTTTTTTGTCTTATATTTGATAAATGGACAAAGAGTTACTCGTATTAGGATTATTAGAAACAGTTCTTGGCAAAGGAAAAGGTTCTAAAACCACTATGGATTATGCATTCTATTGCCCAGTTTGTAAGCATCATAATCCTAAGTTGATAGTGAATATTAAGTCTGGACAATATAATTGTTGGACTTGTCATCCTGCTACTAAAGGTAAAACACCGGTATCGCTATTAAAAAAAGTAGACGCTCCTACTGAAAAGATTCTTGAGATGAAGAATTACTTTCAAGGAGATAATACTAAGATTGATACTACTAAATCAAATAAGGTAACCCTGCCAGAAGAGTTTCTTTCGTTATATAACCCAGATAAATCTCTTGAGTGTAGACATGCTTTGACTTATCTAAAGAAAAGAAACATTTCTATTCAAGACATACAAAAGTACAATATTGGGTATTGTAAGACGGGTAGATATAGAAATAGAATCATAGTGCCGTCTTATGACAAAAATGGCAATATAAACTATTTTATAGCCAGATCATTTGAACCAGATCCTGCTCGTAAATATGATGCTCCAAGTTGTAATAAAACAGAACTTATAGGCCTAGAGTACTTTGTTAATTGGTCTATTCCTATTATATTATGTGAAGGTATTTTTGATGCCATTGCAATTAAACGTAATGCTATTCCATTATTTGGAAAGACTATACCTCAGTCACTCATGATGAAATTAGTAGAATCTGAAGTAAAAACAGTATATTTAGCATTAGATAAAGATGCTCTTAAAGAAGCTCTCAATTATTCACAAAATCTTCTTAATCTTGGTAAAGAAGTTTATTTAATAGAATTAGAAGGTAAAGATCCTTCTGACCTTGGTTTTAATAATATGACCAAGTTATTACACACTGCGAAGCCAATGTCTTTCGGAGACCTGCTTCTCAAAAAAATACAACTAATATGATTGAACAAAACAAGAATGTCTATAGAGATAAGTTCTTAAAAAGAATCGTTGAGACAGATCCTGAGCTTAGACAAATTACTTTACATGATTCAAGGTATTATCAAAGATCTCCTGGTGTTTTCTATCCCTCTGTTACTACTATCCTAGGCTACTTTCCTAAAGGTGCTTTTTTTGAAACGTGGATTAAAGACATGGGGCATAATGCTGATATTGTTATGCGTCGCGCCGGTGATGAAGGAACTCAAGTACACAACGCAGTAGAGAAATTCTTAAAAAATGAAGAGATTAGATGGATTGAACCTGATGGCAAGGTTAACTATCATACTCATGTATGGAAGATGATTTTAGGATTCACAGACTTCTGGACAACATATAAGCCAACCCTTTTATTGTCAGAAGAATTCATGTTTAGTGATACACATAAGTATTCTGGAACCCTAGATCTATTGGTAGATATCAATGGAGAAAAATGGCTTCTAGATATTAAAACCTCAAACGCAGTTCATGAAAGCCACCACTTACAAATGTCAGCCTACACTAAAGCTTATGAAGAGAAATACCTCCAAAAAGTGGATCGTAACGGTATCGTATGGCTTAAATCTACAAAGAGAGGGCCAGATAAGGCAGGCAAAAAAATGCAAGGTGCAGGATGGGAAATAATTGAAGGAAAGAAGACAGTAGACGAGTACTTCAATATGTTCTTACATACCTATGAAACTTACAAGATTATGCACCCGGAGACTGAAATTGAATTACTTACTCTTCCTAATACTGTTAAACTTACAGATTAATATTTATTGGTAGTATGATTAAGCTACTAGATTTATTGAAAGAACAACCTGAAAATGGTAATAAGGCTATTGTCATGGCCGGCGGAGCCGGAGCAGGCAAATCTAATATAGTTAGGCAACTTAGACCGGACCTTGAAAAATCAGGCTGGCAAGAACTTAATGCTGACAAGTATGTAGAAGATAAAGATAGTCCTATGTATAACAGTTTAGGTAAGGCGTCTAGTTATATAGAGAAGGTTGATCTACCTAATACTATAAAAAGTGGTAAGAATTTTCTTTATGATACTACAGGAACAAATGTAGACAGAGTAAAGAATATAGAATCCTCAGGCTATGACATAATGATGATCATGGTTTATACCAATCCGGTTGTAAGTTTTTTGAGGAACTTTAAGAGAGAAAGAAAGGTACCAACTGTTGGAGTATTATCAAGTTGGAATAATGTATATAAAAATATCTCTACATATAAAAGTATGTTTGGAGATAACTTTTTATTAGTACAATCAGAGGTTAGTCCTGCAGAACAGAAGATGGTTGGCGCATTTATGAAGGCGTATAATTCTGGAAAGCTAAAAGAATTCTTTTCTGAACTATTATCTTCTGGTCAATTTAAGTCTACATTTAAAAAAGATCCTACTAAACAAAAATCTCCTGAAGAAATAGCAAAATCTAAAGAGCTAGTTGATAAACAAATAGATATCTTAGCTGGACAGTTTGAAGATATAGAAAAACAAGTTGAGTCTCTAAAAGACGATAGTACTGAAAGTGTTGTGTCTAAAGCAAAATCATTTATTACACCATGATTAATTTCGAACAACTAGGAAGACAAATAGCAGAAGATATACTAAGAGAAGCATCACCAGATGTAGGACCTTGTTTTTATCCTGGTAAATTTAAGCCTCCTCACAAAGGACATTTCGAAGCTACAAAGTATTTAGCATCTTTAAATTATATTAATAAAGTATATGTTATTATATCTAATGTTACTAAGTATGGTATAACTCCTGAAGATTCTCTTTATATTTGGCAAGAGTATCTTAAAGCAGAACCAAATCCTAAAATAGATGTATCAATATCTAAAGAGTCTACACCAATAAAAGACATCTTTGCGTTCATGGCAGAGAATCCTGATGTTGATCCAGTATATGTTGCAGGCGGGGCCGAAGAAGTTGAAGATATTGGATACTTTGATTCTATACAAAAAAGATTTCCTAATAGAGTTAGAAAAGAAACTATACCAGATCAATTTGGTAGAATATCTGCAACTCAAATGAGAGATACAATTAAAGCCGGCAATTTTGAAGAGTTTGTTAAATTCATCCCAGACTCAGCATATAATAAGGGAGTAGCTAAAGATGTCTTTGGAAGACTATTGAAAATAATGAAATGACACTAGAACAAAGACAATATATAATAGAGGATTTTATACAGTTTGTAAAAAGCAAACTTGATATAGATAAGCTTCCTACAACTAGTTTTATAAATGATCGTGAATGGGCTACTGAAAAAAGAAGCTTTGGACAATATGATCCAAATAAAAGACACTTAGACGTTTATATAGGTAATAGAAACCTAGCAGATATACTTAGAACCTTATGCCATGAATTAGTTCACCATAGACAAAATGAGCTTGGTAAATTATATAATAATGCTGGAGAAACTGGTTCTAATATAGAAAATCAAGCTAATGCTTTGGCAGGTATAATGATGAGAGATTATGGTAAGACTAATGATCTTATTTATGAGTCTTTTCTTCCTACTCTTAAACAAATATATGAAGTAGAAAGTAATAGTGGTATTCAAATCTATTGTGATATGGATGGAGTTCTATGCGACTTTGATGCAAGGTTTGAATATTTTTATAACATGTCCCCCTCAGAATACAGAAAACAATATAAACCAGAAAAAGCAAATGAGTACCTAACTAAAGCAGTAGACGAAGTAGGTATTACATACTGGAGTAAAATGCAATGGATGCCTGGAGGCCAAGAACTATGGTCTATAATAGGTAAATATAATCCTATAATCTTAACTAGTCCTGGTCAATTTGAATATGCTGAAGAAGGTAAATTAGAATGGATTAAAGATAATTTAAGTCCACAACCAAAAGAAGTTATATTCGCCGAGTCCGGAAATAAGCATTTAAAGATGATAACTGACCCAAAAAAATCTATATTGATAGATGACTATTGGACAAATCTAGCTCCATGGAAAACACTAGGTGGTATTGCAGTAATGCATAAAGATATTAATAAAACAAAAGATATATTAAGTAAATTTAGAATAAATGAGGTTAAATATTCTAAACCTAATTTTAATGTAGAATGGGAAGAAGCAATTCGATATCCAGAACTTAAAAAAATAGGTAAAGATAATTGGGAGAAGATATCTAAAAAAGGATATATAACAAAATACTCTAAAATAAAAGATGTCCTTGGAAATGTAGACTTAAATTTTAATAGTCTAGAAAAAGAAAAAAAACAAAGATTCCAATCTGCGTTTAAAAAAGGTCAAATAGAAATGCCAATAGCAGTCAAATTTTCTAATTCTGATTATGATCTTCTAGCTGGTAATACAAGACTTTCTGGATTAGTTAATAATGGAGAAGATCCTAATATTTGGATTGTAGACATTTCTAACTTATAAAATAAAAATACTGTTATGATACCAAAAGAGTCTACGTTAAAAAAAGAGTTTAAGAAAAGTGAAGTTCAAAGGATGAGAAACATTATCACCGGAAATACTGGTGATAGAACTCAGGTACTTGGAGGTTGGGAAGCTACAATAGAAGAACATAAAGAAGGAGATACTTGGGAAGAAGGTGGAAAAAAATGGACCATTAAAAACGGTATCAAACAGTCTATTACCAAGCTAGATAAGTTCAAACATCTAGTATCTTTACCACTTACTTGTCCTAGTTGTAAGAAGCCTATGAAGGCTAATGAACTAAACAAGAAGATGTATTCAGTACACAAAGTATGTTTGAACTGTGTCATTGATATGGAAGCTAAACTTAAGCTAGAAGGTAAGTATGAGCAATATGAGAAGAATATTCTTAATATGAATAAGAATGCTAGCCTTGAAGAGTTTGAACAGGCTTTAGATTCATGGCTTGAGGAAAAAGATACTTTTGTTACTGAACAAGGAGATATTGAAAGTTGGCAAGGCGGAGATAAGACTCATATATATAAACAGCTCAAAGAAAAGATACAGGAGTTTAGGAAAACAGATATTTATTAGTAAATTATAAAAGAATATTATAATGCATAATATATCAGAAAAAGCTGCATCTAAACAACAACAAAAATTAATGGGCATAGTTCGTGCCCTTCAAAAAGGAGATATGAAACCATCACAAGCATCAGGAAAAGCAAAAGAAATGGCTAAATCAATGAAAAAAGGCGATGTAAAAGACTTCGCTGCAACTAAACATAAGGGCCTTCCTAAAAAGGTTAAGAAAGAAGACTATGATCCTACTAAGATGTATGTAGTTCTTAGACCTGTAGATAATCTTGACGCAGCTGGATTAATTAAAGAATTGAATCCTTTAGAAGGACTTGCTCCTCTAAATGTTAATATGGAAGATGTTATAAGTGTTACTGCTGATGCTTCTCAAGCTCAAGAAATAGCAGCAGAAGCATACAAAAAATATATGGACGAATCTTTTCAACTTGAAGAAAAGAAAGGTAAAGTTGGAGATAAGTTAAAAAAGACTATCGACCATCTTGAAAAGAAGCGTAAAGAGCACGTTGATATGGCAAAAGAAGATCCTAAAAATGCTTCTCAACATAAAGAACATATTGCTAAACTTGCATCTCAAATCGACGATCTTATGAGTAAGATGGAAAAGATTGAAAAGAGCAAGAAAAATGTTGAGAAAGAAGAAGATAAAAAAAAAGATATTAAAGAATCTAGCTTAAATATAGGTGATAATTTAAAAGTTGGAGATAAATTTGTAAAAAAAGATAATCAAGTATTAACAATTCAAAAAATAGAAGGCGATAAGGTTTACTTAGAATCTGATAAATTTAAAGGAAAATTATGGCAATGGCCTAAAGAAATATTTGATGCAGATGTTAAATCTGGTGAGCTTAGATGGCAACCAAAACAAGACTAATGGAACCATACGCTTTATTTATAGGAACATTGATGCAAAGCCGTAATCAGGCTCACATCTACCATTTACAGACAAACTCTTTTGCCGCTCACAAAGCTTTGCAAAAGTATTACGAAGAGATTGTAGATTTGATCGACGGTTTAGTTGAGTCATATCAAGGAAAATACGGCATTCTTCGTGGATATGCAATGGCAAATCAGATAAAAGAAGATGATAATGCGATTCTTTACTTCGAAGGTCTTTGTAAGTTTGTAGAAATGATTAGAACAAAAGTTCCACAAGATTCATATATCCAGAATGAGATTGACAATGTAGTTAATCTTCTAGAATCTACTAAGTATAAACTTAAATTCCTAAAATAATGAATACGCCAGAATTTAAAAAGCATGTAACTAATCTTTTAAAAGAGGAAGACCTTCCTAAAGAAAAAAATATAGTAGATACAAAATCTGAACTACAAAAATATTTTAGAGACCTTTCTTCTATTACAATACCTAAATTAAATGGGGCTGATTCTAAAGAAATTCAATCTTTTGCAACTATAATTAAGGCTATTCTAGATGACCTAGGAAGAGGATCTATATCTCCAACATTACAACAGGTATTAAAAGTATATGATACTAGGACTCAAAATTTACCATAGTGGAAAATAATCTTGAGACATATGGAGATTTAAAACAAGCTATACAATCTATTGCAAAAAAACAAAAGACTGATAAAATAGCTGGAGTTGCTGTAGATGCAATATTAGATTTTGTTCCTGGATATGGCGCAGCAAAAACAACATTCCAGTTTATAAAAGCAGCCGTTACAAAACCAGACGGTCAAAAATCACAAACATGGTTAGATCGTCTTGATATTGATGATAAAATGGCTGCTATTGTAGATAATAATGTAGAAAATGGTTTTATGCAAACAATAGCTAAAGCTATAGATAAAGAACCTAATGATAAAAAATTAGAGCTTGATTTTAATATGAATGCAAAAATGGTTAACTATCTTCAGGATAAGTATCAAGGTAGACACATAGCAGGTATAAAAGAATCTAAAATAGATAAAGATAAACTTTCCCAAATAAAAAAAGGTATTGAAGTTGAGATGGAGCATACTGATGATCCTAAAATAGCTTTAAAAATAGCTTTAGATCATATTAAAGAAGATCCTAAATACTACGATAAACTAATTAAAGCAGGGCTTGAAGAATTAAATGAGGGAGAATTTTGTCCTCAATGTTTAGCTGAATATATAAAAGATCATGCTAACTCTTTACAAGAAGCAGAGTACAAAGGTAGAAAAGTACAACTAGGAAAACCAATGGCCGGCGATATTAAAAAGTTTAAGGTGTACGTAAAGAATGCCAAAGGAAATGTTGTTAAAGTTAACTTTGGACAGAAAGGAGTAAAGATAAAAAAGAATAATCCTGAAAGGAGAAAAAGTTTTAGAGCAAGACATCATTGCGACACTAATCCAGGACCAAGATGGAAAGCTAGATATTGGTCATGTAGAAAGTGGTAATATGATTAAACTATTAGATATATTATTAGAAATGTATCCGCCATATAGATCCGATATGGTTAAAAAAGTAAGATACAAAGCTTCTGATACCTGGACTAATGATCCTGATATAACTGAAGCGGATCCTAAAAAAGGTAGTGGTAAAAAGCCAAAGGGATCAGACCGCAGATTATACACAGATGAAGATCCTAAAGATACTGTTAGTGTAAAATTTAAAACAGTTAAAGATATAAAAGATACACTATCTAAAAGTGAATTTAAATCTAAATCACATGCTAGACAGTCACAGATTATAAATTTAATACACCAAAGAGTCAGAGCAGCTTACGGTAAAGCTAAAGACTCTGAAGTAAAAGCTAGATTAAAAAATGGATTAGATTATATTGAATCTCGTAAAGAAGCATCAAAAGAAAAAACTAAACGTTTAAATAAAGTAAAAGAAACAGCAGATCCACAATCAGGCAAAGCAGCCCTGTATGGTTCTGGTTATGCTCCTGTTAAAAATAAAAACAAATGATAAAACTTATTCAACTGTTAACTGAAGCTAAAGAAAGCTTTGAAACCTTTGCTCAAACACGTGCTAAAGGCGCAGCTAAAATAGCAGCTACCGCTGAAGAAAAAGGTGGATTATCTTTATTAACTTGGCATCATTTTAAAGTTAAAGCTCCATATTATAAAAAAGCTACTGAAGGTAAGTTTGATAAAGAAGCAGCTAAAAAAGAATTTGAGCAGACATATAAAAAGATATCCTTAAATATGACTCAAATTGAATTTCAACGTGAAGTTGGACGTTTAGAAGTATTAGGTGAACTATTAATAAGAGAAAAATAATATAAATTTATAAAAAGGTTATAAAATGTCATATCTAAATACCCCAATCCCAATTGTTGAATCTTTTATTAGAGGAAACTTTCTAAGAAATCAAGAAGATTCTTTTGATAAAAAATTTCCATGCTATATATTTGGCATGTCGTCAATACCTGCTCAAGCACCATTATTTCATTTTATGATGGAAGATGGTGGACTCTGGTGGAGAATGCCAATTCATGCCTTTTGTTGGAAAGAAGATGCTCCTCAACAAGAGTTAGATGAACTTGTTTTGTGGGATTCATTTACATATCATGTAGGTGCAACTTGTTTTCCTATATTAAAAAATAAGACTTGTAAGTTCACATCAAGAAGAAGAATTCAATATTCAGGAAAATATTTATTTACCTTAGATTGGGGAAGTTCTGATGATATGAGCGATACAGATTTTGGATTAAGTGAATTTCCTTCTCAACATAAATGCGGACATTTTATTCAAATGGATAATGGAAATTTTGCAATACAACCTAATAATAGATTAATTATTCATGATCCGTCATTTACAGTTAAACAAGATATTGTTATAAATAGAAAATATAATACTACTTCTTGGACTGCAGAAAGAAACAGTAGGTGGGTTACACCTGATACTGATGTTTTTAATTATGATCATACTGACTTAGAATCTGGTGAATCAAATAAAGAAAGATCTAAAATATATAATGAATTAGATAATGAAACTAATATTTGATCATTCTTTAAGTATTTATAATGGTAAATATCCTCTAATTTATTTAGAAGCTGAAAGAGAAAATGAATCTGCTAAATCCATGTTTGAAAATGGATGGATTGTTTATTATAAAGATAATCAGGAACACTGGTATCAAACACAATCTTCAAGACTAAAAATACAAGAAATTTCTAGTAAAAGAAAAAATCAACTATCTAAAATAAAAATATCAGGACATACAGAAAACAAACAAATAGAAACCCCACCAGACCTACAACTTTATAATCACGGAAAATTTGAAGACTTTTTTTTTGACGATCTTTTTTGGGGTAGGATAATCTATATAGAAGATCAAGTATTATTCTCTGTCATGAATGAAACAAAAAGTAAAAAGTCTTATGGAACTCTTTCATTTTATTACTTACTAAAAAAACTTATAAATGACTATGAGTATTTATATATAGCTGATTATTTTGATATTTTCAACTATAAAAACAAATTACAGGGGTTTGAATATTGGAATGGAATTACTTGGAAGTAGTATAAATATGATAGATATATTAACCTCCCAACTTTAATTGATAGGCAGATATTTATATTCATATGATAAAGCTTAAAGATATATTATTAGAAATGGCTAAAACAGATATTCACTATCAGAATATTTTACAGGCTTTTAATAATGGAAATGCTGAAATTAGAGATCAAATATCTAGAGCCGTATCAAAAACCCCTTATACTTTAGAAAAAGATTTAGAATATTTAGGATATGATGACATTACCGATATAGAAAAAGAATTAGATTTAAATCCTTTAGAAGAAGCTTGTTGGAAAGGATATAGAAAAGATCCAAAAAATCCAATGAAAAAAGGAAAAAAAGGTAATATGGTTCCTAACTGTGTTAGAGTAAGTGAAGCAAAAAAGAAAAATAAGGTTAATCCTGCTTATCTTACTAAAGATGCAGCAGCAATGAAAAAAGAAATTGATAGAGTAAAAAAGTTAAAGTCCGATGATCCTTCAGCATATGGTAAGTGGGACGCAGATTATTCAGATAAGGGTAAGACTAAGAAGTACAAGACTAAGAAGAGTGCAGCAACTTCTGCTTACGAAAAAAGATTTGGTAAAAAAGAAAAGTAATGAAACTACAAGAACTATTACAACAGTTAGTTGAAGAGAGACTTAAGTTTCATCATTCTAATGCACCAGATGCAAAAGGTAAGTTTAAAGAGTTGCCAGCAGAAAAGTTAGCTAATTGGTTGATTAGAACAAGAAAAGGTAACATGAGCAAAATAACTGGCTCATTAAACCAACAAGCTAATTTTAACCGTAAAGATGATCCTGCTTATGCAAGGAAAATGGATAGGACTAGAGAGATAGTTAAAAATAAACTAGATAAAAAGAAAAAGAAATGAAAAAACAATTAAATGAAGTAAAAAGAATGCAGCAATTAGCTGGTATAATTAAGGAATCTCAATTAGATGAATTTGATATAAACCAATTTTTATCCGGAGGAGATCAAGCACCAGTTAAATCCTCATTTGAAGGAAAATGGACAGACATTAATAATAAAGAAGAATTTATTAAAAAATTTAATATTGATAGTTCGTCTCCTTTAGTTGATATTGTGTCTAGAGCAATTGGATCTGCAAAAAATTATGCCATTACAAATAAAGATGGTAAATTTTACGTGTATACTTTTACACAAACTGCAAATCCAGGAAATCCTTCACAAGCATTTAATTCATTAGAAGACGCTAAAAAAAGTGTTAAGGAAATTAGATAAAAAAAAAGAAATGATCAATAAATTAGATATATTAAAACAATTACTCATTCTTGAGTATGACGCTGAAATAGAAAAAGCACTAGCAAACAAAGCAAAGTCTACTGGTATATCTAAATCAATACTTAAAAGTGTTTATGCTAAAGGTTTGGCAGCTTGGAAAACAGGACACCGTCCTGGAGTTGGTCAACACCAATGGGCAATGGGCAGAGTAAATTCATTTGTAACAGGTAAAGGTGGAGCAAGAAAAGCAGATAAAAGTTTATGGAAAAAAGCAAGTAAATCTAAAAAGAAAAAATAAAATGACTAACATTTCATTCTTTAAAGCTCTTTTAATGAAAGAGTTAAATGAAAAAGATCTTCCTGGAAATCAAGAGAGAATAGCAGGAGCTGCCGAACCTAAAGATAAAATTACTGCTGCAGACTTTGCAGCACTTCGTGCTAAAAACGAAGAAGAAGATGATGATAGTGGTGGAGGAACTTTAAAGATTGAAAAAGAAGGTGATAAATACTATTGGACATGGAATCCTAAATCAGGAAAAAGTCAAAAATCAAATGATGGGTTTGAATCCAAAGCTGACGCACAAAGAGATTTTATGAGAAAATCAAAGTACATGAAGGAATCTGAAGGTCAAGATCATGAAGTATCAATGGCTCAAAATAGTCTTAAGTCTATTATAAGCTCAGCAAGTCAATTGATGAATATGTTAGGCCAAGATGAAAAAGATATTCCAGCTTGGATACAAGATCATATTACTAATGCAGAAAACTTTATTAATCAGGCTTCAAAGAATTATCATGAATATCATAACGGTGAGCATGATATGGATGAACTTCCAGATGGTACACAAGAAGTACCTGCAGGTGATGCAGAAGATTTAGACATGGCTCTTAAATCTATGATGGAAAGTGTTATCAAGCGTAAAAAAGCAAAATAAATAATGCCAGTGAGTAACCAAGATATATTAAAGACTATACTCTTACAAGAGTTAGATAGGATGGAGCCTGAAACTTCTACGTTTGAGGATGATCCTATGCAGTTCATATTGAAGAAGTATGCAGGACTTAAGAACACTCTTGAGTATCTTATGACTCCTTCATTTGAAGAATATATAACTGGTATATATGTAGTTGCTCCTAAGCCAACAACATTTAAAGTTGTTCTACATAATGGTCAATTCTTATTCTTACAGTTCATGGGTAAAGCTTATGAAGCAACTGTAGAAGGAAGAAAATACTATTTAATGTCTATTGGTGAGAAAGAAAGATGCATGATTGCAATATCAAGGCTTCTTAGGTTTGGTAATCCTTTAAAGACTAAAGGACCTGATGGAGCAGAACAAGCGACTAGAGATTCAGAAGGACCTTCAGAAGAAGCAGGACCAACTCCACCAGCAGAAACATCAGCACCAGAAGCAGGAGGAGAAGAGTTGACAGAGTCTAGGATATTAGAGAGTATTTTAACTAATTATGTATTGGAAGCAGAAGGTGAGCAAAAAAAATCTGTTCTTTTTGAAACGGCTTTAGTAATAGCATGGCATAAAATAAATAATAGAAAAATACCAAAAGGAGCAGTAAGTGATTCAGAAGTTAACCAGATAAATAGTAAATACCCAGATTTAATAAATAAAGCAAAAAAAGCTCTTATTGCAACAAATTTAACCGGTGGAGAATATGCTATATCTACAGGTAAACTTAGTGAGCCATTAACAGAGTTTTGGAGTTTTTATAAAGCAAAAAATAAGACATCAAAATCTGATGTAATAATAGGAGGTGCGAGAATATCAGTAAAAGCAGGACCGTCTCAATTAATGAGTGGAGTAAAAGAAGAAGCTAAGGCCACATTTTATGCAGCATTAGAAAAAACCCCAGAGTTAATACAAACAGAAGAAGTTCAAAATATTTTAAAACAAATAAATAAATTTGCTAAAGGAGGAAGAACCCAAGGAAATATAAGAACATCACTAAAAACAGGAGAAGATAAAGCTTTAAATACAGCAAATGCAGCAAATAAAAAAGCAATGGCTGCTTTAGAAAGTTTATTTGAAAATAATCCTACTTTTACAAAAGCATTTGTAATTGAAGCAATGTCTGGAGAAAAAAAATTTGGAGCAGATAGCCCTGCAACCGCAGAATATATTTTATCTGTAGATAAAAATTATGAAAATGCTAAACTTGTTAAAATAAAAAACGATTCTTACGCAAAAAAAGTAGCAGGACAAATAAAAGTAGATGTTAGATTTAAAACAGGATCTATAAAAAGTAAAGGAGAAAAAACCGGAGAGTACGGATATGCTACAGTTTTAGGACTCCAGTATAATCCAGAAGATATTAATGAAATAGATTCTAGTAGCATTAAAAATTTCTTTTCTAGTGCATGGAATAAATTAAAATCTTCATTATCATCTTTACTTAATTTTTTTATAGGAGATCCTGAAAATGTAGATGTAGATGTTGAAGGGGAGGATCTTGTAGATTTTTCTTAATTTATTCTAAAATAAATTTTTTTATTTCAATTATTTGTTGTATATTAGCCATAAATTAATAACATGGCAAAAAAAGATACAATCTATAGAACAATAAACACTATAGAAGGAACAACAATCCACATCTACGAAGACGAAAAAGGGACTACAAAACCACACTGTGCCACAGGCCCTGCTATCCTTTACTCTAAAGGACATAATAAGCAAGACGAATACTATTTGTTTGGAGTCAAGTACGATTATGATAGATGGCTAGAATTATCTAGGCCTTTAAGGAAAGTACTTACCAAAGAAGATTTTGTTGATTGATAAATATTTATAAGTAAATGTGCAACCATGTCATTTAACTTAAGAAAGTATTTAGTTGAAAACAATCTTACCATAATCTCTAAGATCAGAGAAGAGGAAGATATGGAGGTAGAACCTTCAAAAGATGATCTCAAACAATCTGAAAAAGACTTTAGGAATCTAGATAAAGATAAAAAAGAACTAGAAGATCTTAAAAGCCAAATAAAAAAGGCTATATATAAGTATTCAGATAAAGACGATGATGGTAAAATAAAAAGAGGTCCTAATGGTGAATTAAAAATAACAGATATGGCCGCATATAAAGAGGCTGTAGGACAAATTCCATACGATATACAAAGACTACAAGCAAAAATTAAAAGAATAGAAAACCCTAAATTAGATTCAGATGAAGAAGACAATTAGTATTGTAGTGATATGCCTTTTAGCTTTATTAGCAGTTTGGTATGTATTCATTTACAAAGCCCCTAAATTTGATACAAAACCTTTTGAACAAAAGATTGATTCACTTGAACATAGTATTGACTCTATACAAATAGAAAACATTCATTTAGAAGGAGCTATTAGTATATTAGAACAAGATAATGAATACTTGGTAGTTAAAGTGGTTAAGTTAAATGAAAAAGTCTTAGATTTGAAAGGTGATCTTAAAGACGCTAAAAATGCTTTAAAATATACTCCTACTCAAGTAGATAGTTTTTTTGTAGCTAAGTATCCTAACGAATACATTTTAGTATCTGAAGATACAACTCAACTTCCTTTAGAAGTAAGTAAAGCGGTTGTTGTTGATCTTCAAGAAGGAGAAACAAATGAGAAATTAGTAGTAGCACAAGACAGCGTTATAGTTACTTTAGATCAGTCTCTTAAGAATCGTGAAGAGGTTATTGTTAAGTTAAGAGACAAAGAAGCTAACTATATTCAAATAGATAAAGACAAATCAAGCCAAATTGACAACTATAAAATACAAGTTGATGGTTTGAAAACAGAAGTAAAAAAAGCTGATCGCAAACTTAAATTTGGTAGATTCCAAAAAGTAGTCTTAGGCGCTGTGATCTTAGGTTTATTAATAATCAAATAATGTCTGACAACCAGATATCGATAAAAGAAAAGATTAGAGAAGAGTTTGTCAAGTGCGCGACAGATCCTGTATACTTCATGAAGAAGTACTATATGATCCAGCACCCACAAAGAGGTAGGCAATTCTTTAATCTTTATCCGTTTCAAGAAAAGGTTCTTAAACTGTTTCAGAAACATGATTATTCAATCATAAATAAGTCAAGGCAGTTAGGTATATCTACCTTAGTATCTGCTTACTCATTATGGTTAATGCTCTTTAATAAAGATAAAAACGTTCTTGTTATTGCTACTAAGCAAGATACTGCCAAGAACATGGTAACTAAAGTAAGATTTGCTTATCAAAACTTACCAAGTTGGCTTAAGATAGGAACGGCTGAAGATAATAGACTTAGTCTAAAATTAGTAAATGGTTCTCAAGTAAAAGCAGTATCTGCTGCTGGTGATGCTGGTCGTTCTGAAGCTGTATCGCTACTAGTTATAGATGAGGCTGCGTTTATTGATAATATTGAAACTATCTTTACAGCTGCTCAACAAACATTGGCAACAGGTGGTGGTTGTATAGCATTATCTACTCCTAATGGCGTAGGTAACTGGTTTCACAAAACTTATACATCTGCTCAAGAACAACAAAATAGGTTTTTACCGATCTCTCTTCCTTGGACAGTTCACCCTGAACGTAATCAAGATTGGAGAGATGAGCAAGATACAATATTAGGTAAGCGTAATGCTGCTCAAGAGTGTGATTGCGACTTTGCCACATCAGGTAATACAGTTATAGAACCAGATATACTAAATTGGTATGAGCAGAATATGATCTCAGAACCAATAGAAAGGCGTGGATTAGATAAAGCATTGTGGTTATGGGAATATCCCGATCCAATGAAATATTATGCCCTGGTTGCTGACGTTGCACGTGGTGATGGTAAAGATTACTCTTCTTTTCACGTTATAGATATAGAATCTGTAACTCAAGTAGCAGAGTATAAGTCGCAAATAGATACTAGAGATTACGCTAATATAATATTAAGTGTTGCATCTGAATATAATAATGCCTTAGTTGTAATTGAGAATGCTAATATAGGTTGGGATGTAATTCAAACAGTATTAGAAAGAGGTTATAACAATGTACATTATAGTTATAAGCAAGATCAAAACATGGACTTTACCAAGTATGTAGATAGATTTAATACTCAGACTGGTTTAGTTCCTGGCTTTAGTACAACAGAAAAAACTAGGCCTTTAGTTATAGAAAAGATGAGAGATTTTATAGAGACTAAATTAGCAAACATAAAGTCGATAAGACTTTTAGAAGAGTTAAGAGTCTTTATTTGGAAAAATGGTAAAGCACAAGCAATGCAAAGTTATAATGATGACTTAGTTATGTCTTTTGCTATCGCAATGTATTTAAGAGAAACAAGCCTTAGATATAGAAAGACAGCAGAAAATTTAACTTATGCTGCATTAAATAGTTTTACTAGAACTCAAGATGATAGTATTAGTTATAATGCTAATAATCAATATAATCAAAACCCTTGGGCTATGAATATTAATACTCCTATGGGTGGCGAAACACAAGATTTAACTTGGTTAATTTAATAATATGGCAGAACAACAACCGCAAAAACAAAACAATTTATTCTCTACCTTAAGACGTCTGTTTTCTACAGATGTTATCATTCGTAATGAGGGTGGAGATATGCTTAAAGTAATTGACACAGATACTATACAAAGATCTGGTGTTATTCAAACCAACTCTTTAATTGATAGATTTAATAAGGTATATACTACATCAACAGCTTATGGTGTAAACCTTAACTTAGCACAGAACTACCAATCAGCAAGGGTTCAAATATATGCAGACTATGACGCGATGGATACAGATGCTATTTGTTGTTCAGCATTAGATATCGTAGCAGACGAATGTACACTTAAAAATGAACAAGGTGAAGTATTACAAATTAGATCTTCTGATGAAAACATTCAGAAACTCCTCTACAATTTATTTTATTCTGTACTTAATATTGAATTTAATCTTTGGTCTTGGGTTCGCAACATGGCTAAATACGGTGACTTCTACCTCAAATTAGAAATTGCAGAAAATTATGGTGTTTATAATGTAATTCCTTTTTCAGCGTATAATATTATCCGTGAAGAAGGATATAATCCAGAAAACCCACAAGAAGTAAGATTTAAGTATGATCCAAATGCAACTTTGGCTTCATCTACAGGATATAGTTCACAAAAAAACAATGATACAGGTATTTGGTTTGATAACTTTGAAATGGCACACTTCAGATTAACTGGAGATGTTAACTATCTTCCTTATGGTAGATCTTATTTAGAACCAGGTCGTAAGTTGTTTAAACAGTATGTGTTGATTGAAGATGCGATGTTGATTCATCGTATTGTAAGAGCACCTGAAAGACGTATTTTCTATGTAAATGTAGGAGCTATACCTCCAGGTGAAGTAGATAATTACATGCAGAAGATGATTCAAAAGATGAAGAAAACTCCTTTGATTGATCCAAATACAGGTAATTATAATCTTAAATATAATCAGCAAAACCTATTAGAAGACTTCTTTATCCCTGTAAGAGGTAATGATACATCTACTAAAATAGATACTGCAAAAGGTCTTGATTATAATGGTATTGAAGACGTAGCTTATTTCCGTGAAAAGTTATTTGCAGCCCTTAAAATACCTAAAGCTTTCATGGGTTATGAAAAAGACTTAACTGGTAAAGCTACACTTGCTGCAGAAGATATTCGTTTTGCTAGAACTATTGAAAGACTACAAAGAATTATCATTAGTGAATTAACTAAGATTGCATTAGTTCACTTATACGCACATGGATATACTAATGAGTCTGCCGCTAACTTTAGCCTTTCATTAACTAACCCATCTATTATTTACGATCAAGAAAGGATAGCACTCTTTAAAGAGAAGATTGATTTGGCTAAACAAGCAATGGAAGGATCATTATTACCTAGAGATTTTATTTACGATAAGATATTCCACTTCTCTGAAGATCAATATGCTGAACTTGAAGATATGATTATTGAAGATAAGAAAAGAGAGTTTAGATACGCACAGATCCAAGAAGAAGGCAATGATCCTGCAGAATCAGGACAGGCATACGGAACGCCTCACCAGATAGCTAGTCTATATGGAGGCAAAGAAGATTCTATGTTGAATGTACCTTATGGTTATGATGAGAAAAAGCCTGGTCGTCCAAAAGCTGTAACTTCTATCATTGGTACTGATAATTCTAGATTTGGTCGTGATCCAATTGGTCAAGCTGCTTATAGTAAAAATGCAGAAAGAGGAGAGGATGATATGAAGCCAAACTATAAAGGAGGAAGCCCATTAGCATTGGAAGGAACAATGGCCGAATATTTAAAGAATAAAAGTACTTTGAATGCAATGACAAAGAAACACCAAAGAAAAGTTAATTTGTTTGAGCAACCAGATCTTTTAAGTGAAGACAATATAATTAATGGTTTAGATTAAATATTTAGATATTTATTACTAGCGGACTCGTAAAAAAACTATGGCAATAAAACATTCCAAATATCGCAATACTGGTATTTTATTTGAACTACTAGTTAGACAGACCACTTCCGATCTCTTGAATAATCAAGATTCAAAGTCTGTTAAGATACTTAAAAAGTATTTTACAAATACAGAATTAGGTAAAGAATATGGCCTTTATAGTGCCTTTTCAACTAGCCCTAAACTATCAGAAGCTAAAGCTGAAATCTTAGTCTCTACTCTTATTGAGCAATACAAGAAGCTTGATTATGAGAAGATAAACAAGTTGAAATATAACTTAATAAAAGAGATTAAGAATAACTACGACATAGATAATTTCTTTAAGGCTAAGATAGATCATTATAAATCTTATGCTTCAATTTATACTATTCTTGAGTCTCAAAACTCAAAGTTATCAGACACTAAACAGCTTATTGTAAATAAGATTAATCTTCTTGAGCACTTAACAAAGCAAGATCTTTCTGATTCAAAAGTACCAAAGTCTATAGTAGACGATCTTATGAAAGAGGATAAAGAGATCAGGCTTCTGGCATACAAGTTAATGGTTGAGAAGTTCAATAACAAGTATCAAGACATGTCTGAAAAACAGAAAGAGGTGTTAAAAGAATACATCACAAATATTTCTGACACAAAGAATCTTAAAATATATTTAAATGCTCAGTTAGATCAAATTCAAAAAGAACTAACTGAATTAAAAAAGTCTTCAAAAGACCAGGTTGTTAAAATCAAATTAGAAGAGGTATTAAAATTTGTAACTCCTATTAAAGATAATCAGTCTATTAAAGACGATACTATAACAGGAATTTTACAATATTTTGATTTGATTGATGAGTTAAAAACAATCAATAATGGCTAATTTCAACAATCAATTTGCTACTCAAAAACTACGTCAAGAAATGTCTGTGACTAGTACTGGTGCAGGAATGACTCCATCAACAGTCAATAATCCTGTTACTCAAGACTGGTATACAACAAAAAATAAAAAGAAAGTAAAAAAAGAAGAAGAGCAGAAAGATGTTGAACCTAAATTAGCAGCCGGTAAAGCTAAAGTATACATGAAAAATAAGTGGGATTGGGAAGATGCTCCATCTATACCTAATCGTCCATCAAAAGGCGGTTTTATATATAAAAAACTATTTGAAGAGTTAAGTGATTCTATTAAAACAAATTCTCAAGAATTAGCTAGAGTAGAAGGATTATTAGCAAAAGCTCGTGAAACTAAAAACTATTCTGTAATTTCAGCATATGAAAATCGTATTAAGCAATTAAAATTAATACAAGATCTAGAAAAAAAATTAGGAAAACAACTGCCAGTTTTAACTTATGGTCAAGATTTTAGTGAGTATATTAAATCAAATTTAAATAAAACTGTAAGTGAAGATGTAAATCCAGATTATGAACCCGAGGAGCAAGATGATAATGAAGACAGCTATGATTGGTTTACTGACAAATATAAACCTGTAAGTGATTATGGTGAGTATCGTAAAGATCCTAACTATTATGAAAAAGATTATAGCGACAAAGGTACTAGCGATTATTTTCAAAGGCGTAGTTTAGATGAAAGCTATTCAAAGTTTAAAACTGAAACTAAGACTAGAGGCAAATCAGATCAATTCCACCAAGCAGTTCGTGAAGTAAGAAGGAAAGTACAAGAGATCAATAGATTATTTGAATATGTAAACCGCCTAAAAACAGAATTATCTGAAGGTGAAGGTGGTCTTAAATATAAAGTACACACAGAAAAAGCCCTTGCAAAAATCAAGGAAATGGTTTCAGAACTTAATCAAAACATAAAAAAGTTTAAGTAATGGCAAAAGCAAAAGGTTCAGGTACCGCAGCTAAAGTTACATTTGGTAAGAAAAAAAAAGGAGTTGCAAAAAAATCATTTAACAAACACGACCGTTCAGAAAAGAATTATCGTGGACAAGGAAGACACTAATATTTATTAGCATGAGAACAATTGAATTATATCGTAAGCATAAAGCCGGTGAAGTAAGTCGTGATAAGTTTATTTACGAAGTACGTCGTGATAAAAACCTTCCTTGGGTAACCAACCTTACATCTTTTGATGATGCTGTAAAGATCCTTAAGAATAAGGGTATTATTAGTGAATTACAAGATAATTCTAAATTAGATCAGAAATTAGATACTCATCGTAAAGATTATGATAAAAAAGCTGCTAAAGACTATTTAGCTAGTTTAGAAGGTATGTATAATGCATCCCCTACAGATTATATTGAAAAAATGATAGAAAAACAAAAGGCTGATATGATAAAGAATTTCGGACCAAATGTTTTTTCTAAAGAAGAAGAAGCCTTAAACGAAGTTGATAATAATGTTCCTACAGACCCAGCAGTTGATAGGGTAAATCCTTACTTCTTGAAAAAAGGAGTACAAATGTTACTAGATAAAGAAAAAGAACTTACTAACGATTCATATATTAAAGCTCTAAACAAAGCTGCATTAATGCTTCAAAAGAATCCTCATGTATTTGATGAAGAGATGTTTGCTAATGCAAAAGATGTAGCAAAAGCAGATGCTAAGCTTGGAACTGAAGAAGTTAAAAAGAATAATCTTGTCAATAAGGACCGTCAAATGAAAAAGATGAAAGGTCAAAATATTGATAAAGCAAATACTAAAGTATCTACAAAAGAGAATAAAAAAGGAAAGCCTAAGGGAGTTCAAATGATGAAAGAAGATGCACTTAAAGATCTTTACAATTCTCTTAAAAAAAAAGATTTAATTAACGAAGATAGCCACTGGAAACATCACGTAGGTTCAGAAGTTCACACCGCTGATGGCAAAGGTAAAGTAATTGAAATAGTTGGAGGTACTCTTACCGTTGAAATGGAAGATGGGTCACAGAAAGACTATCAGATCAATACTATAGATCACCATACTCAAAAAGCCCAAGAAAATCAAGCTGATACAGAAAAAATAGAAAGAGATGCAGCTTGGAAAAAATTTGATTCCCTTAAAGGAGCCGCACCAGAAACAGGAGATCAAATGGGACCTTCTATTGGGCAAGAACTAAATTATAAACCAGAAGATATTCAGACTCTTTTAAGAAAATATATAGATAAGAATAAAGATGACAAAGAGAAGATGGGTAAGCTTAAAGAGGCTGTAAAGAAGTTGAAAGAAAAAATTTCTGACAAAGAAATGACAACCGCTAGATCAACAGGACAAGTTGTTAATGTGCCTTCTAACAATAAACAAGATATACAAACATTAGAAAAAAATAAAGTAGTATATTCTACATATCCAGAATAATATGAACAAACAACTCTTAATAGAATATAGTGCTTTTCAACCAATCCAGCAGTCTTTGACTGAAGTTCGTCGTTTAGCTAATGGTAATATGGTAGTGTCTGGACTTGTTCAGGCTACTGATAAACCTAATGCAAATAAAAGAATATATCCTTATCAAACTTTATTTGTGCAAGTACAGAAGTACATTGCTGGACCAATTTCAGAGAATAGAGCTTTAGGTGAACTAGATCACCCAGAATCTTCTATTATTAACCTTAAGAATGTTAGTCATAATATAATAAGACTTTTCTGGGAAGGTAAAGATTTATATGGCGATGTTGAAATACTTCCTACTCCTTCTGGAAATATATTAAGAGAATTATTCAAAAACAATATCACTGTTGGTATTTCATCTAGAGCTATGGGTTCTGTTACTCCAATAGGTGAAGGTCTTGTTCAAGTTGAAGATGATTTAGATCTTATTTGTTGGGACTTTGTATCTACACCATCAACCTATGGTGCATACATGAAACCAATGGGTGGACTTAGAGAATCATTAGAATACGATACAGTTAAACATAAAGATAATAAAATACATCAGTTAATATCAGACATTATTTGTTCTCAATCTGGTGTTTGCTGTATTAAATAATGGATAACTCATTAGAAATATTAAGATTAAAAAAGTTAGCAGGACTTTTATCAGAAAGTGAAATACACGAATTAGGTTTAAAAGACCTTGGTGTTGGTGCTGCAATGACAGTGGCATCTTTATTTGGAAGTCCTCAACAAACTAAAGCTCAAGAACCTCAACAAATAGTTCAACAAGCTAGCGATGATATTGATATTACAAGTTCTAAAGCTGCAAAACAAATTGAAAAACAAGGTTACAAACCTGCAGCTGGTGGATTATCTGTTGATGTATCTATAGAAATGCTACAAGGCATGATAGGTAAAGGAGTAAAAATAGCACAAGGCAAAGCAACAGGTGCAACCCAATCAGCAGCGCAATTTGCAGCAACTCAAAAAGCAAAATCAAAAGTCTCAGGCCAAACAATACCGACTAATATAACTTTTTATAAAACTCTCGATAACGGAAACGTTGAAGTGCTAGTATTTTTAGGTAGTAAATAAAAAATATTTCTAAGTTTATGTATTTTACTACGTACTTAGATATTTATTGCATATGCGCCATGATCTAATATGGCACTACTATAAAAAAATCCTTATATTGCTTTACATTCTAATAAGCAATTCCCGACACAATCATTAATTATGAGTAAATTGTATCAAGACGCTATCCTTGATGCTAAAGCCCTAAGAGCATCTGCTATGGCTAACGCCAAAGCCGCTCTTGAAGAAGCTTTCGAACCTAAGATTCAAGAGATGCTTCGTTTGAAGCTATCTGAAGAAATGGGAGATGATTCTTATCAAGCTGAAGCAGAAGAGAATATCGAAGAAATGAATGACGCTATGGATCAACCACGAATGGAAGGAGACTATAGCATTAACGATTCTGAGCTAGAAGAAATTCTTGCTGAACTCGAAGAGCTTTCTAAAGTTGACGGAGCTGACCACGATAAAATGGAAGAAGCTGATGAAGACAAAATGAAAGACGAAAATTTAAATGAAGCTGAAGAAGAAGAGGAAGAAGAAGAAGCTGAAGAAGAAGAGGAAGAAAAAGTTGAAGGTGGAGAAGAAGTTGGTGACGATACTAAAATCATCGACATCACTCTTGGTGACCTTAAACAAGTTCTTCAATCTGTAATGGCTGGCTCACAAGACATGGGCATGGACATTCCTTCTGACGAAGCAGACGCTGATTCTGAAGCTGAAGCTGAAATTTCATTAGATGAAATTCTTGCTGAACTTGAAGAAGAGGGTATGAATTACCCAGAGCTTGAAGAGAAGAAAAAACATGACAAAGAGGAAGACGAAAAGAAAGATAAAGTAGAAGAAGAGCTTGAAGAAGCTAACTCTACTATCGAAGAACTTCGTCATAGCCTACAAGAGGTTAATCTTCTTAATGCTAAGTATCTTTACATGAACAAGTTGTTTAAAGCTAAGACTTTGTCTGAATCTCAAAAAGTAAAAGTAATTAATGCTCTTGACCGTGCTACATCTGTAACTGAGGTTAAGAACACTTTTGAAACTTTGAAAGAGTCTTTCGAATCTAAGAAGCAACTTAAAGAATCAATTGGTTTTGCTTCACAAGCAGCTGGTATGGCACCTAAGCAACCTATTATCGAGCAAGATAATATGATGAGTAGATGGCAAAAACTTGCTGGAATCAAATAACAAAAAAACAAAATTAACAACAAAATGGCAAATTTAGTACAATCTTTATTGACTGAATCCGCTGGTACAGCTTTCTCTGATCAACATGGTGTTGCTCAGCGTCTTGCTAAAAAGTGGAGCAAGTCAGGCCTTCTCGAGGGCATGCATGATTACGACGCCAACAACATGGCCGTAATCCTCGAAAACCAAGCTAAACAGCTTGTAGTTGAATCTTCTAACACTAACGGCGGCCTTAACTCTGGTGGTGCAACCTTTACTCCTGGCACTGGTGAGCAGTGGGCTGGTGTAGCTCTTCCATTGGTACGTAAGGTATTTGGTCAAATCGCTGCTAAAGAATTCGTTTCTGTACAGCCGATGAATCTTCCTGCAGGTTTGGTATTCTATCTTGATTTCCAATACGGAAACACTAAGAATCCTTTCACTGCTGGTGATTCTATTTATGGTACTCCAAGTGCAAACTTTGGTAACCTTGCTGAAGGCGCTCTTTATGGTGCTGGACGTTTTGGTTATTCTTTGAACCAATTTAGTTCTTCACTATCTTCATCTGTATCAGGATTTGCTTCTGCATCTGCTACTTTTGCTGATGTTGAATTTGACAGTAATTATTCTGCATCAATTGTAGCTAAAAGCTTAACAAAGCTTACAATCCCTACATCTTCTATTGATTCTACATTGAATCAATTGGGTGTTAGAGCATTTACTATTTCTTCTTCTACTGCGGCTATCGGTAATGCAGAAAACTTGCAACAGTTTACTGCTCTATCATCTAGTGCTGCTGGAGTTTTTGTTAATTTTATAGTTAACAAAGGTGGTGCAATTGCAGTTGGTGCAGCAAACTTTACTGTTTTCTATAATAAACAAACAGACTTTAACAGTCGTGGTGATTTTGAAGATAGAACTGGTAACCCATCTGTTCCAAACAGTTTGTCTGCAACTTCAATCGTTATCCCTGAGATCAACGTACAAATGAAGTCTCAAACAATCAGTGCTAAAACTCGTAAGTTGAAAGCACAATGGACTCCAGAATTTGCACAAGACTTGAATGCTTACCATTCTCTTGACGCTGAAGCTGAATTGACTGGCCTTCTTTCTGAGCACATCTCTCTTGAGATTGATTTGGAAGTATTGGATATGTTAATTCAAAATGCGCCAACTGTTGAGTATTGGTCAGCTAAGGTTGGTAATCAAATCAACACTGCAAAGACTGCTTTCACAAGCAATACTGATGGTGTTTATTACACTCAAATGAGTTGGTTCCAAACTTTGGGCATCAAACTTCAGAAAGTGTCTAACATTATCCATCAGCGTACTTTGCGTGGTGGTGCTAACTTCATGGTAGTTTCTCCAACTGTAGCTACAATTCTTGAGTCTATCCCAGGATTTGCTGCTGATACTGATGGTGCAGCTGATACAATGAAGTATGCTTTTGGTGTACAAAAAGTAGGTCAGTTGAACAGTCGTTATAAGGTTTACAAAAACCCTTACATGCTTGAGAACGTTATCTTGCTCGGTTTCCGTGGCAATCAGTTCTTAGAGTGTGGCGCTGTATACTCTCCATATGTTCCATTGATCATGACTCCACTTGTGTACGATCCAAATACCTTCACTCCAAGAAAAGGTATCTTGACTCGTTACGCAATGACTATGGTACGTCCTGAATACTATGGCTTGGTAGTAGTATCTGATCTTAACGTAGTGTAATTTAACTCTACTATAGATTATAAAAGCCCAACCCCGTAAGGTTGGGTTTTTTATTTACTATTAATCAATATTTATTTGAAAGGCGTTATAATATGGTTGACAAAAGTGCTAAGCGTAGACCCAAGAATGAGATTAGGTTTCAAGTGCAACTTAATGAAGAACAGAAAGAAGCCAAGTCAATTATATTAAATAATAAAATAACAGTTTTAAGAGGACAGGCTGGTTCAGGAAAATCTTTAATCGCAGCGCAAATAGCACTTGATTTGCTATTTCGTAAAGAAGTTGAAAGAATTATTTTAACAAGGCCAGCAGTAACATCAGGAGAAGACATAGGTTTTTTACCTGGTTCTAAAGAAGATAAATTAGCTCCTTATACGGCAGCTATATATGACAACATGTATAGACTCTATAATAAGGAAAAGATAGATAAAGAATTAGCAGAAGGTAATATTGAAGTAATACCTTTAGCATTCATGAGAGGAAGAAATTTAAGTAATTGTTGTGTAGTTGTAGATGAAGGGCAGAATATTACTTCTCAACAAATGCAACTTGTGCTAGGTCGTATCTGTAGTGGAACAACAATGATTATATGTGGAGATAGCGCACAGATAGATCTTAAAGACAAAAAACAATCTGGTTTTAATTTCATATGCACTAACTTTAAAGAGGTGCCTGGTTTTGCAGTAATCACTTTGAAAACAAATCATCGTGATCCAATAGTAGAACATATTCTTGAAATATATAAAGCACACGATTAATGGCATCTACAGCAACAACAGTAATATATGATGGAACTCCTGGAGCAATTTCAGGTTCTACTCCATTTGGTTTCTATGATTCAGATCCTAATTTCCAAGCAGATGGTCCTAAAGTAGCAAACTATTGTGCTCGTAAACTAGGATATCCCATAATGGAAGTAGAGTTGCAAGACATAAATTTTTATGCTTGCTTTGAAGAAGCCGTTTCTATTTATGCAGAAGAGCTTTATCAATCTAAAATAAAAGACAACTATCTTTCTTTAGAAGGTGGATCTACAGGATCTATACTAAATAATACTGTAGTAGTACCTAATTTAAACTCTATAATTACTGTAGCTGAAAATTACGGCACTCCTATTCAAGTAGGTGGCTTTGTTGATCAATATAAAAGTGTTTTATATTTAACATCTAGTCAACAAACATATGATTTACAAGCTTGGGCATTATCTGGAAGCTTAATAGCTCCTGGAGATAGATTAGTAGTTAATAGAATTTATTATGAATCTCAGCCAGCAATTAATCAATACTATGATCCATATATTGGAGGTAGTATAAATTATCAAGGAGCAACTGAAAACTTTGGTTGGGCGAGTTATTCTCCTGGTCTAAACTTTGTTTTATTTCCTATTTATTGGGATATATCTAGAATACAAGAGATTGAAATGTCTAATACTGTTAGACGTTCAATGTATTCTTTCTCTATAACAAATAATAAACTAACTATATTTCCTTTTCCTGATAAAGATGGTATCGTTGTATGGATTGATTATGCAAAACAAAGTGAAGTAAGAAGTATAACAGGAAATAGTCCTTATGGTAATGATCAAAGTTTAATTTCTAATCCAGGCTTAGCTCCATATTCAACTATCACATATAGACAGATTAATCATCCAGGTAGACAGTGGATCTATGAATATACTTTAGCATTAGCTTCAGAACTTCTCGGTCTAATTAGAGGCAAGTACTCACAAATTCCAGCACCAGGATCTGAAGTTACTTTAAATTCTGGAGACTTAATAACTAAAGGTCGCGATCAACAAACGGCTCTTAGAGAAAGACTTAGAGGTGATTTTGAAGACATGAGTCGTAGAGCACAGTTAGAACGTAAACAATCTGAAAATCAATCAATATCAAGCACATTAAATGAGGTGCCGATGTTTATATACATAGGATAATATGGCAATGTTTGGATCAACTAGGGATGTGGCTACGTTTAAGATCTTCACAAAGGAGATCGTTGAAGATATTGTGTCTCAACAAGTTGGTTATTATAAAATAAAGTTAAACGATACTCCTGTAAATATATATGGTGAAGCTTTAACTAAGTATTTTATTGGTCCTGTTTTAATACCAGTATTGATAGTAAGAGGGGATTTTAGCAGAATAAGTACAGACTACGGTCCTGATACAGAAAGATCTGTTGACTTTAGATTCTTTAAAGATCATTTAATTGAAGCAAACATTATTCCAGAACTAGGTGATGTAGTTATGTATAATGAAGTTTATTATGAAATAAATAATACAAATGAGAATCAGTTAGTCTTAGGTAAAGATCCTGATTATTCTTATTCAACACCTGTTGAAGGATTCGGACAATCTTATTCTATTATTTTAACTGGTCACTATACTGATCCTGATAAACTTGGTATAACTAAAGATAGATTATAATGGCGATACAAGTAGTTAGACCTGAGAATAGAAAAGAATTTATGAGTAAACTCATTGGGCCTGCTTATGCACCAAGTGAGGGTACTGTACAAAAACCTTTTTCTGAACCAACTAAACTAGGACAACCAGAACAAAATAGAGCTTATGAAATAAGTGAAAGAAAAGATGGAGATAAAGACTTTACTATTGGTATTAAAGATGTTGATGAAGCATTGATGTACTATTTTAATAACTATCTTAAATTATCTGTTGTACAAAATAATGCTAAACTAACTGTTCCTATAATTTATGGCACTCCTGAAAACTGGAAAAGTGTTCAAAGAGACGGTTATTATAGAGATCAAAATGAAAAGTTAATGGCGCCTCTTTTAATGTTTAAGAGAAGTTCTATAACTCAAAATCGCGATCTAGGTTATAAATTAGATGGTAATCAAGCACACAACGTTCAACTATTTAAAAAATCTTTTAGTAAAAGAAATGTCTATAGTAATTTTGGCGTACTAAATAATAGAGTGCCAGAAACAAAATATGTAGTATCAGCAACCCCAGACTATATAACTGTAGAGTATGAATGTATTCTATGGACTTATTTTGTTGAGCAAATGGATAAACTTGTTGAATCAGTAAACTTCGCATCCAGAAGCTATTGGGGTGATCCTAACCGCTTTCTTTTCTACAGTTCAATTGAATCATTTCAAGATAGCATAACCTATGATATAGGTGACAACCGTGCGGTTAGAACAAACTTTACTATTACTTTAAATGGGTACTTAATTCCTGATACTCTAAATAGAAAACTAGCGGCTCCATCTAATGCTTACGGTATTTCTAGAGTGATATTTGGACTAGAAACTTCTAGTGGAACTGAAGAATTTAATGCTAGAGTTAAAAAAGGAAAATCTGGTGGATCTAAATCTGTACTATTAAACGATTCTGTGAATATTGTAAATAATATAACTAACAATACTGGTACTGACGTGGCTGCAATAAATTATTTAAATACCAATAAGACAGTTACAGGAACATTTGTATCTTCTAATACAGTAACATTCCCGAATGGATTTTTAACAGCTCCATCAGGACTTCCTGCAACTAGTGTAACTAATTTTACATTTTTTGTAAACGGTCAATATGTAGAAGCTACTAGTATAACAAGCTTTACTGATAATACAACGTCTTCTACATTAATACTAAATACTACTGCTTTACAATATAATTTAGAAGCATCTGATGTTATTATAGGAGTAGGTAAATTTAACTAATATGGCAAGGTTAAAATTTAAACAAATATTATCTAATCTTCAATATAATGAAGCTAATTCACAACTAACTTTAAGTGGTAGTGGACAAAGTAATGACTTCGTTATATCAGGATCTGTCTATATAACTTCTACATCTCAAAAGACAGGTTCATTGACTATACAAAATATTGATTCTTTTGGAGATTCTGGCAGCTTTGATACTATGGATTTAGGAGATTACTAATATTTATACGTGAGGCTATATAGTCTTTTAGCAAGTATATACTAAATCAACAAAGGGCACATGTCAAACCAGTTTCTTAAGCTTCGCAGATCCGCAGTACCGGGTAGAGTACCCGACACAGCGTCTTTACAATTTGGTGAGATAGCACTTAATACCTATGATGGTTTAGCATTTATTAAAAAATCTGGTTCTAATGGTGAACAAATAGTTACAATAGGTAATACATCTGGTTCATTTACAGGATCTTTTTTTGGCACAGCAAGTTGGGCAGTAAATGCACTTACCGCATCTAACACTCCTAATGCATTTGTAACAGCTATACAAGTATTCCCGGATACTATTCAATTAATTAAAGGAGACGGAGATACAGAAAACTATAATATTAATGATGTAGTACAGGCTCAAAATGCAACCTTAGCTGCAACAGCATCATCTGCCGATAATTTTATAGTAAGAGGTACATTAACAGCTCAAACAATTGTAGCTCAAACAATTACATCATCAACTGATTTTGTAACTGGTTCTACTATATTTGGCTCTCAACTTTCAAATACACATCAGTTTACTGGCTCAGTAAGTATAACTGGATCTTTAACTATAAATGGCTCTTCGTTTACTGCTGCTACTAGTGGAACTAGTGGCACTGCAGGTTCATCAGGTAGTTCAGGTTCAAGCGGTAGCTCAGGTACTTCTGGATCTAGTGGATCATCTGGCAGTTCTGGAAGTACTGGAACATCAGGATCTTCTGGTACGAGTGGGGAAAGTGGAACATCTGGATCATCAGGTTCATCAGGAAGTTCTGGAGAATCAGGTACGAGCGGTAGTTCTGGTTCATCTGGTTCTACAGGAACAAGTGGATCTAGTGGCGAATCTGGTACATCAGGAAGCTCTGGATCATCTGGAAGTTCTGGTTCTACAGGATCGTCTGGTAGTACAGGTAGTTCAGGTTCCTCTGGATCATCTGGCACTAGTGGAGTTTCTGGTACCTCAGGTAGTTCTGGATCATCAGGTAGTTCAGGAACTAGTGGAGAGTCGGGAACATCAGGTAGTTCTGGCTCAACTGGATCTAGCGGAAGCTCTGGAACATCTGGTACTTCGGGTAGTTCTGGTTCATCTGGTACTAGTGGGGAAAGCGGATCATCTGGTAGTTCAGGATCGACAGGTTCAAGTGGATCCGCAGGTACTAGCGGATCTAGTGGCTCATCTGGTTCTACAGGCTCAAGCGGTACATCAGGATCTTCAGGCACAAGTGGAGAGGCAGGAACGTCAGGATCTTCTGGGTCATCAGGTTCATCTGGATCAGCAGGTACAGCAGGATCTTCAGGAACAGGATTTAATACTATTAGTAATGCAGGTCAAGGCAGAATAATATTATCAGATGGTACAACAAATGCAGCAACTGCATCGTCTAATTTAACTTATACAAATAATACTTTATCTATAACCGGCTCTCTTATTCAAGGATTAGAGGGAAATATAGCAACAGGAGAATACTCACATGCTGAAGGAAGTATTACTAAAGCAATAGGAAACTACTCACATGCTGAAGGAGATTTTACCCAAGCAATAGGAGACTACTCACATGCCGAAGGCCAAGAAACAATAGCATCAGGCTCATATTCACATGCCGAAGGTTATCAAACAATAGCATTAGCTAATCACCAACACGTACAGGGCCAATGGAATGCTACATCATCCGTACCCGCAGCTTTTATTGTAGGTAATGGAACTGATGACAGCAATAGAAGTAATCTTATATACGCTGCAGGAAATGAAGTGCAGATATCAGGATCTCTACAAGTATCAGGAGGTATTACAGGAAGTTTAAATGGTAGTGCTAGTTGGGCTAGAAATTCCTTAACAGCATCTTCAGCTGATAATTTTACAGTAAGAGGCACTTTAACTGCACAAACAATTGTAGTTCAAACAATTACATCGTCTGTTGATTTTGTAACAGGATCTACTATATTTGGATCGCAACTATCTAATACTCATCAATTTACTGGTAGTGTTTCTGTAACTGGTTCTTTAGCTGTTAAAGACCTTACACTAAATAACTTATCTCGTTTTGTAGTTATAGACGAAACTACAGGACAATTATATTATAATACAGCTGGGGCTTCTGGCTCATCAGGTACAAGCGGTACATCAGGTTCAAGTGGAACATCAGGTAGCTCAGGTACATCTGGACAAAATGGTTCTTCTGGTACTTCAGGCTCAACCGGAACCTCTGGATCTACAGGTACTAGTGGTAGCACTGGAACATCCGGGTCTAGTGGTTCTACAGGAACCTCAGGGTCAACTGGTACAAGCGGCAGTGCAGGGTCTTCTGGTTCATCTGGAGAATCTGGTTCTGCAGGCACAAGTGGTAGTACTGGCACGTCAGGTACATCGGGCTTATCTGGATCTTCTGGTTCAACTGGGTCTAGCGGTACTTCAGGATCTAGCGGCTCTTCTGGAACATCAGGATCAACTGGCACATCGGGTTCAAGCGGAACTGCAGGTTCATCGGGTACTTCTGGAGAATCAGGAACATCAGGTAGTTCAGGTAGTACAGGTTCTTCTGGAACAAGTGGAGCAACAGGTGCAAGCGGCTCATCCGGTACTTCAGGTTCATCTGGAACCTCAGGATCTAGCGGTACTGCAGGATCTAGTGGTACAAGTGGAGCAAATGGATCTAGCGGATCTAGCGGTTCTTCTGGTTCTACAGGTACAAGTGGTAGTAGCGGATCAACTGGGACTTCTGGAAGTAGTGGAATATCTGGAGCAAATGGATCTAGCGGCTCTTCTGGAACTAGTGGTACATCTGGTAGTTCAGGAACTTCAGGTACAGGATTCAATACCATTAATAATCCTGGAGCTAATAGAATAATATTATCAGACGGAACAACAAATGCGGCAACTGCATCAACTAATTTATCTTTTTCTAATAATACTTTACAAGTAACAGGTAGTATATCAACTAATGGAACAATAACTGCTCAGACTCTTATTGTTCAAAATATTACTGCTTCTCAAGAATATATTACTGGTTCAACAATATTTGGAAGTTTACTAACTAATACGCATCAATTTACTGGTTCAGTAAACATTACTGGATCATTAACTATAAATGGAACTTCATTTACTACAGCTACTAGTGGTACTTCAGGTACATCAGGTTCTAGTGGCACTGCAGGGTCATCTGGTAGTTCTGGATCTTCTGGTTCTACAGGCACATCTGGATCATCTGGAAGTGCAGGATCTAGTGGCACTGCAGGTTCAAGTGGAACTTCAGGTGCAAATGGTAGTAGTGGATCAAGCGGATCTTCTGGTACATCAGGCGCTAACGGTTCATCTGGCTCTAGCGGTTCTTCTGGTACTTCAGGCGCTAACGGTTCATCTGGCTCTAGCGGTTCTTCTGGTACTTCTGGTGCAAATGGATCTAGCGGCTCTTCTGGAACTAGTGGTACATCTGGTAGCTCTGGAACTTCAGGTGCAAATGGTAGTAGTGGATCAAGCGGATCTTCTGGTACATCAGGTACTGGATTTAATACAATTACTAATCCAGCAGACAATAGAGTTATAACATCTCTTGGTACAACTAATACAGCTAATGCTGAAGCTAACTTAACATTTGATGGAACAACACTTAATGTTGTTGGTGCTTTAGTGGTTAGCGGTAGTGCACTTTCAAAAATAACTGCAGGAACTGTTGGTGGAGATGAAGGTGGAGAACTTTTATTAGGAAGGCCTGAAACAAATACAACACTAACTGGTAGTGGTGTAACAATTGATATTTGGCAAAATAGACTTAGATTTTTTGAACAAGGTGGAAATGCTCGTGGATATTTTATAGACATAACTACTGGTGGCGCTGGTGTTGGAACTAACTTAGTAGCTACAGGAACATCTGGTACCTCAGGTAATACTGGTTCTTCAGGAACTAGTGGAGCAAATGGAACTAGTGGATCTTCTGGATCTAGTGGTACTAGTGGAGTAAGTGGTACTAGTGGATTCTCAGGAACTTCTGGATCATCTGGCTCAACTGGTACTTCAGGCTCAAGTGGTACTTCTGGTGCAAACGGTTCTTCTGGAACTAGTGGAAGTAGTGGTACAACTGGAACTTCAGGTTCATCAGGAAGTACAGGAACCTCTGGTTCATCAGGAACATCTGGTATTTCAGGCACAAGCGGTTCTTCAGGTTCAACTGGAACTTCAGGTTCAAGTGGATCTACAGGCACTGCAGGTTCATCAGGCACAAGTGGTTCTTCAGGTACATCTGGATCTTCTGGCTCAACAGGAACTAGCGGGTCATCTGGTAGTTCAGGCACATCTGGATCAAGCGGTACTAGTGGTACATCTGGCTCATCTGGATCAAGCGGTAGCTCTGGAACATCTGGAACAGGATTTAATACTATTACTAACCCTGTAGATAATAGAATCTTAACATCATTAGGTACAACTAATACAGCAAATGCTGAGGCTAATTTAACTTTTGATGGAACTACTTTAACAGTCACAGGAAATATTGTAGCTCAGACTTTAAATGTACAACAAATAACGTCTTCAACAGATTTTGTAACTGGATCTACTAAGTTTGGTACTCTATTAAGTAATACACATCAATTTACAGGATCTGTAAGCATTACTGGATCTTTAACTATAAACGGAACATCATTTACTGCTGCCACTTCTGGTACATCAGGAACTTCTGGTGCTAATGGTACAAATGGTTCTAGCGGAACAAGCGGTTCTTCTGGAACATCAGGATCTAGTGGCTCAACTGGAACATCAGGTTCATCAGGTACTGCAGGATCATCCGGTTCTAGTGGCACATCTGGTTCAACTGGAACATCAGGTTCTAGTGGAAGTACAGGCACATCTGGTAGTTCTGGTACATCAGGTAGCTCTGGCACATCTGGAGCAAATGGATCATCTGGCACATCAGGTAGTTCAGGAACATCTGGCACATCTGGTTCTAGTGGAACATCTGGAACAAATGGTTCAGCAGGTACAAGCGGTTCTTCTGGCACATCTGGAAGCTCAGGTACTAGTGGTACATCAGGTAGTTCTGGTTCTAGTGGAACATCTGGTACAGGATTTAATACAATAAATAATGCTGCAGTAGGTAGAGTTTTAGTATCAGACGGTACTACAAATACTGCAACTGCTTCAGCGATACTTACAGTCTCTGGTAATACTACTACAGTATCTGGAAGTTTAACTGTATTACAAAACTTAACTGTATTAGGATCTGCTTCTATTACTTATATTAGTCAATCTACACTTAATATTGGAACTAATTTAATTACAGTAAATACTAATAGTCCATCAGTTAGATTTGGAGGGCTTGCCGTAATTGATTCAGGATCTAGTCCACAAGTATCAGGATCTTTCTTATATGATTCACTTCATGATGAATGGCTCTCTGTTCATAAAACAGATACTAATGCAGGAGTAACATCATCTCACTTCCTTCAGGGCCCAGAAACCTATAATAATATAGGAAATGAAATTTATATAGCTGCTAATGTTATTATAAAAGGTACTGGTAATGAACATGTTGCTCCATCAAATATTACAGATAATGGTACTACCATTAATATAAATGGAAAAACTAATATAACTGGATCTTTATTTGTTTCATCATCAGTTAGTGCAAGCATATTTGCAAATCCTGGAGGAAATATTCTTTTAATACCAAGTGGTGGAGCAGGTATAAATACTGCATCCGTAGTACTTTATGGAGGCATAGATTGGGTAAGAGAGCCTAACGCTACTCAAACTGAAATTGGTGATTTAGTATCCTTTGGTGGTACGATGGGTATTATTGATGGAGGAGCTTTAACTACAGCTAGTGGATTAACTATCCAAGTAGCAGAATCTGTAGGATACGTAATGACTACAGGAAACTATCCTAATCATAATTTAAGAAAAATTAATACTAGAGGCTCTACAGATGTTTCTAGACAAATAACTCTTCCAGCAAACGCTGATAGATATGTTTATTATAATAGCTCAGGAAATTTAACGTCTTCAGCAACAGAGCCAAACTCTAGGTTTAATGTGCCTATAGGAAGGGTAATGACAGATAATTCATCTGTTGTTTATATAGATAGAACTCCTTTAGATGCGCATCACTATGCAAACTATGTAGATCGATTATTTAGAGACGCATTAGGACCTATATTCCAATCAGGAGGTATAACTACTCAAGGAATTGTATCTAGAAGTTTAGATGTAACATCTGCTATATTTTTCTTTTCTGAACATAGGGTTACTACAACTGGAGCAACTCCTATAACTTTTGATGCATTATATAGAAGTGGCTCATCAGGAACTGGTATAGGAGGTTCTGCTTTTACTAGAGTAGCAAGTCAAACAACAGCAAGTAATACTTTATATGATAGTGCTAGCTTTGGCACACTACAATCAATTCCATCTGGAAAGTATGTGAAGCATTCATTATATATGATTGGCCTTCCTACTACTCAATATTTCCTTGTTTATGGTCAAGACCTATATGATAATGTTGAAGCGGCAGAAGCCGGTAATTTACCAACTCCTCCAAGCTTTGTAACAGAACAATTTGCATTATTTGCGTCTATAGTAGTAACCCCAAATAGTTCTAGTATCCAATCTATAATTGATGAAAGACCTAGACTTGGTTTTGCATCTCCATCAAGAACTGGTATAGTTACTTTACATGGAAACTTATTAGGATTAGAAGCAGATGATCACCCTCAATATGTTTTAGTTGATGGTACTAGAGCAATGACTGGTGATTTAAATCTTGGAGCTAATGATATTAATAATGTAAATACTATTTCTGCAACTTCTATAACGAGTTCTTTATTTGGAACAGCTTCATGGGCCCAAAATGCATTAACAGCTTCATCAGCAGAAAATTTTACTGTAAGAGGTACACTAACTGCTCAAACTATAGTAGCACAAACAATTACATCATCTACTGATTTTGTAACTGGATCTACTAAGTTTGGTACTTTATTAAGTAACACACATCAATTTACTGGCTCAGTAAATATTACTGGATCATTAACTATAAATGGTTCATCATTTACTGCTGCTACATCTGGTACCTCAGGAACTTCTGGTGCAAATGGTACTAGCGGTTCTAGTGGAACTAGCGGTAGCTCTGGATCATCTGGCACATCAGGTTCATCTGGAACTTCAGGAAGTTCTGGTTCAACAGGAACTAGTGGTTCAACCGGAACTTCTGGTAGTTCAGGCACATCTGGTAGTTCTGGTATTTCTGGCTCAAGTGGAACATCTGGTTCATCAGGTAGTTCTGGTACTAGCGGCGCCAATGGCTCGTCAGGTACATCAGGTTCATCTGGAACATCAGGATCTAGTGGAACAAGTGGAGCAAACGGATCTAGCGGAACAAGCGGCTCTTCTGGAACATCTGGTTCTAGTGGAACATCAGGTAGTTCAGGCACTTCTGGTACTCGTGGATCATCAGGTACATCTGGTAGTTCTGGATCAACAGGAACATCGGGTAGCTCAGGCTCTTCAGGTACATCAGGTTCAAGTGGTACTAGTGGATCATCTGGTACTTCTGGAGCAAATGGTAGTAGTGGTTCTAGTGGATCTTCTGGTAGTTCAGGATCTTCTGGAACTAGTGGCTCTAGTGGAACATCAGGTTCATCTGGAACTAGTGGTAGCTCAGGTTCTACAGGTTCATCTGGAACATCTGGTTCTAGTGGTTCATCTGGAACTTCTGGCTCTAGCGGTAGCTCAGGCACATCAGGATCATCTGGTAGTTCTGGCACATCCGGTGCAAATGGTAGTTCAGGTTCAAGTGGATCGAGTGGTTCATCTGGTACTTCTGGAACAGGATTTAATACAATTACAAATCCTGTAACAGGAAGAGTATTAACTTCATTAGGTACTACAAACACTGCAAATGCTGAAGCTAACCTTAACTTTTTAAATAATGTACTTCAAGTAACAGGTAGTATAGTAACTAACGGTTCAATAACTGCTCAGACACTTAATGTACAACAAGTAACATCATCTGTAAGCTTTATTACTGGATCAACTAAGTTTGGTACACTAACTTCTAATACACATCAGTTTACAGGATCTGTATCAATACTTGGTGGACCATTAGATTTAGGTATAGCAGAATTTAATCCGACATCATCAACTACAACAGCCGGTTCACTAGTAGTATCATCAATAAACACATCATCATTTAACTCAGCATTTTACAACTATTCTATATCGTCTGGTTCAAATGCAAGAGCAGGGCAAATAATGTCAATTTGGAATGGTACAACTATAAGACACACTGAAGTAACAACTACTGATATAGGAAATACAAACTCTGCACTATTCGCAGTAGGTATATCAGGAGCAAATGTACAACTTCAATTTACATCGTCAGGTGTTTGGACAGTAAAATCTATTGCTAACTTATTATAAAATAAAGGTGTATGGCATTTGGAAATGGACCGAGAATTGTTAGTGATGGATTAGTATTAGCATTAGATGCTGCTGATAGAAATAGCTATCCCGGTAGTGGAACTACTTGGAGAGATATGAGTGGAAATGGAAATAATGGTACTATGTTCGGTAGTGTACCTTATGAAACAGATTTTAGCCCGTGTTTTAATTTTGCTACGATTTCTGGAGCCAATTCTCAAACAGCAACATTAGGATTTACTTTTGCATCTAATATGGTTACTACAACAGGAAATTTTTCTTTTTCATGTTGGGTAAAAAATCCACCAATAGCTAGTTCACAAGTATCAATATTTTCAAATGCAGGAGGTGGTGATGGATATAGATTTGGAGTTGGATTAAATGGTATATATTATTTAATAGGGCCAAATTATAAAGAAGGAACTCTATCTTTTATTTCTTCTATATCTTCTAACTCATGGAATCATGTTACTGCTGTATTTAATAGAAGCGGAACTTCTATATTATGTTATTTAAATGGAATTTTCCAAAGTTCTACAACTTTAACAGCACAAACAGCAATGCAAAATGGAACACCGGGAATAGTTAAAAATAGTTGCTGCGAATTATATACAGGAAAATTAGCATCTTTTTTAGTTAATAATAAAGATCTATCCACATCAGAAATCCTCCAAAACTATAACGCACAAAAATCACGCTTCGGCTTATAACTATGGGAATATCAGGCGGACCAAATATGATTGAAGATGGATTAGTATTAGCATTAGATGCCGGTGATAGAAATTCTTATCCTGGTAGTGGAACTAATATTAATGATCTATCAGTAAATAATTATAATTTTACTTTACAAGGTAATGCTATTTATTCAACAGAAGGCAGAGGAAGTATTTACTTAGATGGATCAACTGATGGAATTCAAAGATTATCTACTTCAGGATTAAACAATGCAATTACTTTAGTACAGTGGTTAAAGACATCAGATACAGTAGGATTAATGTTATCTGGGGAGCAAGTAGGAAATACCGGAGCTTATTATGTAGGAGCATATTCTCCAGGAGTAGCATTTTATAATAGCAATGCTGGAAGCCCTACTTTTTACATAGACACTCTTTTAACCACCAATCCAGCTACTCCTATTAATTATTTAGATAATAATTGGCATATGTGGGAAGCAAAAGGAATATCTTTTGCATCTTGGACTACTACATGGAATTTTTTAGGATATGCTGCCGGGTATGAAATTGCTGGATATGTTGGAAAAATATTAATGTATAATAGATCTTTAACAACAGCAGAATCATTACAAAACTACAACGCATTAAAATCACGTTTCAATCTATAAAGTTATGGCAACACAATACGCATTTGGTAAAATAGTAACAGACGGATTAGTATTAGCATTAGATGCTGCTGATAGAAATTCTTATCCTGGTAGTGGGACTACTTGGAGAGATATGTCTGGGAATAATAGTAATAGTACTTTAACTAATAGTCCTACTTTCAACAGTGCTAATGGAGGAAGTATTGTGTTTGATGGCATTGATGATTATACAACAACAACAGCAGGTCAAGCATTTTACCAATACACAAACCAACTATCAGTTTGTTGGTGGATAAAAAGAAATGGAGATTTATTAACAGGTGCTGGTTGTGGCCAATCAACTCTTTCTCTAGATGACATGACATCTAATGTTTGGTTAATGCATGGTAATACTAATAATACAGTAACTTTTTACGTTAATGATAATGGAGCTTGGAAAAATATAGCATCTTCTATTTTAGATAATAATACTTGGTATTTTCTAGCAGGAACTATTAATACATCTAATATAATAATGTATATAAATGGAACTTTGTATGGTACTAGTACAGGAATAAGTACTGGAATTGTAAATAATTCAAATTCTGTAGTAGCATTAGGTCGTGATCCTAGGGCTAGTAGTGGAAGATATCTTAATGGAAGCATAGCTAATATTCAAGTTTATAACCGTACTCTCTCAACATCAGAAATTTTACAAAACTACAATTCACAAAAATCACGATTTAATTTATAAACTATGTCATACGAAAACAGAGAATTCATGATCTTCAATGTATCAGAATTACTACAAATCGATTTTACCCAAGTATTAGAAACATCAATTGATACAGTAAGAAAGTCAGTAGATGAAACAAAAACATTTGTAAAATGGGATGGAACAACTATTCCATCATCAGTAGACTCATTAACCACTAAAGAAGGACCATATACCTATGAGGAAATGCTAACTATTTTAGCAACTCCTGAATGGACTGATCCTAATCCAATTCCTTAGTATATTTATTCATAGCTGTCGGAAAGTGAAAACAGTATAGAATATGCCAAACGAATTCAAAGTCAAAAATGGCCTACTTGTTAGTGGGTCAGCTAACATTAATGCGTCAGGTTCAGAAGTATTTACCGTAGACGGAACTTCTGGTCGATTATTTCAGATTGACGATTCTTTATCTGGATCTTTATTTTCAGTCAATACAGCAGCAGGCCTTCCTATCATAGAAGCTTTTTCTGACAATACAGCACGTATTGGTCAATTCGGGCAAAAAGCATTATTTGTTTCTCAATCAAAAGTAGGGGTAGGAAAAGAATCATTATTAAATGGTACACTAGACGTTAGTGGCAGTTTAACTGTTACAGGCAGTCTTAATATAACAGGGTCATTGACTTTAAATGGCTCATCATTTACTGCTGCTACATCAGGAACATCTGGTACTAGTGGTACTGCAGGTTCATCTGGATCTTCTGGTACATCTGGAAGTTCTGGGACTAGCGGTACATCTGGATCTAGCGGTACTTCTGGTACTCGTGGATCTTCTGGTTCTTCTGGAACAAGTGGAGCAAATGGATCTTCTGGTTCATCAGGTTCTTCTGGAACAACAGGATCGTCAGGCAGTTCTGGGACATCAGGATCAGCAGGTAGTGCAGGAACATCTGGTTCATCTGGAACTAGTGGCGCCGCAGGCGCACCAGGTTCATCTGGAACATCTGGTTCATCTGGAACTAGTGGCACATCAGGTAGTTCAGGAACATCAGGCACTCGTGGATCTTCAGGCACATCTGGTAGTTCTGGTAGCACAGGAACTTCAGGTAGTTCAGGTTCATCAGGCTCATCTGGAACATCTGGATCTAGTGGAACAAGTGGTGCGAATGGATCTAGCGGAACAAGCGGCTCTTCTGGAACATCTGGATCAACAGGATCTTCTGGCACTAGTGGAAGTTCTGGTACATCTGGTAGTTCAGGAACTGCAGGTTCAAGTGGTTCTAGTGGATCGTCTGGCACATCTGGATCTAGCGGTACTTCTGGTACTCGAGGATCATCAGGCACATCAGGTAGTTCAGGATCTTCTGGAACTTCTGGTTCTAGTGGATCTTCTGGAACTAGTGGCGCCGCAGGCGCACCAGGTTCATCTGGAACTTCTGGTTCAAGTGGATCTTCTGGAACATCAGGTACTGGGTTTAATACAATAACAAACCCGGTAGACAATAGAGTTCTAACTTCACTAGGCACAACTAATACAGCTAACGCTGAAGCTAACTTAACATTTGATGGTACAACACTTACAGTTACAGGAAACATTACCGCTCAAACTATAACTGCGCAAACAATTACATCATCTATTGATTTTGTAACAGGCTCAAGTATTAATGGTTCTTTACTTACAAACACACATCAATTTACTGGTTCTGTTTCTATAACAGGTTCACTTACTATAAACGGATCTTCATTCACTGCTGCTACTAGTGGAACTAGTGGAACATCTGGCTCTTCTGGCACTGCAGGTTCATCAGGCACTTCTGGTACTCGAGGTTCATCAGGTACATCTGGTAGTTCTGGTAGCACAGGAACATCAGGCAGCTCAGGCTCATCAGGAACTAGTGGCGCCGCAGGCGCACCAGGTTCATCTGGCAGCTCAGGTTCATCTGGAACATCTGGCAGCTCAGGCTCATCAGGAACTAGTGGCGCCGCAGGCGCACCAGGTTCATCTGGAACATCTGGCAGCTCAGGCTCATCAGGAACTAGTGGCGCCGCAGGCGCACCAGGTTCATCTGGAACTTCTGGCAGCTCAGGTACTGCAGGTACATCTGGAAGTTCAGGAACTTCAGGCACTCGTGGATCTTCAGGCACATCTGGTAGTTCTGGTAGCACAGGAACATCTGGAAGTTCAGGCTCATCAGGAACTAGTGGCGCCGCAGGCGCACCAGGTTCATCTGGAACATCTGGTTCATCTGGAACTAGTGGCGCCGCAGGCGCACCAGGTTCATCTGGAACATCTGGCAGCTCAGGCTCATCAGGAACTAGTGGCGCCGCAGGCGCACCAGGTTCATCTGGAACTTCTGGCAGCTCAGGTACAGCAGGTACATCAGGTAGTTCAGGAACATCAGGCACTCGTGGATCTTCAGGCACATCTGGTAGTTCTGGTAGCACAGGAACATCTGGAAGTTCAGGCTCATCAGGAACTAGTGGCGCCGCAGGCGCACCAGGTTCATCTGGAACATCTGGTTCAT